AACTCTTTATACTCAAAAAAGGGGCGGCGTGGGTACTAAGTTCAAACTAAACCCCAAAGAGTTTGTTGTTGATACTCTATCTACGAGCACCACGAATGAGATTCTTTTCTTCACGGCGAATGGTGAATTTTTCCATCGCTCAGCTTCTCTTTTACCTGTAGGAGAGAAATTCTCTACGGTTTCTCTTGGAATAATAGGCGCAGAGAACATTGTTGCGGTTATGAGTTTGGACAAAAAGGATATCGATAGTGATATTCTCTTCTTCACAAAAAAAGGACTTATAAAACGCTCTGCTTTTTCAGAGTATAAAATGAATCGCAGTGGCTTGTTGAAAGCAATAGAGTTGAACGAAGGAGACGAGATTTGTTGTGCTTTCCTTGATGGGAAGGATAAAATTGGAGTCTTAACTGAGTTAGGTCAATTCCTGTATTGCGATATTGCGGAGGTTCGTTCGGTCAGCCGAGTATCCAAAGGAGTTCGTTGTATTAAACTAAACGATGGCGACAATGTAGTTTCTGTGCGTCCGATTCCTGTTGAAACAAAATCACTTCTGTTTATAACGGGTGAAGGATATACAAAGCGTACACCATTGAATGAATTTAGCCTTGGGTCACGTGGTAATAAGGGAGGAAAGCCGCAAAAACTTTCCGACTCTGATTATATGATTGATTTCTTACCGCTTCAATCTACTGATAAAGAAATTACAATAATAACGTCCCGCGCGCAAATAAGTCTGGATTGTGAGTCAATACCCCTCCAACTTAAAGACGCACAAGGAGTTAAATCAATTAAGTTTAAAACTTTAGTTGAGTCTGTTGTAGGACTATATAAATCTTGATAATATTTATGTAAGTAAAGACGAAAAATACACAGCTATTGATGTGAACACATTATAAAAAATTACCTGAAAATAAAAGTTTGATTTTTTTTCAAAATACTTATATAATATTAATAGAAAGTCAGAGATGACTTCGAATAAAAAAATTATTAAACAAAAAAAGTAGTAAACAAAAATGAAGCTTACTGAAAACGCAACTCTCGTATTCAACTATGTTAAGGAGAATGGTGGTCGTGTCTCGATTCCCGAGCTTGCAACCGCTCTCAACAAGACTGAGAAGTCTATCAATGGTACTGTAACCGCTCTCGGCTGCAAGGGTCCTCACGCCAAGGGTCTTGTCGATAGAGAGAAGGTCACTGTCGATGGTCAGGAGAAGCCTGTCACCTATGTTGTTCTGACTGATCTTGGTCGTGACTTCGTTCCCTCTGAGGACGAGGAGTAAGTTTAACTTTTATGTCGCCCGAGGTATATCTTCGGGCGACCAAATAAGAACCAATTAAAAAGGAGAAAAAGAAAATGGCAAGCAATTCAGTAGAAATTATCGGACTTTTGAGTGAAAATAATCTTGAAGAAGGTTCTTATGAGAAAGATGGCAGAAAGAACGACTATATAAGAGGTTCTGTTACTGTTAAGGTCGTTCAGAAAATCGGTGCGGCAGAGAAGGTTCTTGAGATTCCTATTCATGTTTATGCGAATAAGCTCAAGAAAGATGGTGGCGAGAATCCCGCTTACAAGGGCTGGAAAGAAGTTTTCGGTTATACCTCGATTGCGGCTGGTGGCGGCGAGGATAAGGCAGATGCCGTTCGTATATCTGGTCAGCTCGTGATGAATGAGTATTATGGCAGAGATAATCGTTTTAATTCTTACCCGCAGGTTAAGGGCAGCTTTATCAGAAAGATTCGTAAAGATGATATGAAGATGGGCGCCGTATTTGAGTATGACGGAATGATTCGTCAGACTTGTAATGAAGTTGACTCTCAGGGCGTTGAGACGGGTAGACTTCGTATAAATATGTGCATACCTCAGTGGGGTGGTCTTGTTGATGTTATGCCTTTCTATGTTGAGAGTCCTAAGGCTATCGATTTCATAATGGATAACTGGAAGCCCCGCGACACAGTTCCTTTCCGTGGCAAGCTCAACTTCTCAACTAAGACCGAGACCAAGGTTATTGAGACCGCTTTCGGTGATCCGGAAGAGAAAACCACTACGACTTCTATTAGTGAGCTTATCATAACTGGCGGTGATTTCCCCCTCGAGTCCGGTTATGAGTTCTCGATGATAGAGGAAGGACTGAGGAAGAGAGATGAGAAGCTCGCCGCAGAAAAAGAGAAGACTCGTACAGCACCCAAGACAAAACGAGCACCCGCAGCACCCGCAGCAGACGCCTCAAGACTTGGTTTTTAATCAAGGAGGTAGATAATAATGGGAATTGATATTCTTAATATTCAGCCGAGTGTTATTTCAAGGGATCTTAAAGGCAAGTATATTTGCATTTACGGTCCTGAGAAATGTGGCAAGACTACCTTTGCGGCGCAGATGGATAAGAACCTAATCCTCAGCTTTGAGATTGGTACTAACTTCCTGTCTGGCGTTCGCGCACAGCCTATCGAAAAGTGGGTTGAGTTCAAGCAGGTTCTTCGTCAGCTTGAGCAGCCTGAAGCAAAGGAGATATATGATACTATTACCATCGATACAGTTGGTGAAGCTTATAGCCTTTGTGAGAAGTATATTTGTCTTCAGAATGGCGTTCAGAAGATTGGCGAGATACCATACGGTGCTGGCTATACCGCGCTCAAGAGCGAGTTTGAGTCATGCCTGCGTAAAATCACGATGCTTGGTTATGGTATAATTTGTATTTGCCATAGCCAGATAAAGAACGAAGATGCCGGTGATGGTAATACCATCGAGCATATCTCACCTGCTATGCCCGCGAGAGCAGCAGAAATTGTCAATCGCCTTGTTGACATTATAGGTTATATTAATTGTGAGTGGGATAAAAAGGGAAATTGTACGCGCACTCTGTTGACGCGCGCGACTCCTACAATTCTCGCAGGTTCGCGTCTGCCTTACTTATCGCCAAAGATTCCTTTTGGCTATAAGGAGTTGGTATCTGCAATTGGAGATGCCATCGAGGAACAGGCGAACAAAGATGGAGCAGTATTGGTGGATAATACTTCTACTGGTGCGAAGATGGAAGAGCGTTCTTATGAGGATATAAGAGCTGAAGCTTTTGAGCTTTGGAAGGCGCTCATTGAACAGGACGAGGACAATGCCGCCAGAGTCCTTAAAAAGGTTGAGATGATTTTTGGTAGAAAGATGAAGCTCTCTGAAATAACCGAAGATCAGAAAGACCTTTTCGAGTTAGTTTGCGGTGAAATGAAGTCTCTTCTTAAATAATTCTTTCCTTTAATATATATAAGAGCCGGCTTATGTAAGTCGGCTCTTTTAAATTTGCATTTTCGAAAATTTTTTGGTATAATATATATGGAAGAAAAGTTGAAAGTAGGTGTTTCTATTGGCAAAGAAATTAGGAATCGTACATTGCCGAGTTTGTGGTGGAGAGATAGATAGAAATACGACAGAAGAGGGTAAGGACTGGCTGATGCGGTCGAAAGGATGGTTTTATCATACAGACTGTTACAATAGTTGGGTAGCAGAAAAAGACAACCTCCATGCCAGTAAAGGAAATGAAGAATGGCTCGACTACACTTGGGAGTTCTTAACAAAAGAAATGTTAATGGAGATTGACTTTATTAAGTTTAAAAAGCAGTGGGAAAACTATTTGAAAAAGAATATGACCGCCAAGGGAATTTATTTTTCTTTAAGGTATTACTATGACATACAAAAAGCCCCAAGAAATAAAGCTAAGGGTGGAATTGGTATTGTTCCATATGTTTATGATGAGGGGTGTGGTTATTGGGTCGAAAGAGAAAGAAGAGAGAAAGGTATTTGTGAAAGAATTACGCAGCAACTTAGGTTGCGCGCAGAAGCTGAGCGGAAGCGTGGCATTAAAACGCAGACAAAACAAACTCCCAAAAAGAAAAAGAAATACTCCCTTGATATGATAGAAATGGAGGCAGAGAATTGATTGTTGATAAGAGAATTACACAACAAATCTTTGGTTGTCTCTTAAAACATCCACAGTATTTAGGAGAATCAGATAAGTATTATTTAACCCCGAATGATTTTCAAAGTAGATTTGAGAAATTTTTGTTTTCGGCAATTTGGGAGTTGTACTCACAAGGCGCAAAAAAGATTTCAGCTTTTGATGTTGAGAATTGTTTGTCAACGAACGAAACAGCGAAAAACAGTTTTGAGACTAATAATGGAATTGAGTATCTTCAAGATGTTGAAGAGTTTTCAAACGAGGAAAACTTTCCGTATTATTACAACAAGTTAAAGAAATTTAATATGTTAAATGCTTATCAAAAGATAGGCGTTGACATAAGTGAATTTTATATTGAAGATACCTTTAACCCACGCGCGCAAGAAGTAAATGAGAAGTTCGAGCAGTTAACGACTACGGATATCTCAAATACAATTAGAAAGAAGCTCGCGCGCATTGAAAGTGAATACTCAAAAACAGAAGAAGTCCAGACTTGGGATATTGGCGAAGAGATTGATGAAGTTATTGATGGTTTTGGCAATCCTTCATTTATTGGACTTCCTGTACAGGGAAAAATTTATTCACAAGTTATTAATGGCGCCGAAAGAGGAGCTTTGACAATTCGTAGTAGCGGAAGTGGTGTTGGTAAGACAAGATCCGCGGTTAGTGATGCGTGTTATTTAGCATTTCCTTTTCGGTATAATGACAAGACGTGCGAATGGGAGCAAATTGGTTCTTCGGAAAAGATTCTGTTTATAATGACAGAGCAGAGACCCGAGCAGATTATTCGTATGATAATTGCGTATCTTACGGGTATTAATGAGAGCCGATTCAAATATGGTGGATTTTCAGAAGAAGAGAAAGTTCTTGTAGAGCAGGCGCGCAAGATTATCAAGGAGTATCGAAACAACTTTCATATGATTCGTGTTCCGAACCCAACAATTGAGTTGATAAAATCAGTTGTGAGAGAAGAGCTATTAAATTATGAAGCTTTGGCGGTTTTCTATGATTATATCTTTATTGGTCCGGCACTTCTTGGTGAGTTTCGAGGCTTTAATATTCGAAATGATGAAGCTCTGTTGATGTTCGCAACTGCACTGAAAGATTTAGCAATAGAACTTGATGTTGCGGTTTTTACATCAACTCAGGTTAATGCAAATGCAGATAATAATACTTCTATACGCAATGAAGCTTCTCTCGCGGGCGGTCGTTCAACTATTAACAAAGCTGATAATGGCGCGATTATGGCGCGTCCGACCAAGGAAGAACTTGAGTTAATTCAAAATTTGGCAACGATTGAACCAAACATAGTCACAGATGTGTTTAAGGTACGTAGTGGACAGTGGTCGCAAGTTCGTATTTGGAGTTATTTTGATATGGGCACAATGCGAAAAGAAGATTTATTCATTACCAATAGCCAAATGGAGCCAATTAACGAGTTCTTTAATGAATATGCTTTTGATGTTGAGAGCTGGGAAGAGGGGCAAAAACAAGAGGTTATTGATTATATTGAAAAGTTAAACTTAGAACTGAAAGGGGATAAGTCTTGAATTATAAAGAATTAGTTGATAAGCTCGATTCGAATAAAGTTAAAGGACTTTTATTAGAATTAGGTGCGGACGAAGTACAAGAAACAAATAGCTTTCTTCTCACAAACACAATTTGTCATAATGCGCGCGATGGTAGTTTTAAGCTTTATTATTATAAAAATACTCATCTATTTTATTGTTATACTGAATGTGGTCCAATGAGTATTTTTACTTTCCTAAAGCATTACTATGAAACAAGGAATATCGATTATGATTGGTATTCTGATATTTATGAGGTCGTGCGCAATTGTAGTGCATCAGGTCTTATTCGAGAGAACTTTGGAGTAGAACCTCATCAGTTTCTTAAAGACAAATACGCACCTATTATTCGCACACAAAGCTTGCCCACCTATCCCAAGGGCATTTTGGATGTATTTCAAAAATGCTATCCCGCGCAGTGGTTAGAAGAAGGTATTTCCAAGTCCGCCATGGATAAATACAATATACTTTTTTCTTCTTCTCAAAATAAAATCATTATTCCTCATTATGATGTGAATGGGAATTTAGTTGGAATTAGAGGTCGCGCGCTAAATGAGTGGGAAGTTGAGAACATTGGTAAATATATGCCAGTTCAGATTGAGCAGAAATGGTATTCACATCGACTTTCCCTTAATCTTTATGGGCTTAACCACACAAAAGCAAACATACAAAAGTATGGGATAGCTTTTATTATGGAAGGAGAGAAGTCTATTCTTAAATTAGAAGACTTCGATACTCCAAACTGCGGCGCAGCAATTTGTGGTTCTAACTTTAATAAATATCAGTTGAACTTGCTAATGCGCGAATGTAACCCAAAAGAAATTTGTTTATGCTTAGACAACGAGGAAAAACCTCATCATGAGGATTATTTTAATAAACTATATGGAATTTGTAAGAAATATAACAAGTATGCTACCTTCTCCTTTATATATGATGATTCTGGACTGACACGGAAAAAAGATAGCCCAGTAGACCAAGGAGAGGCTGTCTTTTTAAAGTTATTGGCAAAAAGGAGAATTATTAAATGAAAGTTAAGTTAGAAAATCCAAATTTTACTCAAGATTATCTTCGGAATTTACTTGCTGCGCGTGGCGTTGAAAGTTTTGAAGAGTTTCTCTGTCCGCCCGCGAAGCATCTTGAATCTCCATCAAATCTTGAGTTTATAGATAAAGGTGTCAAGTTGCTTCGAAACACAATACTGGAAAATAAGTCAATTCTTTTAGTAGTTGACTGCGATTGTGATGGTTTTACCTCCGCAGCGATTATTTATCAATATATTAAAAAGCATGCACCCGGGATTGAAATTGAATATATTCTCCACGAGGGTAAACAGCACGGATTGGAAGATATTATTGGTAAGATAATTGCTCAAGAGAAAACTTATGGACTTGTTATACTTCCTGATAGCTCGAGTAACGATTATGAATATCATGAACGGTTGGGCGAATTGGGAATACCTTGCTTGGTCTTAGACCACCACTTAGCAGACCCTCCATTTAGTGATAATGCAGTCATAATTAACAATCAGCTTTCACCGCAGTATAGTAACAAGGCTTTAACTGGTGCGGGAGTTGCATATCAGTTCTGCCGGCGTTATGATGAGGTTTGCGATACGAATTTTGCAGATGAACTTATTGATTTGGCGGCGCTTGGTGTAATTGGAGATATGGGTTCTGTATTGAATATGGAAAATCGTTATATTATTACTAAAGGATTGTCTAATGTTAAGAATTATTTCTTCAAAACAATTGCAATTAAACAAGCCTATTCAATAACAAAGCAGATGGCTTCTTCATGGAGCGAAATTCAAAATCATCTGACTCCAATTACTGTTGCTTTTTATATCGTGCCATTAATAAATGCTATGATACGAGTTGGTACTCAGGCAGAAAAGACTCGTCTTTTCCTTGGACTTATAAATGGACATGAGATGGTGCCTTGTAATAAAAGGGGCGCAAAAGGTACAGTAGAAGAAGTCGCTGTTGAAAGTGTTCGTGAATGCGTGAATGCGCGAACCCACCAGAACAAAGATAAGGAATTGGCAGTCGCGCGCATCGAGAGCAAGATATTTAAGTACGACCTTTTAGAGAATCAGATTTTGTTCGTGCGCTTGGATGAGGAAGATGTATTTCCTCCTGTGTTGAATGGTCTGGTTGCCACTCAGCTTGCAGAGAAATACAAACATCCTACCATAGTAGCCCGTCTTAATGATGACGGTATGATAAAAGGTAGTATTCGTGGCGTTAGTAATAGTGAGTTCAATAATTTTAGAAGTTATCTAAATGATACAGGATTGTTTGATTTCGTCCAAGGACATGAGTCCGCGGCGGGTTGTGCAATACCAGAAAAGAATCTTCGAAAACTTCATGAGCTTGCAAATAAGGAGCTAAGTGAATATAATTTTACCGAAGCTTTTTTCCCAATTAACTTTTCTCGATTTGCAACTGATTCAGATTTGGCAGAATTAATTACTGATTTAACTAAAGACGACTCAATTTGGGGCACAGGAAATCCGGCACCACTTATATATGTCCATAATATTACTATAAATCGAAATGATGTTCAAGTTATGGGTAAAAATCACAATGCGGTTCGTTTCTCAAAGAACGGAATTGTTTATGTGAAAACTTATGGCGCGGAAGAACTCATTGATAAGCTCAATCGATACCCAGAGCTTGATATAGAAGTGGTAGGTGAACCTAACCTCAATGAGTGGTGTGGAATAGTTACTCCTCAAATTTTAATAAAAGAAGCGGAAGTTCATGACGCGCGATTGTCATTTTAAGAGTAGGGCCACTTGTCATATGACAAGTGGTCTTTTGAAAGTTGCAAATTAAAAATTTTTTTGTTATAATATTTATATAAGAAAAGAGAAAGAAGGAGATAATATGGCAATTTTCTATATTGCAGACACCCATTTTGGACACGAGAATATTATACGGTTTGACAAACGTCCGTTTGCAAATACGGAAATGATGAAGAACGATATGACGGAGCGATGGAATAAAAAAGTTGGTAAGAATGATACCGTGTATATACTTGGAGATTTTTGTTGGAAAAATGTAAACCCACTTGAGATGGGCGCAGAACTTAATGGACGCAAAGTTCTGATTACGGGAAATCATGATAGAGAGCTTCCTAAACAGACTCGTGGACTTGGTGGGTTTATTGGACAGGAAAAGTTTCTTGAGATTAAAGATAATGGTCGCCATGTGATTCTTTGTCACTATCCCATGCCTTTCTATCGTGCGGCTTATAACGAGGATTTTTGGATGCTTTATGGCCATGTTCATAACACGATAGAAGAGAATCACCTTCAAGGACTCCGAAAAGAAGTTGTTGATATTTCTCATGATGCGCCCGGCTACGCAACAGGTCATTTTATGAACGTTGGTTGTATGATGCCTTGGATGGATTATACTCCAAGAACTCTTGACGAAATAATAGAAGCGTGGAAAATTCGATATGAAGCCCGCGCAATGTAAGGAGGTATAAAAATGGGACTTGAGAATGGAATTGTTGTTAGAACAAAAGAGCATAGTGAAGTTTTTGGTTGGGTGCAAGAAAAAGTATTTGGAAATAGTATTGAGCCAACAGAAGTTAGTGGTGAATATGGATATGAGTATGACATTACCTATTGGGGAAGATGTTATGGTATAAAGTCCTTTATACTTAGTGTTTATCGTAAAAATCATCCTGATGACAAAAGGAAAGATAAATACTCTTACGACCTCACTACCGATGATGTCAAAGAAATTCAGTGGTTCCTTCATCATTGTGCAATATCAGAGCAATATTATAATGACCAGACGAATAGCAACTGGGAGTATAAAGACTTACGCCCCACTCTTGAGCAGCAGGTTCGTAGTTTGGAGATTGTTCTGCAAGAGATGGCAAAGGGTAGTGACATTAAGGTTATTTTTTATGATAGCTATTAATTCTAACTTGACTTTTGATAGAATAAGTGATATAATATATATAGAAAATGGTAGGGGGTGGTGCTAAATGAAAACTACTTTGAACTATCCGGGTAGTTTACATTAGTGCAAAATCATACACAATATAGCAATCTTCGACTTCGAGATTGTATAATTCGAGAAGACAAGCTAATCGATTATGCAATCGAGCTTGGACATTCTGTTTTGGCTATAACTGATCATGAAGCGTTGAGTTGCCATATTAAAGCGCAGAAATATTATCGAAAGATTAAAGAGAAGAATCCTGATTTTAAGTTAATTTTAGGTAATGAAATTTATCTTTGCCGAGATGGCTTGACAAAAGATAATTTTATTTCAGGGCAGGATCGATATTATCACTTTATTCTTCTTGCCAAAGATGAAATTGGTCATGCGCAGTTGAGGGAGCTTTCGACGAGAGCTTGGAAAAGAAGTTGGATATCTCGTGGTAAGATGAGACGAGTTCCAACTTATTATTCAGATTTGTTTGATGTTATTGGGGCAAATCCCGGTCATATAATTGCGAGCACTGCCTGTTTGGGTGGATGCTTGCCGACACAGATTATGCGCGCGTCTCGTACACCAAATGACACCCAGCTTCTTGAGAGAATTGATAACTGGGTTATACAACTGCACAGGCTTTTTGGCGAAGGTAATTTCTATCTTGAACTTCAACCCTCAGAATCAATAGAGCAGACTTATGTTAATCGAAAGCTTATCGAGATGGGAGAGCGCTTGGGTGTACCATATATTATTACTACGGATAGTCATTATTTAAAGAAAGAGGACGCTCCAATACACGAAGCTTTTCTTAATGCACAGGATGGCGATAGAGAAGTCAAAAGCTTTTATTTGACGACTTATATGATGGACACCGAAGAACTTGAGAGTCATCTTGATTTAACGAAAGAAGAGTTAGAGGCTGCATACAACAATATACTTTCAATTAGAGAAAGTTGTTATGATTATGACTTAACAAAACCTTTGGAGATTCCGATTCTATCTTGGAGAGAATTTAATCCGAAGAATATATTAAGACCTGCAATGCGCGCGGCAATACCTCACTTTGAAACTTTTGAGAAGTCGGACTTTATAGGCGACCGCAAGTTAATTGACTGTATTGTTGAGAAAGTTGAAAGTGATGAAAGACTTCAAAATAAGGAAACTTATGACGCGATAGAAGACTGTCTTGAAAAAACATGGACATCTTCAATTAAGAATAAGACTCATTGGAGTTCATATTATCTTAATTTACAGAAGATAATTGACTGTTGCTGGGATGCCGGAACATTGGTAGGACCAGGCCGTGGTTCAGGCGTTGGTTTCATTTTGTTGTATTTGTGTGATATTACACAGATAAACCCGTTATGGGAGACGGTACAAACAAAATCGTGGAGATTTTTGAATCCTGACCGTGTTAGTGTCCTTGATGTGGATATTGATATAGAGGGAAGTCGACGTAAGAAGGTGCTACAATATCTTCGACAGGTTTATGGTGAGGATTATGTCACAAATGTCGCAACCTTTGGTACAGAAAAGCCGAAATCTGCCATACTTACCGCTGCGCGCGGACTTGGTATTGATATAGATGCGGCATCAGCAATAGCCGCGCTTATTCCGGTTGATCGTGGTCAGCCGCGTAGTTTAAGACAGTGTTTCTATGGAGACGAGGAAGCTGGATTTGCGCCAGTTAAGCAGTTTGTATATGAGATGACGGAGAATTATCCTGAACTTTGGGAAGTTGCACTTCGTATTGAAGGATTGGTTAATCGTCTTGGTCAGCACGCCGGCGGAGTTATCTTTACAGATAAACCAATGGTTGAGTATACTGCGCTCATGCGCGCGCCTGATGATACATTGGTGACAGCATACGACCTCCATGATGCAGAGTCAGTAAGTTTGATTAAATACGACCTATTGTCTATCGAGGGTTTGGATAAGATTCACAATGAGTTAGATCTCTTAATTGAGTATGGATATGCAACTCCGGAGTCAACTTTAAAAGAAACATATGAAAAAGTAGTTGGCATTTATAATTTGGAGCGTGATAATCCTGAGATGTGGAAAATGATATGGGAGCACCGCATCCTAAGTCTTTTCCAAATGGAGCAGCAAAGCGGTATTCAAGGTATCGCATTAACTCATCCCGAGTCTGTTGATGACTTGGCGCACTTGAACTCGGTTATTCGATTGATGGCACAGGAGAAAGGCGCTGAGCTTCCTCTGGCGAAATATGCACGTTTTAAAAACGACATAACTCTTTGGTATGATGAGATGGATCATTATGGCGTTAAGAAAGAACATCAAGAGTTGCTAAAGAAGATCTTGTCAAATTCTTACGGCATCTGTGAGGCGCAGGAATTGTTTATGGAACTGGTTCAGATTCCGGAATGCGGAGGTTTTGATCTGAACTGGGCAGATCGACTCAGAAAGTCGATTGCGAAAAAAAAGGCGGCAGAATTTGAGGCGTTAGAGAAGGAATACTATTCTGTCACCAAAGAAAAGGGTTTGGATGAGCATCTCTGTAATTATGTCTGGTCAGTCTTAGTCGCTACATCACGTGGGTATGGATTTAATCTGAGTCATACTCTATCATACTCTCTTGTTGCATTGCAAGAAATGAACTTAGCATTTAAGTATCCTGTTATTCTCTGGGACTGTGCGTGTTTGATTAATGATGCGGGTGGAACGAATGGAGAAGAAGATGAAGATGAAGAAGAGTTAGAATTTTGTTGCGAGGAAACTGTCACTTCGTCAATAGATAGTTTTGTTGATGAGGAAGATGACGATGATGACGAGGAAGATGACGAAGAAGAAGCTGTAAAAAAAGTAGAGAAGAAAAAGAAAAAGGTCAAAAGCACGAACTATGGTAAAGTAGCAACTGCGATTGGCAAGATGCGTGCGGAGGGTGTTTCAATCGTACCGCCAGACATTAATGAGTCAACTTTAACTTTTTCTCCTGATGTTGAATATTCAGAAATTCGTTATGGTCTTACAGGTATAACAAGAGTTGGCGCGGATATTGTAAGTGAGATTATCAAAAATCGTCCATATCAGAACTTGGAAGATTTATTAAATCGTGTTAAAATGAAGAAGCCGCAAGTTATAAACTTAATTAAAGCGGGCGCATTAGACTGTTTTGGAGACAGAACAGAAATTATGCACGATTATATTGGTATAATTGCGGGAAAAAAGAAAAGAATCACGCTTCAAAATATGAGGATGTTGATTGATTTTGGTTTAATTCCAGACGAGTATGATATGGTTCGTAGAGTTTTTAATTATAACGGATACCTAAGAAAGCTTATCGATGAAGATAAAAAGATATATCTCTTGAATGATATCGCATTGGGATTCTATGAGAAAAACTTTGATATGGATAAACTTAGAGAGGACCCGCGCGCGGAATCTGGATTTGGCATATTAAAGACCACATGGAAATCCATTTATGACTCCTATATGGATAAGGTAAGACCGTATGTTAAAAAGCATAATGAAGAACTCTTAAATGCAGTCAACAATCGTCTTGAAAACGATATGTGGGACAAATATTGTAAGGGTAGTTTAAGTAAATGGGAAATGGATAGTGTCAGTTTTTATTCTCATCCTCACGAACTTGAGGGTATAAATCTTGCTCCATATTACTGTACTGACTTTTTCTCTCTGCCCGAAGACCCAAAAGTGGTTGAAACAATTACAATTAAAGGAAAGAATATTCCTCTGTATAAAATTTCTCGCATCGCGGGCACAGTCTTGGATAGAGATAAGAATAAACATTCAGTAACTCTTTTGACAACTACAGGTGTTGTTACAGTTAAGGTATTTGGTCCCGTGTTCGCGCATTATGATAAGCAGATAAGTGAGCGCGGAGAAGATGGTAAGAAGCATGTGTTGGAGAAGTCTTGGTTTTCGCGTGGCTCAAAAATTATCATAAGTGGTATCCGTCGTGGAGATGCCTTTATCGCTAAAAAGTACGCACGTACACCCTGGCACTTGGTTGAAAAAATCGATATAATTAATGACGATGGGAGCATAGTTTTGAAGCGAGAGCGCGCAGGAGATGAAGAGGAATGAGCATAGCGTTATATGATGATGATTTTCGACGCTATGTTCATGTTCCCTTTAATCTTGAGCTTATGAAAATGGCGACTTACTATAAGCGAAAGAACGAAATAGTAGTTTTAACGCCCAGTATCCAAAAAGACCGTTATTCTACTACTTTTTTGCGAAAGGACTATGATGATGGTATTTTCATTCCAAATCCTTTATCTTATTCAAATTTAATTACAGGTGGGCTTGCTTACTCAAGCGGACGTTACGTTCCAATGGATACTGATATTGAACGATGTTGTGCGGATACGAGTATTTATAGCCGAGTTGCGCCAATGTTTTGTAAAAACCCTTTCTATACTCAAGCTTTTAAAACAATGACTAATGCAATTCACCTACGACTCTCGCTTGATGGTACTAATATTTGGAGTGCATATGCCACTCAATTGCCGCCGCTTCGTAATAGCCACTGTCTATTTCTTCATGACCCTAATCTTGGAGAAATAGAGGGTGCGCGCGATGTAATCAATAGTCTATTAGACCATATGCCGGATAGACCTTTGGGGCGGCGAGTTGGTTCAAAATTTCCAATTCTTGCAAAGGACGGTCAAGACCTTTTAGCTTGGACAGATTTTCGTAATACTGCTGCATTTTATTCTTTACAGTATGATGGGATAATGGATGACGAAGTGTTCCACGATTTCGTTCTGCGGACTCGAGGAACCTCCATTTCCTATCAGCTTATTTATAATATTTCCGCGGGTGCACGGTATTCAACGGATGATTTTTTAACGAATGGACTACCAAGAATTTTTAAGCAAATCATCTTTTCGCGGAGTCATAAGTTAAAAATTCGACTTTATTATGACGACGATTTTTTCCTCGACCCGAACTGGAAAAAACTAATGTCTTTATGGCAAATATATGCCACACAGCCTCGAACAAACGATAATGAGTTCTTTTTACATCGACCTTTTTATTTATTGATTAATGGCATTGAGAAAGGTTGGTATCAAGCCGAGGGACTTCATAAAAAACAAGATGTTATTGAAGTTTTTAACTTCGTTCGAGAAAATAATTATGAACTATTTAAGTTGTTCTATGATTGTACGTCAGTCACACTAAAAGGAGGTAACTTTGAGAATGACACAAATCGAGATTAAACAGACAATAGACCAAAACAATCGTATTATCGAAAGTCTTTTTCGTCCCAGCGAGTTTACTCTTAATAATACTGTGCAGAAGCTTTTGAAAGAAAATGCAGAGCTTCAAAAGCAGTGTCATCATGAATTTGATGGCGGTTATTGTATTTATTGTTATAAGGAGGCACCCGAAAATTGAAGATAATTCTATATACGACTCACTGCCCGCAATGTAAGATATTGGAAAGCAAGCTCCAGTCTAAGAACCTAAGTTATGAAGTTTGTGAAGATTTAGACACAATGCTTATGAAAGGGTTTAGGTCTGCGCCGAATCTTGAAGTGGACGGAGAAATTTTTGATTTTAGAAATGCCGTTCAATGGGTAAGTCGGCAGGAGGTACAAGCTTGAATATAAATGTAAGACTTAGTAAGAATTTTACTACTCAGTATAATAAAATGCAGGAGAAGTACGGTGAAGAATTTGCGGAACTAAATGGCTTTAGTGACAAGCAGTTGAGTTTTACCGACTTTATTAATAACTTTATTGATACAGAGACTGTGGCAGATGCTTCTATTGATGGTAGTGCCAACGTTGGCAATAAAGATATGAGGACACTCTTAAATGAGATGCCTAAGTCGCACAGAAAGCTTCTTGCATTTAATAAAATTTATTATGAACTGAATAAAAAGTATGGTTTCCAATGTGCAAATGATTGGTTAGATGCAGAGTGGTCTCGCGCCTTGTATTTACATGATGCTGATACATCTACGTTTAAGCCATACTGTTTTGCATATACACTTGAACGACTCGCTAAAGAGGGGTTATTCTTTCTAAATAACTTCAACTACGAGCCTGCGCGTCACCTTACTACATTTGTAGATTTTGTTAAGGAGTTTATAAGCTATACAAGCAATTTAACTTCCGGCGCCTGTGGTTTGCCAGATTTGATTCCGTATATGTATTATTTCTGGTCAAGAGACGTAGCTAATAATTATTATACCAAGTCTCCAGATACGTATGCGCGGCAGAATATTCAACGCTTGATTTATGCTGTCAATCAGCCGGCTGTGCGCGACTCCATACAGAGTGCATTTACGAATGTAAATTTCTTCGATACGCCATACTTGGTTGCTCTTTTTGGTGGAAAAGAGTTTCCCGATGGAAAACCTATGATTGATGAGCTGGATGATATTATGGAATTTCAAAAGATGTTCCTTACCGAAATGGGAGATATTCGCGCAAAGAATATGTTTACCTATCCGGTTTCTTCAATCTCACTTATCTATAAAGATGGACATTTTGAGGACGAAGAGTTTGCGCGATGGGCAGTTCGACATAATATGAAATGGAGTGACTCCAATCTCTTTACAAGTGACTCAGTTACTTCGCTGTCCAACTGCTGCAGATTGAAAAGCAATATTCGCGACCTTGGCTTCTTCTCATCGATTGGCGGTACTGCGCTAAGGGTAGGCTCTGTTAAGGTTTCTACCATTAACCTCGCGCGCATTGCTTATGAGTCGGAGTCTGAGCAGGATTATTTGTGCCGACTTAGAGACAGAACCGAGCTTGACCTTAGAGTGCTTGATACGGTGCGTCATATTATCCAGCGTGACTGTGAGAAAGGGCTTCTTCCAAACTATGATGATGGACTCATTGATATGGCAAGCCAATACAACACCATTGGCATCATTGGAATATATGAGACAATGAAGCATTTTGGTTATATCCGACTCGACGAAATGGATAATACTTTCTATACCGAAGAGGCAGATAATTTTGGACGAAGGATTTTTGAGGTCATTAATATGACGAAGGAACAATTTGTTCTGGACAAAGATTATAAAATTTCTATCGAACAAATTCCAGGTGAGTCAGCGGCCGCTAAATTACAACAGGCTGATCAGTATCTGTTCCCGGATAAGGTGGTCAAAGATTTGCCTCTGTATGGCAACCAGTTTATTCCGCTTGGCATTAAGACAACGATGAAAGAAAGAATACGAATTGCCGCGCTATTTGACAGCTATTGCAACGGTGGTTCGATTGCACATCTAAATTTGGATGCGCCTTTTAATTCCTTCGAGCAGGCTTGGGATATGACCAATTATATCGCTTCGCAGGGGCTTACTTATTTTGCTTTCAATACCAAAATTCAAGCCTGTAAACACAACCATGGATTCTATGGAAGCGTATGTCCTGCCTGTGGAGAACCAGTAGCGACAGAGTATACTCGTGTCGCAGGTTTCTATACCCCCGTCCGCACTTGGTCTCGCGCGCGAAAGGAAGAGTTTAAAATGAGAGAATGGGAGGATGTGAACAAGTGAGTCTTGCAGGAACAAAATTATCAAAAATCAAAAAACTAATTGCTCAAGTCGAGAAGATTTCTGATATAGAAGATCCCGCAGTATCTTTTGAGTTCTTAATTGGGAGTCTTTATCCCGAAGTTTTTGGTAACGTACAAGAAGCGATAAGGAATGCGCGCATTCAAGGTTATATTGATGGTTCTCTTGGTGAGGACTGGACGGATACACGAAAGGGCATCGAAGCAACAATGTTTCAATCTGAAATAGAAGGACTTGCTGACACATTAGATAAAGCCCTTGATGAGATTACTGAAATGGCAAATATTATTGACGATGAGAAGCAATATCCTACTCCTTTATCCACTGAACAGGAAGAGCTTTTTGTTAATCTTGTGCTTCCTCGTCTTATAAGTATAATAAAAATTTGCCAAGCTGCACTTCTTGAGCTACATTTGAAAGAGGGTGCGGAAAATGGAGATTAAACTTAAAGGACTGGTAGATGAAGATGTCGTCAACTATCGAAAAACTTCAATGTTTCTAATCTTTCCAAACTGTGACTTCAAATGCGAGAAGGAATGTGGGAGGGCTGTTTGCCAAAACAGCTCTCTCGCAAAAGCTCCAATTCTAAGTTATGACGATAAAGAAATCATTAAGCGTTATATTGATAATCCTCTGACCCACGCAATTGTAATTGGTGGATTGGAACCTTTCTATTCTATCACTTCAATGGAACAGGTCTGCGCACTGGTCAGTCTTCTTCGCGATGATTATGATTGTCTTGACGATGTTGTTATTTATACAGGTTATACTGAAGCGGAGCTAACAGGAGAAAAGGAAGGTCTTTCTATAACTCAGCAGTATCTCTTTCAGAATCTAACCGAAACCCCCAATATGGTTATAAAGTTTGGACGTTATCGCCCAGATGACGTTTCTCATTATGACTCTATTTTAGGTCTTAACTTGGCAAGTCTTAATCAATATGCAAAGAGGTATGATACTGTTGAAGATAATTGAGAATGATGATAAAGAACAAGTTGCGTATATTCGAGCCCTTCTGAAAACCACAGGAGGGTACTGTCCTTGTGCAATTATAAAAGATAAAACGACCAAATGTCCTTGCCAAGATTTCCGCGCGCAGACCACACCTGGACTCTGCCATTGCGGTCTATATCAAAAGATAGAGCAATAATCTTGGCTCGCTCTTGTTGACTTTATAAGTAACAAATCTACTTTTTGATGGAGAGTAAGCAAGGGTAAATAAAAATTGATTTTTTTTTTTTTATATATTATAATATATATAGAAAAGAAAAGGAGAAGAAACTATGAGAAAGGTAAGCAAAGAAGATATAATTCAGATGAATGAATTGTACCAAAAACTGGGTTCCTATGCCGCTGTTGCGCGTGAGACAGGATTTAGTGCATCTACTGTTTCAAAATATGTCGATAAGAACTATAAGAAAGTTGATGAGGCAGCAATAATCCGCTATCAAGGAGACTTGCCGGAATTTGTTGTAGAGGAAGTCAGCGCTTATAAGAATCTTGGAGATTTATGCATATTAGACGATGAAGAAGAAGCCGAACTTCAAATTCTTTGGGGGGAAATGCAAATATGACTTATTTTGAATTAAGACCTGCAATAAATGACGATAAGGCACTTTCAATCCAAGTTACAGAAGAGTTTTTGGATAAATACGATGTTTGTACTTCTGGAAGCTATGGAGTTTTACCTTCTCGACTTCTTGAACTCTCTTATGCCAATTATCTTCGTTTTTGTCGAGATATACTTGGCGCCACTCTTTATGGAAAAGGACATAAATATGTAACCGTTTATTTTAAAAATGATTCGGCTACTCGTCAGTTTGTTAGGCTCCTTAATGCAAGAATGGAGTTAGTGCTAATAGACCACGAGAACCCTCTTTCCAAATATGAGAGTGTTGGAATTATCTAAAAGGAGGAATAAATATGAAAATATCAGTTTGTATTGGACACGGCAAATCTCAGTCTGGTAAATATGACAGTGGAGCCGTGGCAGCTGGATATCAGGAATTTAAGCTTGCGCGCGCGATAGGTAAATGTCTAAAGCAGGAACTTAGCAAGTACAACTGCACTGTTGACCTTATAAACTACGATGGAGACAAGAACCTTTCAGAACGTATCAAGTACGTCAACTCTAAGGGATATGACCTTAATATGGAGCTTCACCTTAATGCAGGTGGCGGCACTGGTCCCGAGGTTTATTACAGGCATACCAGCAAGCAAGGTAAGGCTCTTGCAGCAGCTATCAGTAAATCAATTTCTACTAATCTTGGTCTTAAAAATAGAGGCGCAAAGACAAAGCTTGTTAATGGACAGGATTACTTTGGATGCGTAAGAGAAATTAAATGTATGTCTTTCCTTGTAGAAAATGTGTTCATTGACACTAAGGGAGACCGCGATAAGGTTATCTATGCAAGCGGGCAGGAACAGTGCGCGAAAGCCATTGCAACTGCGGTTGCTAAGTATTATGGTCTAAAACTTAAAGGCTCTCCCGCACCGGCACCAGCGCCCTCTCCGAAACCGGCACCCACGCCTTCTTCTAAGAAGAGCAATACCGAAATTGCCAAAGAGGTAATTCAGGGTAAGTGGGGCAATGGAGCCGAGAGAAAGAAGCGTCTTGAGGATGCTGGGTATGACTACGCGGCAGTCCAGAAAGAAGTTGAGAAGTTGCTTTATGAACCAGAGAAGAAGCCCGTAAAGAAATCTGTTGATGAAGTCGCGCGCGAAGTAATCGCAGGAAAGTGGGGCAACGGTGCAAAGAGAATGTACAACCTCACCAAAGCCGGCTATAACTATTATGCCGTTCAGAAGAGAGTAAATAAACTTCTTAAAGGGAAATAATTTGTATTTTTCTTAAAACTTTGCTATAATATTTATAGAAAGTGAGAGAAAAAGAAATGACTAAATCAGATAAAAAATTTTTTGAAGTCGCGCGCGGTGTAAGTCAGCTATCAGACTTCTCGCGCACAAAGATAGGTTGTATTGTAGTTGATGGTAAGCGAATATTGTCAAGCGGATATAATTCCAATAAGACAAATCCAACTCAACAGCGGTATAATTACTATCGTAATATTGATGTGCGCTTTCCCGCGAAAGTCCATGCAGAAGTATCTGCTTTAAACTCTCTGATAGGGAAAAAGGAAATTGATTTTGCTCGACTTAAAGTTTTCGTTTATCGAGAGCTTTGTGACGGAACTTTGGGTCTCGCGCGACCTTGTCCGAGTTGTCTGCAACTTATACGAGATTTGGGAATTACAAAAATTTTCTATACCACAAAAGATGGTTTTGCGGAAGAGCACCTAAGGAAAATTTGAACTTTCTCCAAATTAATTGTATAATATTTATAGAAAGTAAAGGTAAGAAATAACCGCGACTTTGGGAATAGGGGCATTACTTATAATTACTTTCTTCTCTGACGCTTTGGTAAGATATACGGAATGAGGCTTACCTTGCGGCAAGTGCGTTAAGCACGGGTGGAGTGGCTGCCCATCCTGACATAAATAGCAGCTACTTTTATGGGAGTATAGTCCAACGGCAGAGACAGCAGATTCAAAATCTGTTCAGTGCGAGTTCGAATCTCGCTACTCCTACCAGCTGCACTCCGCTCCTCGCGGGATACACCAAGCGTTATCATGGATTTTGGTTGTTAAACTACCACCGGCAGTAACTATACTGATATGTGGCTTAGTGGGAAACGCTATATAAAGACGCAAAGCAAACAACCCTTTCCTTTCTTTGAACCTTGAAAAAAGCATATCTTATAACTCAGTGAATAGTTCGTTTTCAGACGGACACTGAGGCGTGCCGGTAAGTCAGTTGATATTATACGAAGCAAGGATACTTGTGGATACGGCTGTGTCATAAAAGGTGACGATTATGATGGAGGTTAATAGCCAAAACGAGAGGTGCGGCGCTCAGTAGTATGTAGATAAAGGTAGTATATGAGTCGGGGACGTAATAGAGACACAAGGGGATTTACGGAAAACCTGTGCCGAATCAAGTTAGGTATTGTGTGGGAAACAATATAGACCTTGAATTTGAACTGGCGGAGTGAGTCGCAGTTGCTGCGTCAGAAAACTCCCAGAGGTTAATCTCTGCTGACAGTTCTTCCCAATAAGTCCTTTCTGCTGTGACGGTTGAGAAATCGACCTATAAGACTTGTAAGGAAGCTCCGAGTAGGCAAAACGGCGTATTGATTAATATGTTTTAAACTTTTTAATGAAAAATTGTTTAAATAAAAAGTTCTGAATTGATGCTGAAAGGTATGGGTAACCAATCCCATAAGAGCTATGTAGAAGTAATTCTTAGGGTAAAAAGTTAATGAACGACGGTTTATTGGCTCAGATTTATCTTCTCTTTGACTGAATATATTTGCGTACTATGCAGGGTAGGACGAAGGTCCATAAGATATGCTTTTTTCAAGGTTTAAGTATGGCAGGGAGTCACGGTGACCGATAAGCCTCATAAGCTTGTTTTTGTGGGTTCAACTCCCACCCCTGCTCCCATAATGCACTCTTAGCTTAGCTGGCAGAGCCGCTGCCTTGTAATCAGCAGGTCATGTGTTCAAATCACATAGAGTGCTCCAACAGTTAGTCGTCGCGAGACTGATTAAACGAAAACCTTGTTTCGTGGAACCTTCGAGGCTTGGGGCAACGAAGCAAAACAAAGTCTCCAAGATATTTTTCGGTAGTTAGGAGAAAACCGTATAAGACGGAAGGGTTTGTAGGTCTGTGCCGCGCAAGGAATTGCGGAAACGATAATGACCAGTCTTTTGAATCTGGGGAAGAGACAAAAACCTACACAATACTCCGGCTTGGGTGAGTGGCTGAAACCAACGGACTTTGACTCCGTCGAGGAAACTCCACGTCAGTTCGAATCTGACAGCCGGTGCCGGTATCAGTTGGGAGCCTTCACGTGGCGATACTGTTTTTACTAATCCCAAAACAAAATTAATAATTATAGGAGGTACAGATAATGGGGAAATATGACAAACTTTTTATCCGTCTTGATAAGGAAGATATGTCAAAACTCAGAAGCGGATGTCCTGTCGTTGTGGATGGTATAGAAGATGTACCTTCTATTGTTATATGCTCTGAAGAAGGATATGATAATTTTTTAGAGTTCTGGAGTGAGACCGACAATGAAAGTTGAGGTCTCTTCTTTTATAAAGAAATAATAGGAGAGTTATAATGGAAGAGAAGAAATTTCCCATGGGTGGATGTCTGCCCGAAGAAAAAGATATACGAGATTACAAGTTGAAGGCGGGCGTTGTATTTGAAGCAGCACTTCCTGAAGAGTTTGTTTTTGGCGTCAATGTGCCTGTTAAGAATCAGGGCGCGGTAAATTCTTGTGTTGCCCACGCAATGTCAAGTATTTTGGAGTCCCACCTTGGGGATGTTGAGAGTGACGACAAAACTCTTTCAACTAACTTTATCTATGGTACTCAGAAGCTTCTTTATGGACATACGGGAGAAGGTATGTATCTGCGTGATGCTTGCGCGACTGCGTTGAAATATGGCGATATGGTTTATGATGATTGTCCCGGCAACATTGAGATTCCAGATTGCTATCAGAGTGCAGAGGAAGCACTCAATACCTCTTCCAAAAAGGAAAAGGCTTATTACTATCGTATTAATCGATATTTTAGTTGTAATTCACCAGCAGAAATCAAATATGCGATTTATAATTATGGACCTGTACTCGCCGCATTGAATTGGAGTTATAGTTTCTATGTTGACGAGGAGGGAATTTTAAGAACGGACGATGAGAAACCTGAGTATTGCGGCGGACACGCAATTATGGTTATTGGTTGGATAAAAGAGGGATTCATCTGTCAGAACTCTTGGGGCGAGGATTGGGGTTTCAACGGAAAGTTTATACTTCCTTATACGATGAGTTTTACCGAAGCTCGCGGCATTGAGGATTATGATAATCGACTTGACGAGGAAGATGACCCTATTAAAGAGCCTTCATTTGCGGTTACATTGAAAGTTGTTTATATGATTATAAATAAGATTTTAAATTTCTTTAAGGGAAGAGGTCGGATTAAATGATAGAAATTGAAAATGAAGAGATCGTTGGGTGGGAAGCCGCAATTAGAGGTATGAGGAATCCGATGAACTCTTGGGAGAAGAGCGACAGTGGATACGGGTGCGGAAATGATAAAGAATATTTTTGCGACGAATGTTCCAGTTCATTCCATTGCACAACCCGAGAAAAAACGTACAACGTCGGCCCAAACGACTTCGACCTCATGAAGCGTCTTCGCAATGCTGGCACAGACCATCGTAAGTTTATGAGAATGATTACGGTATATGTGGATGTTACGGCTCCTCTGTACTGGTGGAAGGAATTTGATACTTACAAGGTAGGTACGGTTGCTAATTCATGTTCTACCATGCACAAGATTCATGCGAAGGAGTTTGCGCTGGAGGATTTTTCATATGAACACCTATTAGATGGAAGAGGACTTAAAGTTTCTCATGAGGATAATTGCACGCCTGACGAATCAGATTCCGGCTTTAGACTATCAGGGAAAGAGCTTCTTAAAACCACCGTTAATACTTTAAATTATTACCGTAAGATATTTCTTGAAACCAAAGATAAAAAATACTGGTGGCAACTTATTCAGTTGCTTCCAACCTCTTACAACCAGCGCCGCACTGTAATGCTAAACTACGAAGTGCTTGCCAATATATACAAGTCTCGTCGTCATCATAAGCTTGATGAGTGGCACCTATTTTGTGACTGGATTGAAAATCTTCCTTATGCTGAACTCATAACAGGTAAGGTAGAGGAAAATTGATTTTTCTTTTCTTTTAAACTATAATATATATAGAAAATAAAGAAGGAGACTTAATATGGAATTGACTAATATTCAGTTTTTAAAAATTAAGGATAAATTGTGTCATGCGGTTCCTTATTGTAATGAATGTCCTATTATGAAGTTTGGAGAAGAAAAAGGAGAAGATTCTTGTACTACGCTATTTCGTATGTATCCCGAAGAGGTAGTCGATATTGTCAGTAAATGGGCTGATGACCATGCAAATTATATGTCCGATTTTCGTGATAAATTTCCTAACGCAACGCTTCGGCTTAGCTCTAAATATTCGAGTCCTATACCAATGGTTTATCGAAGATATATTTACGGCACAGGAATTGATGGATGTGTATTTAATGAAGGTCCTTGCGACCAGTGTTGGAAAGAGTTCTACGTTTAAGCCAAGATTGGAGAATTAACTATAAAATCATTAAACCTAAGGTCGCACGCATTAGTTTGAATATCTTAATTTAAAATAGATATGAAAAGAGCCGTAACTGGCTCTTTTTTCTTTAGACAAATCCCTCATAAGACACTTATAAATAGAGAGCTTGAACTCTTTTTAAAGGAGGTTTTTATATGAAGAGAAGAAATCCTTGCTCACTGTCAGTAAGGATAAACAATCAAACTTCTTACTCTATAGAGAAGATTGAGTTTATTTTCAAACCCTATCTTACTGAAAACGTACTCACCGACTCTACTGTAAAGAAGGTATACACAAGCTCGGGTTCTTCAGAAGTTACGTTAGGTGATAGAGACGGTCTTTATCTTGTTCCATTTTCAGCAGAGGATACCCTCAAGTTTGAACCGGGGCAGACCCTTTATATGGACACCCGTATTAAAATGGTAGATAAGGATAATGGTAATAAAGTTATTTATCCCGAAACAGGAGTCGTTCCATTAACAATGAATGGCACACTATTTGAAGATAACCCCGGCGCAGGAGGTTGATGAAGATGGGACTTAATTATGTTGATATTTCTGTCGCGCCTCCAATTTATACAGAAACCACTATAATCCCCGGCAAGCAGGGTATACAAGGTATACAAGGTATCTCGGGGGTTTATGTAGGAGAGAACGCGCCGACCGAAGCCGATGGGGAGTATAATGTTTGGATACAGACCAATGGTCAAGAGATGGACTTTAGAGGTAATGGAATTACAGGTTTTGAATATCACTATGGTATTTCTACCCAACAGGGGGTAATGCCTACTAATTGGCAATCTACTCCTCCAAGCAATATAGTAGACAATGCTTTTGTTTGGACAAAGATTGATATTAAGACCACTGACAATTTGGAGAACAAAACCTTCTATGTTGTAGCCAAGCAAGGCACACCCGCAGGTTTTGATAATGCCAAATGTACTGCCACAATTCCTGCAAATGACACTTGGGCAGAAAGTCCTACAGTTACAGTCACTCCTGTCGGTGGCGATACAGATAAAGGCTTCCAGTTTGCTTTTGAGCATTTGCGCGGAAAGAGCATTAAGAATGTAAGAGCGTTATATGCTGTTCACACCAGTCCAACACAAGCGCCCGCAGATAATAAGTTTTCTACAGATTTACCCGATGTCGTTGGACAAGACAAGTATCTTTGGACAAAAGTAGAAGTAACAGTAGATGGTCCAAATGGTGGAACTGTTTATGCTTTTCCCTTTGTTTCCAAGACCGGCGATAAGGGTGAAAAAGGCGATACAGGACCCGCCGCAGGATTTACAGCACCGACTGCAGCCATAGATGATAATGTTGGTACCCCTGCGGTTTCTGTTACGGCATCTGGTCCAGACACAGCAAAGAAGTTTATGTTTGCTTTTAAGAATTTGCGCGGAGCTACGTTTACGCCATCGGTTAGCGAAGCAGGGGTTTTAAGTTGGAGTTGTGATAAGGCGCTACCAAAGCCCGCAGATTTGGATATGGTCGGGAAAATAAAGACTGCTTTTAGTGGCGGATGTACTTTCCAAGTTTTAAATGCCGCGCCACCTGAGGGGACGCCGGACACTATGATAAGTTTGGTGGTGGATAATAATGCCAACACTTGAGTTTAAGATCCCGGATGGTACAACAGGTTCGAGCGTAGATGAAGTAACACTGTCATATAACAACACTGCTACAGATCTGGCTAATGCTAAACTTCCACGTTATATACAGTGGACCAGTGGTACGATGACCTGTACAATAAAGAAGAGCGGCGGCTTGGGTAAATTGCCAATATCAATGAAAATAGGCAATTTAACTATTTATACAGACTCCAACGGTATACCTCTTACGGGAGATCCTACACCACATTCAATAACTATAAATCCAGATACCACTAATATTTCTACTGTAATTGTTCTATCTGGTAGTGGAAATTATTCAATAGGAACCCCTTCTTGGATATTTGGGCAAAATGGTACTACAGTGAGTAAAAAATATACCTATTCTAACACAGGACTCACTATCAACTATGAAAACCCCATATATACCATACAGGGACTCTCAAATAACTCTGAGTGGGGGGAAGTAACAGGTACGGGTAACTTTGAAATTACCGAAAAAAACCAAACAAAAACCCAAACGATAACTGCTGCTCCTAAACCCAACTGTCGTTTTCTTTGTTGGACCGATGGTATCACAACACCCGCGCGTGATGTAGTTTTGAAAGAGTCAGAACTCAGCGTCCATAATGATATTAAAACCTATTCGGCTCTTTTTGCGCCGATTGCCCTATATGCTGGTGCCGCTCCCATTTCTGAGATTTATGTAGGCGCCAAAAAAGCTCAAGTCTATCGTGGCTCAACCCGAATCCTATAAAAGAGGTGATAAAATGCCAACTGGACATATTCCAATATTACAAATAAAAACAAAAGATGGAAAATGGCTTCCCGTAAATGCGATTGGCGGGCAAGTCGCAAGTAAAGTTCTTTACAATAACACCTATGTAACCGTTGAACAAGCACTCGACTACCTCTTTGCGAATGGAACCGGCGGTGGCGGAACTGGTACAGGCGGTATTACTCCGCATATTGGCGCGAATGGCAACTGGTACATTGGTGACATAGACACGGGAAAACCATCGCGTGGTGAAAAAGGTGATACACCTGTCAAAGGCGTTGACTATTGGACAGAGGAAGATAAACAAGAAATTATACAAGCCGTTCTTGCGGTGATGCCAGACGGTACCAAGGAGGTTTATTGATGGCGAAAAAATTATATGAAGAGGCCTCCGTACAGGATATTGCGAAGGCAATTCGAGAAAAGAACGGAGGCACAACGAAATATACGATTGGAGAGATGGGGGCAGCAATAAAAGCTCTCTCAGGAGAAACAGAGACTTACACATTTAGCCAAGAGCGTGCAGAAGTTAGTAAGTTTTTAAGTGAAGTTACTTATAATCCAACCGATTACACAACATCGTTAATACCTAATTATGTTACTACTACTTCCTCTAATCGACCCGAAGGTGTTTCTATTCAAATAAAAAAGGCAGGCACCTTAGTTATAACTGATAGTAATACAAATAATACCATTACAAAAGCCGTTCAAGCCGGAGCAATTAAAATTTACAATTTGACCCCGAATATAATTTCTACCTTTTTTGTAATTGACTCTAATAACAAAATAATTCAACAAGGCACCATTAAGCCGACAGGAACCTGTCGTATGATTTATATGACAAATGTTGATAATGTACGTGATATTGGCGGATGGTCTTGTGATGGTGGTACAATAAAATATGGTAAGCTTTTTCGTGGTGGAGAGGTTTATGGATTTTTAACCGAAGATGGAACTACACAAGCCCTTGATATGCTTGGGATTGAAAAAGAGATAGATTTGAGATTTGACTCAGATTTAAATGGTAGAACCGAAAGTGGTTTTGGCAACTCTGTAGATATGCTTCATGTTGATTTTACTTGGAATGATTTAAACTACCAAAAGTCAAGTGGTAACATTAAAAAACTTTTTGACCCATTATTTGATTATGTAATCGCAGGACATCCCACATATTTCCACTGCTCTGCTGGAGCCGATAGAACGGGAGTTGTAGCCTTTCTTTGTGAAGCGATACTCGGTATGTCGCAGTCAGATATGGATAAAGAATATGAGCTAACTTGCTTTTATTCCGGCGTGGAAAATGACGATCAAGCCCGTCGAAGAAATGAGATTATATGGACGAGAGAGATAAATATTATTAACTCTTATTCAGGAGCTACTTTTAGAGACAAAGCAGTTAATTATATGGTGTCATGCGGTATTACAATTGAGAAAATTAATGCTTTTAGAACAGCGATGATTAATGGCACACCGGATATCCTAACAGCAGATATTAATACCTATACAGTAACGAAGACACTAACTGATATAACAACTGACAATGATGCGGCATCCGTGAAACAATATCAACCCTATATAGCGAAGATACTGCCGGCAGATGGGAAGATAATCGAAAACATTAAAGTAACAATGGGTGGAATGGATATTACCGGAGCAGTATTTGATGGTAATATGACCATATTAAGACGGTCAATAACAAAAAATCTTACACAATGCGCAAGCAGTAATACTCGTATATATGTAATCGATGGGCAGTCTTATGTAACAAGTCTAATTGCTAATAAAGGATATAGCATTAATAGTGTAAATATAACAATGGGGGGTGTGGATGTGTCCACATTTTATAAAGACGGGATTGTTTCTATCCCAGAAGTAACAGGAGATATTGTAATAACAGCAACTGCAATTACACAAGCTCCTGCTTATGTCGATCAGCTCACAAACTCTATAAATATGACAGGAACTAAGATTGGTAAACAATAGATGTATCCTAATAAAAGATATAATTCATCATCAGGCAATCCAGTAGATAATATTGGTACCAATATAACCGGACTCATACCTTGTAAAGCTGGCGATAGGGTGAGAATGCGTTTTACAGGTACCTCAGAGGTAAGTTACAATGCGATTAAGTGCTTTAAATCTGACAGAACAGAATGTTTAACTGGATATTTAAGTTTTCATCATTTAACAGTCGAAGGAACTGCTTTTACTAATAATGCTATAGATGATATAGCCAATGGTAAGCTTGAATTTACTCTTAATAAAACGAACAACACAAAAGATATGGCTTATTTCGCATGGGTTACTACTACCAAGGATATAAATAATTGTATTGTTACAATTAATGAAGAAATTGTCTAAACTTGAAAACTCCCCAAAATTTTGTTATAATATTCTTAACATAATAAAAAAGGAGAAAACCTATGACTGACCCTGTAATTGTTCAAATTCCTACCGAAGTTGAAAATCTCCAGCTACCCGAACCCAGTCTTCTAAGTTTCTACAAGGAAAAAGGAGAAAGGTGCTTTTGGATAGATGAAGAAATAAACAGTCAAAGTCTTGAGATATGCCGTCTTATAATCCAGTGGAATCGAGAAGATAGAATTTTACGCTTGTCTCCTGAGAAGCGTAAGCCCATAAAATTCTTCTTCTTTAGTCCCGGTGGCGACCTCGACGTCAATTACACAATTATTGACACTATTCGGATGAGTGAGACTCCCATTTATGGCATCAATATGGGAAGTTGTTGCAGTGCGGCGGCATATATCTATCTTGCTTGTCATAAACGCTTTATGCTTCCTCATGCATATTTCCTCTTCCATCAAGGCAGCGGCGCGTTTAACGGTTCTTACTTGGAGATACTTTCTCAAATTCAATACTACCAAGAGCAGGTTGAGGAACTAAGTAGCATAATGAAAGAAAGTACAAATTATACCGATGAAGAGCTGGCAGATAATATTGCAGGTGAGTGGTATGTTCGTGCAAACGAAGCCTTAGAAAAAGGAGTTTGTCACGAGGTAGTAAATGATATAAAAACCCTACTATAAGGAGATAATAAATGGATAATCTGTATAAAGGTTATAGAGAGCTTATAATGGATGAAAAAAATGTAGCGCAGTTCTATGCAGATCCTGTCGCGTATTGTAATGACCTTGTAAATTTAAATCCAAATGAGTTCTTACTTTTGCAAGATTTACACGGAGTAACTTTTGATGTGTATAAAAATTCACCAGATGGTCCTGCGCCTGTTCGATATCCAATAGTGTCCTCCCGCTCGATTGGAACTTTGAAGCCGCGCAACATTAAACAAAAATTAGCGTTGGCACTATTGCAGGATGAAGCGGTTGGAGTTAAACTTCTTCGAGGCGTATATGGTTCGGGCAAAGATATTCTAATGCTTTCCCAAGCCCTACACGATATCGAGCTTGGTAAATTCCAAAAGCTTGTATTTATTCGACCGAATGTGTCAATAAAAGATGTTCCTGATATTGGATATCTAAAAGGCGATGCTTATGAGAAGTTAAGCTGGACATTGGGGCCATTTTATGACAAGCTGGGCGGCGCGGAAGGAGTCGAGTATCTAATTGCGCAGGGTGAGCTTGAGCTCGTACCCCTACCTTTTATACGCGGCCGCAGTTTTGAGAACTCGATTGTATATGTCTGTGAGGGGCAGAATATTACAACGGAGATTGCGAAGCTATTGATTTCTCGTGTAGGTGAGGGGTCAGAGCTTTGGATAAATGCGGATACACATCAGACGGATAATAAAGTCTATGATAGAGATAACGGAATTATTAAGATGATTGATAGGTTGAAAGATGACCCTCTTTTTGGAATGGTCTATTTAGATAAAACGGAAAGAGGAGCTATTGCAAACTTAGCAAACAAGCTTGATGATTGAGTTTTAGTGGGCTTTGCCTACTTTTATATATAAAGGGAGGGGAGAAAAAAGAAAAGTTTTCTCCCCTCTTTGTATTTTTGGAGGGAGGTTATTGGGAGAAAATTATGCCGCTCGTTCGGTTTTTTTGCATACAAAACCAAAGGCTTGGTATCATAAGCTTGGTGAAGATAAAAATTTAGCAGGACTTATGAGCGAAGGCAGTGCTTTACAAGCAAAGACCGACAGCACCTTAAAAAGTCAGATTGCAAACATGAAAGAACGAGAAGAAGGTATATATCAACAATATTTTAATGGGTGTACAACCTTCGAAAAATTTATTGAGAATCTTCGCAATCTTTTTTCCGAGAAAGGATACGGACAAGATAAAGAAATTCTACGGAACTTTGGGTCTGAAAACGCTCGGGCGAAATTAAAAGCATATTTTGGGACATCTTATGTGGCTGCGAGCAACTTTCAGTTGACGGTAAAAATAAAAAACCCCAGCGGAACAGGAATTGATTTTAAAGGCTTACAAGACTTGGGTGAGGGAATAACTATTAGCCCAAAACATAGAAAAATTAAGCTTGATATTGGCGTTGATGATGACAGTATAGGAAAAATAAAACAGTCTTTAAATCTTATTTTCAACACACATTTTGACCCCAAATCCTCTTATAAAGGCGGGGTAAAAGAATTTTTAAACAATATCGACCGCAGAATTGAAGATTATATAACAATAGAGGGCGATGTTGATAGTGCCAAAAGCTCTCTAAAAAGTGGCTACACTTTGGTAGGCGGACCAAATTCGCCTTTTAAATATACCGAGGAAGATATTTCAAGCATTACAAATGGGTCTGCAGGTAGCACTATAAATGTTGATGATATTAATTCCGCCTTAAAAGAAATAAAACAGTTCTTTTTAAGCTCTAATGGAATGAACATTCATAGTGGAAGTGTTGCTTTGCAGTCAGCTTTTGAGTTGACTTGGCGAACCAATATAGAAGCAAAGTTTTCTCAAGCGGCGTTCTTTATGAAAGGTGGCGTTTTAAACTATTTAATTGGTGCATTGGGTGAATTTCAAACGGCGCTAATCAACAACTATATACTTCGAAGAGCGGGTGGATTAACTCCAAATGCTATTTCAAAAATATCTGAGACCATCGGACAAAGACAACAAAGTAAAGTAGATGTAACAATATTAAAAGATATTGGTATACAGGTTAAGAACTATAATTTAGACATCTTCGAATCAGCTCGTCGAGGGATTATGCATACAACCAATACCCCAAAGAAGTTTTTAAATGCATTACAAACGACAAGTGCAATAGCAAATAAGCCAGATGATGCAACCATATCTACATTGGAGTCCTTTATAGTCAACTACGCCTTTTCGGCAGACTATCGAACTTTAACAAATGCTTCAGCCTTTGAAAAAAAAGTCAAAGAAATTTTTGAAACTTATTACGCTGAGATGTATAATTTTGCGGTACAAGCCAACTTAAATGACACAGTTTTGTTTTATTCTATTGCTGGTGAATATTTAATACCTGCTTCTCATATTTTACAATTAATTAGCCAAAACAATGGTATAACAAAGACGCCGTTGAACATATCATGGCCAACAGCACCTTATACCTATGATTATTTTTATCCTACAGACAACATGATGAATCCTCCTTGGAAACAATATTGGAAGCCAAAAGAAGATACAAATCCACCTTATGTTCCAACAGATGAGCAATCTACTAAAATTGATAATCTTTTAAACACAATAAGTTTCTCAACGGGTTTTCAATTTAAAAATTTAAAGAATCTTTTAACAAATTATAGAATATTTGACTGAGAATTGGGAGAAATAAAAGTCAACTAATTGGAGGTTACTATGAAACTAAAAAACTTTCTCTATCTCGGTGCGTTCTTACTAATCTGCGGGCTATTGTCCGCCGCAACTGTGAGAACGATACCCGCGGAGAAATCAGCGGATGGAACGCTTAATACAACTGCAACATCTACTATCTGCGAAACCACAACCGAGGAAGAGACGGTTATAATTGAAACTGAAACTGAAACCGAAATTATAACCACAACGAAAGCAATCGAAACTACAACGCGCGCGACTATAAGAAAATCGAAAGCGTCAATGCATGTGCCGTCAGAGATTTCTAATTTTAAGTCGTATATGGATTATCGAATGATAACCCGCGGCGCACAACTTGAATTGCAGAAACAAGCTTATACAGATGTTAATGGCTGCCGCAGAGTTGGTAATTACTTTTGTATAGCGCTTGGCTCGTATTATGGAAGTGAAATTGGTGCTAAGTATCGTATTCATCTCTCGGACGGTACAAGCTTCCTTGGAATACTTGCCGACCAAAAAGCGGACAAAGACACAAATGCAACAAATCAATATACAATCTATAATCGAGATATTATTGAGTTTATTGTTGATACTAATCGTCTGCCTTCCGCAGTACAACTAAGTGGGTCGCTTAGTTCTTTGGAAAAGTTTGAGGGGAAAGTCGTAGGGATCGACAAACTTTGACTTTTTTAAACATTTTTGATATAATATAAGTGAAATATAGGAGAGAAAGGGAGGTAAAAGGGAATGCTTATGGGATTTGATATGTTTAATGATTGCCTTGAAATGATTGAGGAATGTGAGGATAAGAGGGAATCATTAGCAACACTTGGCATTGAATTTACAGACAACTCAATTGTGGAGAAGATGGAAAACAAGCTGATAGAGGTCGTTCTTGCCGCTGCACCGACTTCAAACGAAGCCAATGTCATTCTTTGGTGGATGTGGGAGAACGGTTTTGGTAAGAATCGAAAACCTTTAAGTTGGAACGGACGCATTCAATATTTGAATAGTGCAGAAGAGCTTTGGAATTTCATCAATACAGGAGTAAAGGGAGTGAGGGAGGCTTATTAAGCCTCTCTTTTTTTAGTTGGAGGTAGTAGTGAAAAGAGTTAAGAGAGCGTTATTGTTTTGTCTCTTTGGACTTCTTGTGGTTATAATCTTTTCGTTAGTCTTAGATTCTAACTTACAAGGCGCGCAAGAGTCAGAACATATTAAAGAGAATAAACCGAATACATACAATGTAAACAGCTATGTGGATCTGTTTATACTGGACGGGTCGCCGCATTGTAAGTACCTGTTTGTAGACGCAGTTGTAAATGGCAAACTTGCTTATATAGATGAGGACACCCATACAATCATACTTCAAGACCTTAATGATGAATCTCGATACTTGCGTGCGATTGTACCGAAAGAAAAATGGACAAAAGTAAAATTCTTCTCAAAAGGACAAAAAGTTTATATTAACGCTTATGCAATTAAACTGACCTACTTTAATGAACCAATAGTAGAGGTTCGTGAGATAGGAAAAATTTGAATTTTTTCCCTTCCTTTGATATAATATTTATAGAAAATGAAAGGAAGGAAAGGATATGTCTATGACCAGAGGATTGGACTATGTTAATGAGCTTGCGAATGGAAAACAGATTTACAAAGAAGCAAAGAACCTGTTAGAAATTTATGACTTCGAGTATAATTGCGGCGGCTTTGCATTGGGGATTCGGGATTGGTATTTTCCTTATGCCGATGACGGTGAATATGAGTCAGCAGAACTGGACAACTGTTACTTTCAGTACTTTGCTGATTTTAACTCAACCTCTGGTAAGCGGTATGCAGAAGCCTGCACTGTGCGCGGGCGTATTATGGTTAATTTTATGGTCAATACGCTCGGCTATGTACGAGAAATTCATTATTCGTCGGAGGTAGCAGATGACGAGTATCTGGTTCTTTTCCGAGCTTCTTCTGATGACTTCCACTTTATAAGACGAATGGAAGATGGCTCGTGGGCACACAAGATGGGTAGTTCTAAAATCAAAACTCTTACGCGAAAAGAGATTGAACCTACTTGGCACGCAACGCATAATAATTATCAAGGAAAGGTTTTTCTTTTGGCTGTGAAAAAGCAGCACGACTAACCTGAATGTTGCGAGCTTAAAATTTTTGAAATTCCATAAGAATTTTGGTATAATATATATAGAAAGTGAGAGAAGAATAACTATCCAAAGAGTTCTGGGAGGGGCGCTAATCCTGTTCTAAGTTTTCTCTCTTAAATAGAAATGAACTTCGGTGTTATAAGTTTCTGGCTTTTTGAAGGTTCCGCTAAGTTCCAATAATTCTGATGGCAAAAGAATTTCGTGATTGTGGCGTAGATTAAAGCGCGAGTAGTTAAAGGGTCGCCGCCTTCAAACTCATTATATAGGTAGTATCCAGTAAAGGTTCAAGTAACATTGGAAGACCGCAAAAGACGATAATAGCGCATGAAAAGGATTAAGTTCCGACTAAGAAGCTAAAATAAGCAGATTGCGCATGAAGGAAGACTTGCCGCCTATATAAAGTTATATAATAAGAAAGGAAGAAAGATTATGAGCTATCCGATGAAAGAAGTTAAAGTTGATTTCGGTAATTCTTCGCCTGTCTATCAGGAAATGACACCGCAGGAATATGAAAAAACTTTGAACTTTTATCGTATGCAGGCGGAAGCTTACAGTCTTTCTTCTGCCCGTTTATCTCGTGAATATGGTAATTATCTTAAACGATGGTTTAGTAATGAAAGTTGTGATGGTTTAGAAAATTATGAAACACGTTATCGTTTACATCAACTTCCCATGACTTTCAATACTTATTGTTATGAATAAAAGATTTTGATGGCTTTCGTAATGCAAGTAAATAATAAATTGATTTTTTTATAAATTTTATATATAATATATATAGAAAATGAAAGAGAAAGAAAGAAAGGGGAGGCTTCTGAAATGACTGAATGTTATCCTTGCTTCCGTGAAGATGTAACCACTGATATAAATGCACTTGGACTTCAAGACGATGTTGTCTATTGTGAGAATAGTGGTTGTGATAAAGTCCTTTATGATGAGGACGCTGATGTAACGGTTTGGTCAGGAGCCTCCCGCCTTGTATTTCCTTATCACAATCTTGTTTGTAAGCTTCCCGTAACTAAGATAGCTCGCTGGGAAGAGAACGAAGAGGGTGAGTGGGAAGAGGAATCTCGATGGGACTTTGATGACCACTGTGCGGTGGAGTTAGAGAACTACGAACTTTCTATTAAGGAAGGGCTTGATGAAGCTTTCGCGCCTTGTGAGTTTTATGATATGGTGAACGGTATTCCGGTCTATGTTATGGAGCGAGCAGAAAGGATAGAAGAGAGAATAGCTCCCTCAAAAGCAATCTCCGAAGCTTGTGAAAAAGACGAGCTTGACTATTCTTGGGACGCTTCACTTTGGGAAGTCTTTGTTCAGTATTATGGCATTGAGTTTTGTAAGAAGCTAACCACTTTCCTTCAAGACAACTGTATAAATGATATTCGCTTTGATAATTGTGGAGTGATTAACGGACGACCGGTTCTTATCGATTATTGTGGATATTGGGGAGATTAAAATGGAAGATGTTTTTATGGTTTCGTTTTCAAATAAAGAGAATTTCCATAAGTTTATGGATATAGCACTTGATGAAAACTGGGAATGTATTGTAAATGCCGACTGTGAAGGAGTCCCAATGGTTCAGGTTAGTTCTACTGTACAGTATGGTGGTCCAGTAGCCACTTGGAAAGAGCAGGAGTAATATAAAGGCGGGCTGCGGCAGTCCCGAGAGTGGGCGAGGTTCGATTCCTCAAGGAGTTTCTGTTCGACTCAGGCTTCAATGGTTCAAACTCTTATCTACGCGCGCACTCCTAATTTGTTTAATAGCCTTTCTTCGGTATCGTATAGAACAGCGACGACGGTCTGGTGCATAGATACGAAATATTGACCAAAGGCGTATATCGCGCGCATTGAAAGGAACGGGCAGATTACTGGTAGGCATTAGTCTATACCGGTGGCTAATGTCTCTGCCCGTTTGGTATGCACTCTTAGCTTAGCTGGTAAAGCATTTGACTTTTAATCAAAAGAGCGTGGGTTCGACTCCCACAGAGTGTACCAGAAGGTCGGTTCGATTCCGACTCGGTGGTCGAGGTCTGGTGAGAAGAGAGGTAGGTTCGATTCCTACAAAGCACTGGTGAGCAAAATGACCAACAAGTGGTAGCACTGCTCGTGCAAGCCGACGTCCCGACGTCCTGCCGGGACGGGAAGAAAAGAGCATTTATGAGACTGTGATAGTTTCTGGGGTAGGCTTAATGCCTACGAAGGTTTGAGGGTACGTTTATATTTGGACGGTAATGACCTTCGCGCAAGCGAGAAACCCTCACAACTTGAATATAATGCGACAACCGTTTAGAATAGGAGAGAAATATTTATGAAGATATACTGGTCAATTCTTACAAGCCGAGGCTATCCTACGAAAGAGGATAAACTAAGAGAAGAAGAGGCATATCTGCATCAGTTGGAAAAAATCCGTTTAATGCTGGGCACAGAGAAAGAGTTAAGTAGTAGTAGAGAAGAAGAGTTTGAGGTGCTTGTAGATTCGGTTAAGGGACTACACGAAACCGTCAGTATAAAAAGAGCCGACTGCGAGAAACAAATCGAAAATGCGAAAGCAAAAATAGAAGCTGCGCGCAAAGCGTGTGCGCGAGTCACAGAAGCAGGAGAGAAAACCATCGACTGCAATATGCGTACAATAGAAGAATTTGAGCGCGCTCAGAGAGAAACTTTAGAAGAGCTGTTATGTATTTTTCACAAGAACAATGGAGATTTTACCGAAAGAGAGCTTAAAGAGCTTGATAACCTGATAACAAAATAATAAAGGAGAATAACAGATGGTTGTTTATCATTCTACCGCTACTGGTCTAAACTATAAGACTTATGAAGAGGCTATGGAAGCCGAAAAACAGTATATCAGTGCTCTTTTTATTGTTGTTTCTGTTAAGCAGCAAAGAGACAAAATTAAAAAAACTTCTAAGCCGTATGCTGAAATAATAGAATAAAAATAAGAACCATACGAACCCCTAATTCGTATGGTTTTTTGACTAAAAGGAGAGATAAGTAAATGGCGATATATATAACAGGAGACACTAAATTTATGTAACCCGTTATATAAATCGCTACTTATTTATAGAGGTGATAATAATGGGTAAAAAAATAGATTTAACAGGACAACGTTTTGGTTATTTAGTAGTTCTTTCTGAAATTAAAGAACGAAAAAATAAACAAATACAGTGGTTATGCAAATGTGATTGTGGTAATCAATTACCTGTTCTTGGAGCAAGTTTGCGAAGTGGTAATACAAAATCTTGTGGATGTATGAAATATAAGGGGTTAATTGATTATAACAATAGAAAAAGTGAAGAAGTAAAAATTGCTGTTGGTACCATTTTCGGAAACTTAAAAGTCATTGAAGATTTAGGTTATCGTAATTATTACAACAGTGGCCATCGTAGAAGATATTATTTATGCGAATGTATTAAATGTGGATCACTAAAGGAATACACACAAAATGCTCTAAAAAGTAATCATGTAGTTTCTTGTGGATGCTCCAAATCCAAAGGAGAAGAAAAAATTTCTAAACTATTAATTGATGCAAATATAAGGTTTTTATATAACTATGGTTTTCCTGAAATAGAAAAAGAAACTGGATATAAATTACGTTTTGATTTTATTATCTTTGACGAAGATAATAACGTAAAAAAATGTATAGAATATGATGGTAAACAACATTTTGAAGGTATGCAAGGTGGGATTTGGAGCCATACCGAAACTTTAGAAGTTATAAAAAAAAGAGACGAAGCCAAAAATAACTATTGTAAAAATAAAGGCATACCTTTAGTAAGAATACCTTATACAGTTTTAAAATCATTTACTTTGGAAGATTTAATGTCTGATAAATATTTAATTAATTAAGGTGGTGGTCTTATGTCACATATTTATGTGACGGGTTAGCGACACTCATGGTGAGATTGATTTTCATAAACTAAATACAAAGAATTTCCCCGAAGGTAGCACATTAACAAAGAACGACTTTGTGATTGTATGTGGCGATTTTGGCGCGATATGGGACGGTGCGAAATCAGACAAATATTTGCAAAAATGGTATGGTGAAAAACCTTGGACGACTTTATTTGTAGATGGTAATCATGAAAATCATGTTCTTCTCGATTCATATCCCATAAGTGAATGGAATGGTGGAAAGGTACATTTTATTGCACCTTCAATTATTCATTTAATGCGCGGACAAGTATATAAGATTGGTAATAAACTCTTTTTTACAATGGGCGGCGCCGAATCACACGACAAAATTTATCGGAAAGAGGGAATTTCATGGTGGCCGCGCGAAATGCCTTCAAATGATGAATATGAAGAAGGTTTAGCAAATCTTGATAAAGTTAATAATCAAGTTGATTATATTTTATCTCATTGCGCGCCAGATTGGTTACAATCACAAATTGCATATTGGTATGAGCATGATAAACTTACAGGATATTTAGAGATTGTGCGACAGACTGTTAAATTTGGATGGCATTATTTCGGTCATTATCATATCGATAAAGATTTTTTAAATTACAAGGCTACTTGTCTTTATAATAACATTATTGAAATTTAAAGCTACCATATAATTGTACAACAATTTATGATGCGTGGAGTCGTTTACCAAAGGAAAATTGATATTTTTTTCTTTATATAGTATAATATATATAGAAAGTGAAAAAGAAAAGAAATGAACTACTGGGAAGAAATTGCTAAGAAAGTTGCGGAAAACTTTGGTGCTACAGTAGATGATGAGTGTCGTTTCTTTATTTGTCCCGAGTGTGATGAACCGATATATGAAGACGATTGGAAAGAGCGCGATTATCTTAATACGAATAAAAAAATTTGGTATTGTCCGATTTGTGGAAAAGCTTTAGCAGATAGATAAATAAGGAGGAAGAAAATGCACTATTATACCGACTTAAAAATCAATATTGTCCAGCGGCATGATGATGGTCTTCTTTACAATGCGGCGGATGGTACGATTGAATATGAAATGGCAAAGACGCTTTGTAGGATTGGAACTCGCTTTGATATAGAGGACTGTATGGTACTCACTTCTGAGGGAATTGTTGAGCTTGATATCTTTGATTTGTTGGAAAGTGAGAAGATTACTTGGGGAAGACGAGTCGAAGATATGATAAAGCTTTCAAAAGAATTTCCAAATTACTATTTTCGACTCGAGGGTCATGGAGAAGATTGGGGAGACTTTTGGTGTGAGTGGTATTATAATGGAAAAACCTATCACGCGGCGGGTATTCCTATCTATGAAAGAGATTGGATTATAGAAGATGAGGGTCAGGATTTCACGGATTTTCTGTCAGAAGAGCATTGAAAGGAGAATAAAATGGAAATTATTTATCGAGCATTGGCGAATACTTCAAGAGTAAAAGATTTTTCCACGAGAGAAGAGTGTGAGGAATATGAGCGAAAATATCTTCCAAGAATGTGGTCGATATATGGAACTCTAACTATCTACCCTACTGAGGGTTATTTTGTTGAAGTTAAAGATGATATGACTGCATTTTGGCTTCAAAAGCTATATCCTAATAAGAACTGGAAAGGCTTGGGCGCAGAGGGGTTTGGAATTTACCGTTGGGATGTGGTTCTTGACCGATATGAGAAGATTAATTTTTATGTCTATGAGATGACAAAGAGTTTTATTGAGAGCAATCGTGACAACCTGTCCGAATGGTTATGATTTAAGGTCGCGCGCACTGTAAGGAGGTAATTAAGTTGGAAATTGTTTATAGAGCAATGACGGGTACTACCTTGGAGAAAATTTTTACTTCTGAAGAAGAGTGTAAGAGATATGAGTATTTGAATAGTATAAAAATGTGGGATTGGGCAGGAGAAAGAACTGATGATTTTTCGCGTGCAATGGTTCTTCTACTTCCTCCGCGATGTGAACAGCTTCTTCGTGAGCGATGGGGAGACGAGGTAGTTTTTGATCCAGAGAGTCCTTTTAGAGGACTTATTGATGAGGAAGGTTATCTTGTTTGTACTCCCGGATTTTATTTTTATGATATGGAGCATAATCAATTCTTTTTTGGCGGGAAAAATTTTCTTATAAGTGTGCGGAACTTTATTGATAAAAATCCGAAAGAAGTCAATGAAATGGCGTCTTATTAATAAGTAATTATATAATTATAGAAATTAAAAGGAGATAATAAAAATGGAAGTAAGAACTATATATGTAGCTTTTCCGGGAACTTCTTATGAAACATCATTTAAAACCGAAGAGGAATGCCGCAATTACGAGCAGATGGCAACTCCAAAGATGTGGGATGAAAAAGGTAATCTCACTTTCAATGAAGAGGAAGCCATGTTCGTAAAAGTAGGCGAAGGCATGATGAAGGTTCTGTTTGATAAATATGGAAAGAAGAACTTTCCCGGACTTGATGAAGAGGATTATGGGTATTTCTATTGGGATGACTGGCATGAGCAGTTTTATTACCTTGATATAGACGTAATGAAAAGAGTTCAGAGGTTTATGAACGAGCATGAGATAGCATCCTGTCTATAATGCGGGCGAGGCTTGGATAATGGATATTGAGAAGCCAGTTAAGGTAGTGCTAAATGATGCTGTGATTGTTTTTGATAATGCGCGCGAAGCCATTGATGTGAGTATGGCAGCGTTGACAAAGGCTATTGAGTCGGTTAAGACAGTTAATGATAAGCTTTATGAGATTGCTTATAAAGACGGTAATCTTGAAATGAAAGAAATAAAATAATGGTTGCGCGCAACTGTAGGAAAGGAGAGTAGATAATATGAGGATTTATGTGATACCTAAAGACGATGACAAATTTGTTAAAATCGTTTTTGAGGGTGGGAAAGGGTTTAATTTTATAGTAGAGGATGATCAGGTATATCTTATTGATGAGCACCCAAGTCCTGAAGAAGCTGGGAAGGCATTAAAAACTTTGCATGACAGACTGATGTCAGAGTCTACATTAGTTGATGGCCATACGTGCCCTGATGAAGCACCAAGCTCCGAGGAAATTGAGGATTTCTTTATATCATTAAATGAAATGCTAATGGAGATGGAAGAAGAGGATATGGGGTATTAAGCAATTATGATATAATATTATAAAAAAGGAGAATGACAAATGGCAAAAAGAATTACCGCAATTATAATATCAATATTGATTATTGTATTTGCCACAATTGGCTTTACTGGCTGTAGAGAGGCTGACAAGGTTAATCACAATATGAGCCTTGCCGCCGATAACTTTAGTTGCGAAAGGCGAATTACTGTTTATAATGCGCGTACCGACAAAATAGTGATGTACGCCGAGGGTTATATGAGCATAAGCAACAACAGCACCGATGAACTTGTTGTGACTTGCAAAGTAGCTCCGAACGAATACAAAAAGAACTATATTTATCTTAATGATTATACGCTTTATGTTGTTGAAGATATAACGGGTACACATGCCGACCCATATCACTATGTCGTGGAATTTCATACTGAATTTCCCGTTGGTGTGGATGTTAAACCATAAAGAATGAATATTGATACGAATTGGACACTACTGCGCGGCGGTAGTGTCCTTTTTGATAAGAGAAGAGGGTCACGCGCATCGTAGGTTAGAGAGAAAGTGAGTGGGAAGTAGAAGTTTTTTTGAAATTCGAAAATTGACCGAAAAACGCAGAGGAAGTAATGGGTTTCTTCTACTTCTTATTGTAAGTAGAAATGTAAGTAAAAATACAAGTATAACTGTAAGTATAAATGTAAGTATACTTATAAGTATACTTGTATTTTTTACTTATAAGTATACTTATAAGTATACTTACAATCTAACTTACAATAATTCCTTTTTTCCTTCGTAATACTCCCTTTCTTCTTTTGCACATTTAGCATCGAGCGCGATGCGCGAGAGGCGGTATGGCGCGAAAGGAGAAAGGGCTTGTAAGTTGAATTGTAAGTTTATTGTAAGCCGACTTGTAAGTCGACTTATAAGTATACTTATAAGTAATTGGAATTTTTTCCGAAAGGGGAAGGGGTTTGGAGAAAACTACGAAGCGGGGGTTGTGGAGTGGCTTGTGGGTTTTCGTACAAGTCGACTTATAAGTAATTGGAATTTTTTTCGAAAGGAGAGAAATTGGAAGATTGGATGGGAAGGAGCGTAGGTTTCTTGTAGGTTTTCTTCTTGGTCGCTAACTTGTAAGCTGACTTACAATAAGACTTGTAATCCTACTTATAATTCCTCGCATTGCCCACATACCTCCGTCGTTGCGAGGGGAGGGACGACCATTTGCACTATTAACACAGCGGGGACACGATTGGGAAAACACAGAGACAAGGGGAAAAGAGCGTAAAGAGGGAAAGAAGGCTTTGGGAGTCGTGAAAGTTTTTAGAGAGTCATGAAAGTTTGTTAGTAATTGTAAAAGTGGCTAAAGGATTGTGTAAGCTTTTAGAGAGTTGTGAAAGTGGCTGTCCTCAAATTTCGTAGATTGTAAAATTTTTATAAGTATAAGTGTAAACTTAATTGTAAACTTAATTGTAAACTTACAATAATGGCGAGACCCCGGTTGAACCGCAACGGATTGTGGGCGAGAATTTTCGGAAAAATCACAGAAAAATTGTAGAAAATTTTCCAAAAAATCGCAGAAATTTTCCAAAAAATTGTAAGAATTTTCCAAAAAATTGTAGAAAAATCGTAAAAAAATCGTAGAAAATTTTCCAAAACCTCTTCTCCTACCTATAATCTGCGCGGAAACCTAAAAAAAATTTTTCGCGCTTTGCCTAACCCGCTCTCTAAGCCATAAAAATATACCGTTTTCCCTCTTACTTTCTTTTCTTCCGAACGTCTCTTCCGATTTCTCTTTTCGTTACCAAAAAAACATTGAATTTTTCGGAGCGGGTTTATCTAAGCTTTAAGCCATCTTGAATGCGCGCACTTCACTTAACTAAAGCAGTTTAAATGGGAGCGGGTTGCCGCGCATTGTAAGTTTAAATGTAAGTCATCTTGTAAGTCCTTTTGTAAGTTTTACTTATCACCGTATAAACAATTCAAACCTATATTCAAACCTTATCAAAACCTACATTAAAACCTACAAGACTCCCCAAAATTTGAAAACTTCCTCTTTTTGGACTATAATATATATAGAAAGTGAGAGAGATAAAAGCGATACGAGCCTATAACCCGTATTATTTTCCAAAAACCGAAATGTTTTGGCGCCTCCTAAGTGTTCATATCCATATCCATGTCCATGAACCCGCTCTCTCCCACTTTCCAAACTACTAAAAAATTGCAAAAGGAAGAATTGTAAAATGACACAGAGAGAATTTTTTGAGAATGTAAACGAGGGCAACACCGTTACTGCCGAGATGGCAGAGTATGCTATCGCTGCTCTTGCCAAGCTTGACAAGGCTAATGATGCACGCCGTGAGCGTCAGTCGAAGAAGGCACAGGAGAATGCTCCCCTGCTTGCGCGCATTGAGACGGATATACTCACAACCGAGCCTACGGTCGCGGCGAACGTCGCAGCGATACTTGGTACGTCTACTCAGAAAGCCAGTGCTCTGCTTCGTGCGCTTGTGGCAGATGGTCGTGCACAGGTTAAGGATGTTAAGGTCACAGGCAAGGGCACGCAGAAGGGTTACTTTAAGGCGTAAGCAAGTCGGACTTGAGAGCGGGCACGCATTACCGTAAGCTAACGTATGTGTTGACGTAGAAGAGAAGACCAAGGGATAACCTTGGTCTTTTTTCTTTTACTGCGCCCACTTCAGTTTACTAAAGCAGCTCTACAATCTCACTTATACGACCCGCTCGCAGCTCCCTCAGGTTTTATTATAAGCCCGTTCACATCGCAGCTCCTACAATCTTACTTATATAGCCCGCTCACGCCCCAGCTCATACGCAGCTCGTTCCCAGCTCATACAACCGCCCAATCGTAGCTCATTTCGCAGCTCATATATCCATTTATATGCCCGCTCCCAGCCCGGAGCGGGTTCTGTTTATGTCAAGACCTATCAGCGAGCGCGCGAATTGCAAGTATAAAATTATAATATGAAATTTTGGTATAAAATTATAATCTGGAATAAAAATTTGTCAATACTTTTGAAGAAAAATAAAAAAATAAAGTTGGGACGTGTAACGTCCCAACCTACTCAAAAAGAAATAAGAGGACTATTGCCCTCTTACTTCTATACTTACACTTACGCGGTCGGCAGTGTATACGAATTAATGAGTCTCTTACCGTTGGCAACCTGTGAGACGGCGAGCGAACCGTCCTCGGTCATCTGCTTGAGAATCGCGTTCGCTTTCTGCGGAGTGATTTCAAGTGCGGCTGCGACCTCTTTGCCCGTCATCGGCGTTCTCTCGACGAAGCACGCGAAAATTGCTTCCTTGAGTCCGTCATTCTTTGAGTTGCGCGTTGTCTTGCGCTTCTCGGCGCGAACCTCAATCTTTGCAAGTGCGTCCGCCGCATGAGTTCTCATTTCCTCGGTAATAACATCGTTGTTCATAATGCTCTCAAAAAACTCTTTCTGTGTCATAATACTTCCCTTTCTTGTTTTAGAGTCTGCCATTGACTTTTTATTTTTGCTCAAGAGGTTTACTTCCTCTTGATTACAGTTATATTATACTCTTATAGGGTAGGAATGTCAACACTTGACTTGGGACGTGTAACGTCCCAACTTAGATTTTTCGACAAAAGAAAAAAGAGGGTTATCCCCTCTTCTCTCTTTTTTCTTTTATGAGTTTATTCTGTTCCCGCTGTTTTTCATCTCTCGCTATTTTTTTCTGTTTTTCCTCGGCTTTCTTTTTGGCAATTTCTTTTTTCTTCTTTTCGTTTATCTCGTATTCTTCTGCAAGAGAATATGCATCGAAAATATCGCCGTCGCGGCTGCCCGATGGAATACTAACGGCGATTTTTATAAATGCCTCGTCACCGTTTTCGTAGACAATCGGAAAAGCAACTTCATTATTCTTTATCCGAATTGCTTCGTTGCCTTGAGATTCAATAAATTCCATTAAATCTTTTATGAAAAAATTTCGCATTTTTTCGTTTTCTTGCTTTCTTGTCATATTTTTCTCTCCTTTCTTTTTTACAAATAAATTATACCATAACTTTTTTGAAAAGTCAACATTTGACTTGGGACGTTTGACGTCCCAATTTTTCGGTAAAATTAAGGACGGGAATAATCCCGCCCTCATTTTTTTACTCGGCTATCGAGTAAGAATTGACAAGACGCTTGCCATTCTTAATTTCCTCAACGGAAAGTTTGCCCTCGCCCACAAGCTGGCGAAGAAGTGCATTTGCTTTCTGCGGGGTGATACCGACTGACTCGGCAACCTCTGCGCCCGACAGAGCGACACCCGCGGTAAAGTGAGTGAGAATAACAGCCTTGATATCCTCGTTCTCTCTCTGCTTCTTTGTAGGCGTATTACGGCGATACTCTGTTTCGTGGGCAAGCTTAGCAAGCTCTTTCTCAGCGAACTTGTTCATATCCTCGCTGATGTTTGCCTCGATAACTGCGTTGTAAAAATCCTTTCTTGTCATAACTTTTTTCCTTTCTCGTTTTTTAGTCTTATCGTTGACTTATTATTTTGTCGAAAGTTCTTTTTTGTTTTTCCTCTCGATTACAGTTATATTATACTCTTATAGGGTAGAAATGTCAACATTTGATTTGGGACGTATAACGTCCCAACCCGTATGGAAAAAAAGGTGATGAGTTATCACCACCTTTATTTCTTAATCGTCAATATCCGCACGACCTATTATTCTAAACGGGAAATATATAATTCCGCGCTCGAATTTATGCTTTGTCTTTTTTGCGATTAGAGCAAAAATTTCTGATTCAATTTCCGCGTCATCAATCGCACAGTGTGCTTCCTCAAAATTATCGTCAAGCATTAAAAACTGATATGCCGTTTCTGCCGTTGTGGAATAATATTTTGCGCTACTTGTGACGCGATTATTTTCTTTACAGAAATTTCTAAAATCATCATTATTTAATAAATGAGTGCAAGCAAGACCCCAGACATCAAACAAAGGATAATCAATATTACGAAAAGTAAAAACATCGGGTTTAAAGCAACGATTATTATTATTCTCGCTGCGAAGAATACGCTCGCATTTTTTCTTTTCGGTATTAATAAAAGCGTTATATTTTCCGCTATAAACCGCACGGACATATTTTTCTGTAAAAGGAATTGCTTTTTTAAAGTCGAACATCGAATTATATGCGCCTGTTGCGGTCACAACCTTTAAATCGTTTTCAAACTCTGCCGCGAATGTGTCCCACCTTGCGAGCGTTATTTCGCCGCGCTCAAGTCGCTCAAGATATATTGAACGCTTTGCGGCATAATAAGCAGTTGCAAATATTTGCATATCGAAAAAAGTTTCGGATATCAAATAATTTACTCGCTTGTAAATATTGCCGTTGATATCAATTATTTGATAGCCGATATCATATATTAGTGGCTTTGCAATAGCTATTTTTTTCTTATCTTCGGCATTGCTATATTCCGAAGTAAATGGGAGTGTTGCCGTCTCACAGTCGAGAATCATATAATATTTTCTTCTTCTGTCGAATTTTTCCATTTTAGTTTGGTTCCTTTCTTAATTTCTGATAGTATTATACCATAGAGATAAAAGAATGTCAACACGGGAGTTGGGACGTCTTACGTCCCAGATTTAGACAAGAAGAAACCGCGTGACGAATTGCCACGCGGCGCTTGTTATTTTGCATAAGGACATTTACTAAGAGGGCAATTTGGTTCATCTATCTCACGTTCGTAAAAATCATTTTCCAACATCCACCTTTTAGCATCCTCAAGAATTTCTGCTTGAATATTAGAGGGTAACATAGCAAATATTTCTGCCTCTGAATAAGTGTCTGTTATATATCCCACCACGCCGTCATAATTACAATCGCTAAATCTTTGCGCTATTTCTCTGTCAATGGTCTCCTCGGTATAAACTTCATAATTTTCATCAACATAAACCTTCATTTTTTCTTTCCTTTCTTTTTTGATTACATTTATATTATATACTATTGTTCGTTATCTGTCAACCTATAAACCGGGACGTCTAACGTCCCGCCTATAATTTTGCCTTGTGAGAAAAACCCACAAGGCGCGCGTCACTTTTTTGATTCGGAAACGAAATATTTCCCGCCATATTTTTCTGCAATTTCAATTACCTTTTCGGTATCTTCTCCTGTGGCACAAAAACAATTGAAGATTACATATTTATCTATATCAATATAATTAAAGGGAATTGAATTTGTATTAAAGTATTCCGAAAAAATTTCGGAAGACACCCCGCGTGGAATTGTAAGTTCAACTTTCCATAATTTTTCTTTTCGGAATTTTTCTTCCAACCATTTAACGAAGAACACGCCAATAAAATTGGCAACTGCAACGACAATAACTTTAAACCACAATGGCAGTTCACACACAGTATATACAACTACAACAGTGTACAATCCGAAAGCGATTGCGTTTACAATACTTGCACCCACCTTGCCGCATTTTATTGTGGCAAGAGATTTTATTGTTTGAATTATGACATTTAGAACATTTAGAATAATAAAAATTAAAATTAATTCCTTGGACATTTTTTTCTTCCTTTCTTTTTGTTGTAATTATTATACAATTTTTTCTACGAAAAATCAAGAGAGAAGATGGGACGTATGACGTCCCATATAGAGAGCGGGCAAATACCCGCATTTAACTACTCATTGTCATCGTCCTCATCATAAAACGCATATTCTTCAAAAAAATCATCTTCGGCGGCGATTTCTTCACATAAATCTTCAGAAATAACCCCCTGATTCAATGCAACAAGCACAATTTTTTCCATTAAGTCTTGATTATTTTGAAAATATTTTAAATAATCCCGTGCACTCATTTCTTGTTTCATCTTTTCTCTTGCTTCTTCTTCTGTTTTACCTATACAATTACCCATTATACTGTTGTACCACATTTTTTTATTTTCCTTTCTTTCTTTTGATTACATTTATATTATATATTATTGTTCATTATCTGTCAACCTTACTTTTAGGACGTCTTACGTCCCAACTTACAACGCAGGTGTGACATTTCGTCACATTCCGCGAAGTATTTCAAGAATATTATCGACATCGTAAGCAATACCATTCCAAGAGGTACGGTTTTTTTCTTCATCGTCAAAAAGAACTCCACTTCTTCCTATATGCTTTGGTGTACCATACGGAATTATATCGATATGAGAAAAACGAACGCTTGCAAGATGTTTAGAAAGCCAATTTATTTTTGCCTTTTTAACAATTTCCTCATATTCTTTACTGGAATTTTTTGCAGTCCACGAAACAATTCCTATTTCATACCCCTGTCGCAAAAGACGATTCAACAGCCGAGCAAGCACCTGTAAATTGACGAGCGGGCGAGCATTTTCGTAGGCGTCAGCTCGTTCGTTTACGATATTGTCAAGCCACCCATTAACGCCGTAGAGGTCTGCAATGGTGCCGTCCATATCAAACCATATCTGTTTAGTAGTCATTTTTTTATTTCCTTTCGTTTGATTACATTTATATTATACATTACCACGCGCGAATTGTCAACAGAAGAGTTAGGACGTCTTACGTCCCAACTTATTATAGAAGAAACCGCGTGATAAAATATCACGCGGGCATTGTTAGTCGGGAATTTCTCTTACAAGAAAATACTCATCCTCATCAAGCCATGATTCTATATCTTTTTCAATAACGCTTTCGAGAAAATCCAATTTAAAATTGCTAAGAATTTCTTCGCAGGAATAATTATTTTCGATAAACTCGAACAAGGCATAACTATCATTTACAACATTTTGCCGAACACTTTCTCTTGCTTCCTCTTCGGTTAATATCTTATTGCAATAATAATCATAAAAAATTTTCATATTTAATTCTCTTTTAAAAATCTCTTACGCAAAAAAGGTTTTCATTTTCAAGTTGTCTTTCTGTTATCGTTTTTACGATTTCTTCAATAAAATCAGGAGGCAATTTTTCTATAATTTCATTATGGGGATAATGGTCTATAATAAATTCCCATATGCCATATTTATCTTCCCAAGCATCCTGTTCGGTATATTCCTTTGCTTCTTGCTCTGTTAGCAATTCCTGTCTTACATAGTCATAATAAATTTTCATTCATTATCATTCCTTTCTGTAAAGTTTTCCGCAAAATAATCATTATTACTTGCTATAATATCATCTACGAACTCAACCCAAAAGCCAACCTGTGACAAACACCAACGAAGATATTTGTCATAACCACCGTAAGCAACCAAATAATTAATTAAATCGCACTCAGACATTTCATTCCGTGCGAACTCTCTTGCTTCTTCTTCTGTTTCGCCCGCGGGTTCATCACAATAGTTATACCACATTTTATTATTCCTCTCTTTTCTTTTTGATTACATTTATATTATAGACTTTTTTAGAGATTTTGTCAATCCTATTTTTGGGACGTATGACGTCCCAATTAAAATTTTGGGGAAAAATTTTCCCCAATTTTTTAAGTTAAAACTCAACACCACAAAGAACAAGAATTTTTGTTAATCCTTCCAGTGCCTCCTGCCCAAAAATTGCTGGGAGAGTTGAATAAACTTCGGGATAGATTTTTTTCATTCCCGAAAGAATTATTGCCACCCAATCGCCATTACACCCTTTACACGCGCACATAAATTCCGAAAAGGTTATTTTGCTGTGCTCCTTAAAGGCAGCATTAACAATATCTTTTCCACTTTCGCCCCACTCTACAAGCACATCATTTACTATATCTGCAATATCCATATTTTTCTTCCTCTCTTTATTTTCTGTATATATTATAACCTAAATTTTGGGAAAAGTCAATACCAGTATTGGGACGTGTGACGTCCTAGTTGGAATTTTTAGAAAAAGTTGCGGTTAACCCGCAACCTCTTCCGTACTATCTTTCAACGCTCTCAACATTTTATCGAGTTCGGCTTTTGTTCCACCGAGTTCGAGATTTACGAGAATGTCTTGTGTCTTCTGCTTTTTCTCATCTCTCAACTTTCTTCTTTTTTCCAGTATCGGCGTGTATTCTTTTCCGCCGAAGTTACAAGTATAAGTTATAATAGTTTTCTCCCTATCATCCCACGAGTCTATTGAAAATCCATTCTCCTTAATCACCTTTTTCGCGGTGGCGTCAAATTCATCAGCCATTTTTTCGAGAATATTTTCTACTTCTCCTTTTCTTTCGTAATAATTTCCGTCACAATTTTTAATCAGCGGGTCATAAATTCCGTTGACTGCTTCCTCGACATACTCTCTGATTATCTTCGTAACTCTCATTTTTTTTCTTTCCTTTCAATTCTTTATGTTTTATTTTTGTACTTCCTCTTGAGTACATTTATATTATATACTAAAACCTAACTCTTGTCAACACTGGACTTGGGACGTACTACGTCCCAACTCCGAATTTTGGTATATTCTTCTTCCGCACAAAACTAAAATTTTCAATCCATAAAAAAATTCTACAAAACGCGAAGTGATAAAATACCACTTCGCGCGATTGTAATTAAGAACTTGCAAGTACGGCACCAACACAAGACACAAATGCAATAATTCCTATAAACATAAGACAACTAACAAATCCCATTTTTCTTTTTCTTTCTAAAATTTAACCTTGGAGCGGGCAATTATTTTTTGGAATTAATTTCTTCCTTATGAAACAGACACAAAAATTTATATAAAATTTTCGCAAGTCGCAGCTTCATTCTTTTCTCGAATTTTATCAACTTTCCCTCGTAGAAAAATCCCGTAATAACTAATATTACTATAAGTATATCGAATACTGTCTGTATTGCAAACTTCATTTCTAAACTCATATTATAACCTCTCCTTTACTTTCTATACTTATTATATACTATTTTCCTTAAAAAGTCAAGTATAATTTTGGGACGTATGACGTCCCAACAGTTCTCGCTTTATTTAAAACGCTCAATTTTCCAAAAAGAAACCTCAGTCTAAACTGAGGCTTACTTTTATCGCAGCTTGTATTTTTTTCTGTAATTCGATATCATCAATTTTTCCGTAAAACTTTCCGACTCTCGACTTATCAATAACTCGTATTTGTTCAAGTAGTATGCAGTTGTCGCGCCCGTGTAGCTTGAGCGGAATATGTGTAGGCAATGGGCGCTTTGTAGCTGTCGTAAACGGAGCTATTATAGTCGTAGGTGAATATTTGTTACCCATATTATTCTGGAGAATTATACACGGACGGATACCGCCCTGTTCACTGCCGAGGTTTTTTCCTAAATCACAATAAAAGATATCGTACTTTTGCATTGATATGTACCGCCTTTTCTCTTTGTTGAGTCTATTATACCACAGAGCGGGCGTGATTGCAAGCACAAAGGTGGGACGTCCGACGTCCCAACTTCATAGTGCGATATAAGCAAATGCGGCGTGATTAGATATCACGCCGCAAGACTAAAGATGGATGAGCGGGCGAGCCTACCCGCAACCAATCACTCCATTCTATCTTACCATATTGTTCGAGCATTGTTAATAGGCTTTCAGTTATGTCCGCCATTTGCAAATACCATTCGAGAGCCTTTTCATAATTATTTAAAGCTGTTTCATTGAGCGTTTTTTCATATACATCTCTACATTCTGCCAGTGTTTGAAACGCTTCTGACTCCCGCTTTGCTTGAGCGTTATATTCTTCGATTATACGGTTGACTGTATCGGTTGTGATGTTATCTTTTTTAGTTACTATGCCTACCATTTTGAAGTCTCCATTCTATAGTTAGTCTTGTATATCGCCCGAGCGGGCGGGGCTTTAAGCCCCGCACATCTCCTTGAACTCTTTTAAACTCATTCCGCTTTCTTCGAGAATATCATATATCTTGTCGAGCTTTTTAAGGCTGTTGTTCTGAATTGATATTCTATCATAGAAGAACGGCTCGCCCGCCTTTTTTCTTGCCGTCATAGGCGTGCTCATTTTCAAGCGTATACAGCCCGCATTTTCAAGCTCATCGATGAAAAGCTGAGCCGGAATAACATATGCTTGCAATTCAACAGGCGCGCGGTCATCGAAGTCGGGCGCATATACAATATAATCATTGTCGCAGATTGAATAAACTGTTTCGCCGCTTTCGTCAAGTCGAGCTATCTCGAATGCATTGCACTTTATTTCAATTTTCACGCGCTCGCCGTTTATGCGTTTTGTCGTATCTGTTGCAAATTCTTTCGCCGCGATACCTTTGAATTTGTAATTACCGAGATACAGCTTTACAAGAGCTTCAAACGCTTTACCACCGCGCCCGCTATCAATACCCATTTTCGGCTTGCAATGGTAATTAATAGATTGAGTTTTTTCGAGATAAGAATTTACCTCTGCGATTTTCTTTTCACGAATTGTCATTTTAGAACAACCTTTCGATATGTATTTTTTGTACTTCCTTTTGAGTACGGTTATATAATAACAGATAAATATGAACAAAGTATGAACAAACTATTAACATTTTATGAACTTTTAAAAATCTTTTTAATTCTATTTTAATATGCTTTTATAGTAATTACTTTTATAATTATATATAGGAAAATACCTATATCACTTTTATAATTCTTTTAGCACAAATACCCGGGTGATTTCTGGTAACTTCTTATTTTCTAAAGACGAAAAACGGGCGGGCTGGCTACAAAATACTACGAACTTCAAAAATTTAATATTCTTTTTTAGAAAAATATTGGCGAAATTTGATTTTCCCCAAAATTCTCGGTATAATATAAATGTAAGCAGTACATGGGTCCTCTGCCAAGGTGCCTTCTTGTATGGGCTCCTACCTATGTGCTCACCTATATAAAAACCTACTAAGGAGGATTATTCCTTTGAAAAACCGCCTACAACTAAATTGGGAACTCCCTACCGCAAAAGAACGAATCGAGTTCCTGTCTCGATATATCGAAGGTCTTCCCTTTGAACTGTCGCCCGCAGAACTCGAAACCTGCGCCGCTTATGTGCTTTGGGGGTTCGACGAAGACGGGAAGAATGGCGAACAAAAAGGTCAATACGACCTCGGCCGCAAACGTAAGTCATGGACGCAAAAAGAACCCGCCTCTCTCGACGAACTTGTAAGTACCGCTGGAGAGTCCGAAATTCTTCCCAAGTCCTATATTCCAACCAAAGTTACGCGCGAAGTCTTCTCTCGAGAAAAAACCCGACGAGATGCTCCACCCGACCTACTTATCCTCTTCGAGGCTCTCTGGACGGAAATCGATATTTTGGACCTCGCTCTCTGTGAATACGAACAAAAACTTGGAAAGCGAAAAACCCCACCCCGCGCAGAACTTCTGGCGAGACTCACACCATCCCAAATCGAAACCGCCCACCAAAAATCCCACCTACTCACAAGCTTTTCCTACCTAAAGGAACGTCACCATCTTATTGAATTGCGTCGCCAACAGTATACGCTTCGCGACTCGTTTTCAATTCCGACTCCGCGCGCACTACTTCATACGCCCGCAGAAGACGAAACCCTTCCCATAACCCCGGAACTTGGGATTGCGCCCGTCGGTTTCTCCCAACAATTCTTCGTCCCCTTTAGCGAGTTGGTGCCAAAAAATTTTGAGGAGAAAGACCTGCGCGCGCTCACCAAGGTTCTTTGGAAGAAAACCGACCCCGACGCTACCTTTGACTTCCGAAAAGAACAAAACCTTTTGGAGTTTTTGGAATTGCGCGAGGACTTCCGCAATACGCTCCTTCAACAAGTTTTTACTTATTATGCGCGCGAGGCAAATCTAAGTGAGTCTCAAAACGACCTTCTTCGTATGAAACTGCGCGGGATACCAAATATCCAAATCGCCAAAACCCTAAACGAAACCTATGGAAGTCACTATACCGATAACTACATTTCGACTATCTATCGACAAAAAATTATACCCCAAATCGCAGAAGCCGCACGTATTCACCGAGAGCTTTTGGAGAATTTATTCTTTCCGGAGAACTGGAAAGTTTGTATTGGATGCGGGCGAGTTTTACTTCGTAGTAAAGACTTTTTTGTACGCAAAAGTCGCTCCAGCGATGGATTTACGGGGCGCTGTAAGATTTGTGACAAAGAAGAGCGTGCGAAAAAATCTAAAGAGAAAAAGGAGAAAGCTCAAAATGAATAAGAAGAAAAAAAGAAAAAACAATAGACGAGAACCCAAGCATAAGCTCGAAGCTCGCCAATTTTCCTACTTTGTAAACTTGCTTGTGGCATTACCTGTGGACGAGTTTGCTGGGGTTGCGCGCATTCTCAAGGTTCGGCTTTTAGACAAGAACGAAGACAAGACCGAAGATGAGACCGAGCCACCTCTTCGCGATTTCGTCGATATCTTCGAGGAAATTCTTGATGAGTTTTTGCGACTTACGCCTACTCAACGCCATAATCTAATTTGGATTATGGAAGCCGCACTATCCGAAGAAGGAAACGAACTCCACGCTGATAGTAAATATAAACATTTGCCTATGAGTCTTACGATGCGCCCGATCGTCGAATTGAATGAAAACGCGGAGGTAATCGAAGATGCAACCACTTCTACGAGTACGGACTAAAACGTTTTCCGAAAAAATTTGCCCACGATGCGGCAACCACCTTGGACCAGAAGATTTCGCGCCTACCAAGTCATGGTTCTATGCAGATGGGGTACTTCCGATTTGCGACGAGTGTTGCGCGCAGTACTTAGAGGAAAAAGAGTTCCGATGGGAGGTTGTGGATAAGTTTTGCCAATGGGCCGATATACCTTTCGTTCCAAAAGAATTTGAACGTCTCCACAAAGCCAACGGCCGCAAAGTATTCCATACCTACGCGGCAGTCTTCCTTTCCGAAGAATATGCAAGCTTTGGATGGGAAGACTATAATGAAGAATTTCGGAAGCTTCACAGTAAAGGACTTCTTGAGTTTGAGGTGCCTTTAGTTGGAGAAGAAAAACTTCGTAAACTTCGGGAGAAATGGGGTAGCAACTATGATACAGATGGACTTCTTTACTTGGAGAATTTGTATAATGGATTGCTTAGTACGCAGAATATAAATGGCGCGCTTCAATCAGACCAAGCTTTGAAGATTTGTAAAATTTCTTGCGAGCTTGACCGTAGGATACGAGATGGTGAAGATTTTGATAAACTTTTGAAGAGTTATGATACTCTTGTTAAGGCGGCAGAATTTACACCAAAAAATACAAAGAATATTAATGATTTTGACTCGGTTGGAGAGCTATTCTCTTGGCTTGAGAAAAGAGGTTGGAAGAACAAATATTTTGATAATGTGTCAAAAGATGTTGTTGATGAGACAATGAAGAACATTCAAGCTTTCAACCAGAAACTGTATACGAATGAGACGGGAATTGGTGATGAGATTACTCGTCGAATCGAAGCTCTCCAAAATGCGAAGAAAGCTGAAGACCGTTATGATACGGGCGGCGAATATGCATTAGATGATTACGAGCTTGACGGATATGACAAGCTATTAAATGCGGATGAGGAAGAATTTGAGTCTGACCTTGGAGGCGCGTAACCATGAAATTATTGAGTAAAAACCTTCAAGGTTTTGATGATGTGCAAGTTGGTAAACGAGAAAATATACCAATCGAAAAAGGAGCTGTCCTTGGGGAAGCTTTTTTTGAAAAGAATCAAGATTTAGTGGAGAAGTATTGTAATTACTTTACTGCTTATCCAGACCTATTTTTGGATTTGATTAAGCCCGTTGATTCTTCTTTCTCTTTCTTTTTCTACCAAAGAATTGTATTGCGCGCGCTTATGAGATTTAAGATTATATATATAAGCGCCTGTTTAAAAGGTGATACACCAATCTTAACAGAACACGGAATGGTCCCAATAAAAGATTTCAATCCTTGTGATCGTGTTTGGAGCGACGGCAAATGGCGCGCAGTTGAAAATCTTAATCGACGCGAATGGCATGGAAATTTATGTCAAATTTCAGCCGATAATTGCTTTGAAGATACGATTACAACAACTGACGATCATAAATTTTTGGTAGCGCCGCGAAAAAATAGATCAGCACGTCCCGGAGTGTTTTGGAAAGAAGGACTTGAGTTTTTCAATATTCCAAATTATAAAGAACGAAAAGAATTTTATCGAAGAGCTTTGCGCGAAATCACGCCTCAATGGGTTTCAGCGAAAGACCTTACAAATAATGATTGGCTTCTATCGTCAATTGATACTGGAGTACGTGATATCAAAAAGATAGAAACGGTTGCGCCACCGAAGAAAGCTACAAATCTAATTCCATCGGAAATTGAGCTAAATAATGATTTCTATGAGTGGCTTGGAATTTGGCTTGCTGAAGGTAGTTGGGACGAGCATCGAATTGCTTTTACAATTTCGACCGAAGAAGAGCGCCTTAAAAACCGTATTATTGAACTATCTGAGAAAATTTTTGGATTAACACCGCGCATATACATTCGGTCTGAACACCACTCACAAGTTTTATCACTTGGTAGTATACATTTAAGTCGATTTTTTTCTCAACTTTTTCAATGCGAGCCAAATGAAATGAACCAGTGGAATAAGTGGATTCCACAAATTTTAATTCATTGTGAGCCACAAAAACAGCTTCAACTTGTAAAGGGATGGCTTGATGGAGATGGTCATTATCGTAAAAGCGGTAACTCACCACGCTATAAGGGTACAACGGTTTCTAACCAGCTATGCGAAGGTATTAAGAGTATCCTTTATCGAAATTTTGTCAATCCATCTATTACAACCGAAATTCGTCCCAAAAAAGCAAAAGTATATAATATTAACTTCAATGGCGCGCTGGCCGCTGAATTTAAAGATGCGATAGATAATAATAGACCAGTCCTTATAGATGAAACAATGCGGCTTGGAGAATATTACCCTCTCAAATATGGCGATAAGCTTTATATGCGAAACAAGGTTCGAAAAGTTAAAATTTTGCCACCAGATGACGAAGATGTTTATTGTCTCCAAATGGAAAATGAGCAATTTTGTGTTAATGGTGTTGAAGGACATAACTGTCGCGCCTTCAGCAAGTCCTTTCTCACAATTCTTGCGCTCTTCCTCCAATGCGTGTTTATGCCTCGTACCAAACGCTTCATCTGCGCGCCTTATAAGAATCAAGGCGCGCAAATTGCGAAAGAAAAGCTAACCGAAATCTTCCAGCTTTTTCCTCTACTGCGGCGAGAAGTTATAGGAGGCTCTGTTGCAGAAGTCCCTGGTAACTATGGTAAGGATTACGTAACGCTGCGGTTTAGAAATGGTTCAGAGTTTACAGTGGTTGGTGCTGCTGATAGTACCCGTGGTGGCAGAAGACATGGCGGTCTGCTGGATGAGCTGAGAGATCATGATGAGAAGGATATAACAGAAATTGTCTTACCTTTGATGAACGTGTCACGTCGTCTTCCCGACAACACCGTAAATCCAAAAGAGCCAAACCAGCAACAGGCGATCATGACATCTGCTGGAGCAAGAACTTCCTATGCATATGACAAACTTATTGACTGTTTTGAAACAGCAATTATAGAACCCGACCGGGCTTTTGTTATGGGATGTGACTATCGCGTTCCTATGATGCACGGGTTGATCGATCGAAGTTATATCAATGGGTTAAAGATGTCACCTTCATATAATGAAGAGTCTTTTGCGCGCGAGTATATGTCCTCGTGGGGCGGCGGAGATAGTGAGTCTTGGTTTAACTTCGACAAAATTTCAAAATATCGAAAATTAAAAAATCCTGAATTGCACGCTTCGAGTAGACTTACAAAGAATCAATTCTACTTAATTTCAGTGGATGTTGGCAGGCTCAGTGACCAAACTGTAGCCTGTATCTTCAAAGTAAGTGTTCTTGATGGTAAGTATTTCGCAAGTTTGGTTAATATTGAGGTGCTTGGCCGCACCCCTGAAACTAAACCCTTTTCTCGCCAGGCAGCAGACATTAAGCGGTTAATCAATTTGTATGAACCGCGCGAAGTTGTGCTTGATACAAATGGTCTCGGAGTTGGACTTGGCGATGAAATGATTCGTGCGCAGTTCGGTGAAGACGGAACCTATTATCCGCCTTATGGGTTCATAAATGATCCCAACTACCGAAAAGTACAGCCTCATGATGCACGCTGCATCCTATATGGAATCAAGGCATCCGCTTCTCTCAACTCTCAAATCCATAGTAACTGCTATGCCAAACTAAACGGCGGCAGAGTACGTTTTCTTATTAAAGAACAAGATGCGAAACTATCTTTACTCGCCACCAAGATTGGCCGCAAGATGTCAGTGGAGCAAAGAGTTAAGAGATTAATGCCGCACGAGATGACAACAAACCTTTTCCAAGAAATGGCGAACCTTCGTTTAAAACGAACCGGCGCGGGCACTGATATCGTACTGGAACGTATTAATGAAAGGTATCCCAAGGATAAATATTCTGCCTTTGCTTATGGGCTTTGGCGCATTAAAGAATATGAAGAAGAAACCTTCAAAAAGCAGAAAAGGCGCGGGGCATCTCGTCAATTAATTTTTTTTACAGGAGGTAATTAACCTATGACAGGTTCTAACGACAACAATCGAATACTGTCCAAAGAACCAGATTTTGCAACCTCCTTTGCGAAAGTTACAGACTCTCTTATTGCAACTAATGACCGGGCATGGAACAGCACTTATTTCCGTAGTTATTCTACCTCGACAAGAGATTACAAGCCCGAAGAAATCAAGCGCATTGTAGAGTCTGGCTCGTTGGAAGAACAACAGAAGCTTTCTCGTAACTATTTTCTCAAAGACGGTATCTATAAAAAGCTTATCATGTACTACGCAACGCTTTTGGATTATGCGGGTTTATTACTACCTAATCCAAGTTTCGGTCAGAATCTCTCCACTTCTCACCTGCAGAAGCGTTATCAGCGTGCAATGGACTTTATAGATTCCGTTCCTTTGAGGAGTATATTTACAGTATTCTCTCAGCGAGCACTTGTTGATGGATGTTATTATGGTGTTATTCAAGAGTTGGATAAGAACATTTTATCGATTATTGATTTACCGCCTTCTTATTGCGCGACTAACTTCCGTGATGAATACGGCAATGACGTAGTTGAATTTAATGTTGCTTATTTTGACACCATACACGCAGACTCGAAAAGAAAAGAAGCTCTTAACTCTTATCCAAAATTTATTGTAACGGCTTACAAGAAATATAAGAAAGGTAAAGGACCTCAGTGGATTCTGATACCTTCAGATGTAGGGGTATGCTTCCCCGCACTTGATGGTCGTCCGATGTTCCTTAGTGCAATCAGTGCTTGCGTTGAGTATGATGATGCAATAGACGTAGAACAAGCGCGTGCATTAGAAAACATTCGAAAGATTTTAGTTCAGAAAATACCCCATCTTAATGATGGTACTCTTCTTTTCGAACCAGATGAAGTCCAACTTATGCACGAAGGTGCAGTTGGAATGATGAGAGGAAATCGTAATATCAGCGTATTAACAACCTACGGCGACATTGATGCGGTAGCATCATCCAGTTCAGCAGATACAATTAATAACACATTGGATAGAATGTACAAAAACATCTACAATAACGCGGGCGTTAGCTCAGAACTTTTTTGCTCGACTGGTAGCGCAACACTTGCGGCGTCAATTAAAATGGATATTTCTATTATGATGACGTTTGCTACACGATATGCTTTCCTTATAACTCAGCTGGTCAACCAACTTTTTGGAAATAACAACATTAACTTTAAATATGTGATATATCCTGTCTGCGAACAGAATCGCAAAGAATATGTGGATATGTGCTTTAAGCTTGCGCAAAGCGGCTACAGTTTACTGATGCCCGCGATTGCCATGGGCTTCTCTCAGCGAGATATCATTAATGTAAAGACGTTGGAGAATGATGTACTTGGACTAACGGAAATACTAATTCCGCCCAGTTCTTCATACACACAATCCGCGGCAGGCTCTAAACCGGGTGCGAACCCAGTAGGAGCACCTCGTAAGACGGATGATGAGAAAGCACCGCAGACTTTGAAGAATGATGAATCAGCGAATAATACGGGGGAAAATAGATGAGTGAGAAACTAAATCAATTTTCCGTAGAAGTATATGGAAATTTAGAACCTTATAATGAGGTTATTTCAAAGGCTCGCGTTCGCATTTTTTATCTCGGAGAAAATCGTAATGCCGCATATATAAGTCGAGAGTTCGCAGAAAAACTTGTGATGACTTTGCCTTATACTCCTGTTAAGGGCATTTTTGATGAGATTAATGATGATTATTCTGATCATGGCGAGCGTCGAAGCGAAGGTAGGATATATGGTATTGTTCCCGAAAATCCGAATTTTGCCTGGGAACAGCATGAAGATGAAGATGGTGTGACTCGGACTTACGCTTGCGCGGACGTCTTAATTTTCACCGCTCTTTATGCCGAAGCAAACTTAATTCTCGGTAAAGGAGAGTCAATGGAACTCTACGGACCTTCGATTAAGGGTGTGTGGAAGATGATTGGTGGTAAGAGACTCTTTGAGTATACCGAAGGTTGTTTCTTGGGTTTGCAGGTACTTGGCGATGAGGTTGAGCCTTGCTTTGAGGGCGCCGTTTTCTTTAGCCTTGATGATCTGCGCGGAACCATCAAAAAAGTGGAACAGTATCTTATACAATTTGAGAAGAAATTGGAGGATAAGCAAATGACAGTTAATTTTAAGCTTTCCGATGAACGCAAGGCAAATCAGCTTTGGTCTCTTCTTAATCCTAACTGCACCGAAGAGGGCGGTTATGTAATTAATTATGAGATTTATGAAGTTTATGATAATTATGCTGTATGCTGGAACTATGATGAGCAGATTTTCGAGAGAGTTTATTATACCAAGAATGATGATAGTGACTCTGTTGAAATAGGTTCTAAAGAGCAATGTTTTATTGTAGATGTAACCAGTGCGGAAAGAGAAAGTCTTCGACTTGTTCAGGCTTTGAATGATAATACTTTTGAGAATCTTGATAAGAGACTTGAGAGAGAGCAAGAGCTTGATGGTCAGGTTGGAGAACTTAATACAAAAATTGAGACTTTGGAGCAGAAAACAGAAGAGTTTGAATCCCAGATCTCCACTTATAATACAGAGAAGGAGACGTTTACTCAGCAGATTGAGACGCTTGAGAGCGACAAAAACTCACTTCAAGAGCAAGTAGACGCACTTTCTACCTACAAGGCTAATATTGAAAAGCAGGATAAGCTTGGTCTTATCGAAACTTACTCTAATAAGCTTGATCAATCAATACTTGATACGTTTACTGAGGAAGTTGATAAGTACACTTATGAGGCTCTTGATAGAGAATTGGCCTATACTTTGGTTAAGAGTAATCCCGCGAATTTTGCTCTTGATTCTAAGAAACACTATGTTCCCAAGGACAATGTTACAAAAAACGGTATAACCGCCATCCTTGAGAAATATACTAACAATTAATGGAGGAATTTTATAATGGCTTTTACAAGACTTGCTATTAATGGTAACGGTCAAATAGAGCTTAACAATGTCGCTTTCCGTCGCGATGGTCGCATTGAGGCTCAGTGCAAGCTTAGCGTAGCAGCAGAGAATGGTATGATTCTTGCTGTTGACACTGCTAAGCGCGAAGTTCGCCTTCCCAAGGCTGATGGTGAGGATTGCCCTCTTGCTGTTGTTTATACCAGTGAGCATATGTACAGCGATATAGAGGTTGGTCTCAAGAACTTCATAAACAAAGAGGGCTCCTATCCTCGTATGGGCTATCCCGCAATACATGATATTTGGACAACCAATACAATTGGTTATGATTCAGCAGAGTTTACTTCAAACGATGCTGTTGTCGAAGCTATAAAGAAGGCTGGCGAGACAGCCCTTTATGGTAAAGTTGGCGCAGAGGGTGTTGTTACTCTTACTGCTACGAAACCCGCTTCTGGTCTTTGCTTCAAGGTTGCCACTGGCATGGGCGCAGGTTCTATGCCCGATGGTCAGGTTGGCGTTAAGCTTGAAGTCATTGGACTTTAATTTTTGGAAAGGAGGACTATATAATGGCTACTATTGCTGAGATTAAAGAATTAGCTCTCCATGCCGCTCGCGGTACTGCGCCTGCTAATTATTCCGTTCAGAATGTAAATGATGCCTTTCGTGATGAGCTTAATACTCTTGCGAACGACATTTATAGCTTTATGAAGAACCGTTATGATATATATTCTATAATGGTTGAAACAATCGATGAGGTTGCTCCTAAGAAGGTTATCGACGCTGTTGGTATTTTTGCTGAGGTTAAGGTTGTCGGTAACAATGAGAAGGCTGTCTTTAAGACTCGCCTTGGCCGCAATCGTGCGAAGAAGTTCCTTACTCGTGCCGCGGCATCTGGTGTTTATGAGACTTTCCGTCTTGATTCTGACACCTTTACTGTTGATACTTATACCATTGGTGGCGCTTGCACAATCGATTACGAGAGAATGCTTGATGGCGCCGAGGTTATGGCTGAGGTTATGGATATCATGACTGAGGGTATTACTGATTCTATCTATGTTGATGTTCAGAATACACTACGCGCAGCTATAAATGCTACTGGTCGTCCTGCAGCTAACAAACACACCGCCTCTTCTTTCGACTCCGATGAGATGGTTAAGCTTATTAATGTTGTTCGCGCTTATGGTGAGGGTGCTGTCATCTTCGCTCCCGGCGAGTTCATCGCTGCTATGGGTCCCGACGCTATAGTTCCTGTTGACGCTACTAATCACATTGCGGGCGTCTATCATCCTCAGGATATCGATGCTATCCACAATCAGGGCTATATCAATATCTTCCGTGGTACTCCTATCGTTCAGCTTCCTCAGTCCTTTATTGACGAGAACAACGAGCAGACTTGGATTGATCCTCAGCTTGCTTATGTTCTTCCTACGGGCAGAGAGCGTGTTGTTAAGGTTGTTCTTGAGGGTCAGACCCAGATCAACGACTTTAAGAACCGTGACAACTCTATGGAGATACACCTCTACAGAAAGATAGGTTCTGCTATCTTGGCACACCACAACTGGGCCATCTATCAGAATACCGGTATTGAACAGACATACGCATCACCCTACGATCTTTAATAAAATGGGGGAGGAAGGGTTCCTTCCTTCCCCTTTAAAAATATAACCCTATAAGGGCGAGTAAAAAGGAGTAATAAATTATGACAGACGATACCAAGATTATGCTTGTAAATATGACAACGGGTTCTCTTTCCGTAAATATCCCCGATCTTCGTTACAAAAGACGCTGGGAAAAGAAGGGCGCCAAGAAACCTATGCCTTGGAGCGTACTTAAAGAGGCTATTTATGACCCCGGCTTTGAGTATATGGTGCAGCAAGGCATGCTTTTTATTGATAGCAAGGACGCGCGCATTGAACTTGGGCTTGAGGATGGAGATACAACAGAAGTGATCTGTTTAAATGATTCTCAACTTAAAAGAATGGCAACAGTTATGCCGCTTGTTGATTTTAAGGAGCAGATAAAGAAGATTCCTTATGAACAGGTTCAGAACCTCGTCTCCTATATGATTGAGAACGAATGCGCAGATATATCTAAGACTGAAATACTCAAAAAAATGACAGGCATAGATGTCATGTCAGCAATTAAGCTAAATCGTCAAGCTAAGGAGGACTAACATGACTCCCTATTCTACTGTGTACAAGGCGGCGCTTGGTAGAATCTTGGAAGATGAATGGACTGAGTGGACAGAAGACGAGATTAAGGAAGACTTATCTGGACTTCTCGATGCGGCCTTGCCTTGGTTTAAGTTTCCTCGTGTCTCTTTGAAGCGTACTGACGAGGGATTTGAGGGCGACTTAAGCAATGAAGAAATACAAATTCTGGCTTCTCTTATGAAATGCGAGTGGCTGAATCGTAGTATTATGACTTGGGAGAATGTTAAGCCTTTATATGATGAGAGGGACTTTTCTCCCGGCAACACTCTTGACAAACTCAATAAAACGCTCAAGTATGAACGAGATACTGCGCGCAGACTTGAAAGCATTTATTACCGGTCTATTAAAGGGTCTCCATATAATTATCGGAAATGGGCTGGTGATAATTCATGACCTATGCGCAAGAAGGATATACAAACAAGCTCAAAAATAAACTTTTTGGGCTTTTATGCGAGTTTGAGAAGAATCGAGAGTGGGAAAAATTTTTAGATTCAATTATAATTGAACTAATGGGTGTTCCTGAAGAGGATCGCACAATCAACTACTATATTTTAATGTATAAGCTCTCGACATTAAGATATTTACGTTATGAATATTTTAGGAGCACTATTTTTGATTGCATGACTTTAGTTTCAAAGGGGTGAGGTAATGGGCGATTTTGATATATATTTTAAAAGATTAAATCGCTATGGCACTGATTACCCATCTCGATTACAAAACCAAAGGGAAAGAGAATTTGAGCGCAAGCTTACCTATTCGGTTTATAGGTTAGACTTTCCTTATGGAGATACGATGGAAGCGGGTACTTTAGAGCCTCTGTCACAAGATAATACCAAGACGATGGCACATCTTCTAACACGAACTCGAGTTCAATTAGAGCCGGGTACCATTCTTATGTTAGATGATATTAATAACCAAAAAACCCCTTGGATGGTATACTATCTTGAACATATTAAAGCAAGTGGTTATAATCGTTACACCCTTATACGAATGACTCACTATTTGACTTGGACTGCGCGCGATGGTAGCACACAATCATCTTGGGCTTATGTCTATGGTCAAGAAGATAATATGTTAAAAGATGAAATTAAGTCTCGCTCTCGTATGAATGCCCTCTATCGAGAAAATCTTAAATTAAGTTTTATGGTTATGCCCAAAAATCCATACATTAAAAAGGATGTATATTTTGAGATTGGAGAGGGTGCGTTCAAAGAAGGTTATGTAATTACGGGTTATGACCTCTTATCAACTCCCGGAGTTGAATTTGTGTCATATGATCCTGTGTATCTCTATGACAATAGTCCCGCGCCTACGAGGCCGGAGGGAGATACATCTGACGATTACTACTGGTTAGAGGGAGGCGAAGAATAATGGGAGTGCGAAACTGCGAAGAGCTTGGGCGCAACCTTCAAAAAATTATGAATCGCCTTTTAGCTAATCAGAATCTTCTAAAGTTATTATATTATACTGATAAAGACCCCCTAAATCATGATGACTTTAAAAAAGAAGAAATTCGAGAGAAGTTTTTTGAGAAGCTGGTCAGAATTGTCCCTAAGGTTGGTCCAAAAGAGACCGCTAACTCTATTGTTGTTTTACGAGTTGAGTCTGGGGATATAAATGATAATGATGAGTTTAGGGATTTTATTATAAAGGTCGAAACTTTCGTACCAATGACGCAATGGATTATTAAAGATAGCAATTTGCGTCCTTTTGCAATACTTGGAGAAATACAGAAAAGTTTAAGTGGTAAGACGATTAACGGTCTTGGTAAGATAGTTGGCGGCGATTTTGATTTAAACTTTGTTACAGAAGAAATAAGCTGCTATGAGCAAGGTTTTATGATTACAAGTTATGATTAACTCTTATGCTTTTCTACGACTGCCGATACAAAAAAAGAACTACTCTGTATACCCTCCATCTTTAAACGACAGTTTAAAGAATCCTAAATTTACACAATGGGAAGGACTTTTTACTACTTCGCAGGAAGAGTTAGAAGATTCCATCCACGAACATAATCCGAGTTACGATGGACCAATTCCTACTCCTTGGATTTTTATTCTTGGGAGTGCTCTTGAAGATAAAGAATTTGAAGCTACAGTGCGCGAAGCCTTTCAGTTCTTTCTTCACGAGGATATTACAATTCTATATGATAGCCAAGTTATAGTGCTTGGAGACCTTGAAAATGAGTTAATGAATGTAACTTCTGCGGAAGAACTTCGCATAATAGATGAAGAGGAATTTTTTGAGTTACAAAATACTGTGCGGATAAGCTTGGGAATGAATCCTGTAGAGGAACCCGACCCCAATGAGAGTCCGCGCATTAAACGAATGAAGGCTAAGGCAAGACTGAGAGATAGGATTAAAGCCAAAAAAGGTATGGGTTTATCTCTTGGCGATTCTCTTGTTTCAATTTGTTGTATGGGAATTGGACTCACTCCACTTAATATCGGAGAGATTAGTTACGCCGCGCTTGGTAAGATTATCGATCGTTATCAAAGGAAAGAAGCCTATGAAACGGACGTTAAATCGATACTCGCAGGCGCGGATGCAAAGAAAATACACCCGAAATATTGGATTACAAATGAATAAATTTTATTAAGGAGGCTATTTTAATATGGCAAATATCCTTGAACAGTACGGCATTAAAGAGGTATGCGACTTTACGTTCTATGATATTGGCGCTGACGGCAAGCCTACCGTACCGGTTCTTTACCTTGATACACTAAAGGTTTCAACTCTTGAGCAAACCGCAGAGGATACCGCAGCTAAGGGCGGTAAGGGTAACGCCGATCTCATCATTTGGGACTTCGGTAAGGAGATCAATATCACTCTTGAGGATGCTCTCTTCAGTGCTAAGTCCATGGCTATCATGTTTGGTAATGGTACTGTTACTGATTATACGGGCGACGCTGCCTTCATTATGAAGACAGAGAAGTTTGTTGCAACTGCAACGACTGTTCCTACTACAACTGACGCTTCTGGTTGGTCTGCAAAGTACACTGCGCCCGACGGTAAGCTTTATGAGAAGAAGAATCCTAAGTTCTTCGATGCCAAGGGTGCTATTCCCGAGACCCTTGTTGTTGGTAATACTTATTTCTGCTCCTTCGACGTCCTTGTTGACGGCGCAATAATTGATATCGGTGCATCTACCTTCCCCGGCACTTACTATGCTGTTGGTGATACTTTCGCCAGATCCAGAACTACTGGTAAGGACGAAGAGTTCCAGCTCATCATACCTAAGGCGAAAGTTCTGTCCGAGAACACAATCACGATGGAGGCAGAGGGAGATCCTTCGGTGTTCAACATGAATCTCCGCGTACTCCGTCCCGCGGATGGTAAGATGGTACGTCTTGTTAAGTATAAGCTCGCTGGTGAGGGTACTGATCCTACCGCTGAGACTACTTCAATCTACCATGCTACCGACCTTAAAGCTGAGTAAAAATTAAAAAAATGGGCGGATGTCGAATGGCATCCGCCTTTTTACTAAGGTGATAAAATGACTGAAACTGCCCAATTTGGATTTAAAGAACTGTACTCTGTTCTACTAAAAGCTACTTATCCAATGGAGATAAAAGGCCGGAAGTTCGAGGTTGGAGAGACAATTGCGGCATTTGACCGCATCAGCATAGCCAACTTTGAAGAAATTAAAAGTTATATAAGTGCAAATGGAGGCTTTGATAACAGAGCAAGAGTTGATTGGGATACAACAAAAGAAGTTCAGCTTATTTTTTCCCAAGGAGTCTTTTCCAAAACTCAATTTGCTTTGATGAATGGGCTAAAGCTTTTCGACGTACGGAAAGAATCTATTGAGGTTCCAAAGTATGAGGAAAAGGAAAGCGATGAGAATGGAATTATTACTTTCTCAAATCCACCTGCGCCTGACACAAAAATTTTTATATATGATAAATCCACTGGCGAGAAAATTATCTCTTATGAAAAAGTAGATGAAACCCGCTTCAAAATTGATAAGCCATATACCAATGTGATATTGGATTACTGTTTTGCTTATAATTCCAACGCTACAATCGCGCGCGTTGGTCAACCAACTTTTGATGGGTATCTTTACTTAATAGGAAAGACTCGTTTTAAGGATGACGAGTCTGGAGCTACAAAGACCGGAATTATAACGATTCCACGATTAAAACTGGTGTCTGACCTATCAATTCGTTTGGGAAAAAATGCTACTCCGGTTGTTAGTACCTTGCGCGCAAAGGCTATACCAGTAGGCGGAAGGAACAGCACCAGAGTTATGGATTTAACATATTTAAATGACGATATAGATAGTGATATATGAGGTTTCGACATTAGTTTTAATTCTAAAACTAATGTCGATTTTTTTATAAGGAGGAAAGGTTTTGGGAAAGAAAGGAGGAACAATTCAAGAGACCTTAGAAATTAAAATTGTTACACAGCTTGATAATATAGATCAAACTGTGAAAACAATGCGAGAGAATCTCTCGAAGCTAAATTTAGGGGCTTCTACGCAGAAAGAATTTAACCAAATTTTAAGTGGTATTACAGAAAAAATTAAGAACTTGCGCGCATCTACAAAGGATGGCGTAATTAAGTTTACCGATCAGAATCAAGTTGCAAAAGATATTAAAGCAATAGAGCAAAAGCTTCAAAGGCTTGGAATTGATACTGATTTCTTGAGTATTGATGAGAAGAATTTACAAACATCAGTAAAAGTTATTGAGCAAATGACTGCTGCGCGTCGTAAGTATGCAAACGCAGTAGAAGAGGCAAATAAAAAGGAGCAGGCGGCTCAAGAGCGAGTTGATAAGTGGAAAATACAGAAAGACAATATGGCCCAAGTTATAGACGGGTATAACGCTCTTGCCAGTGTATTAGTGCGTGCAACTCAAAAAGCCGAAGCCACTCAACAGGCTCTTAAAGAAGCACAAGATCAATTAGATAATTTCATGGCCAGCGAAAAAAACGATAATTCAGAAGCCGCACAAGCTGAAATACAGCGTTTAAAGAAAAATGTTTCTACTAAAAAAGGTCAAAATACCAAAGCTCATAATGCTATTACGAAAGCTCAGACAAATTTAGACAATTATGACTTTGGCGACTCTGAAGAAAATATAAATAAGGCCAATAAACGACTAAATGAACTGAATGAGAACCTTAAAAAAGCGAAAGAAAATTTAGCTGCAGTAAAAGAACAAGACCTCGGTGTGGCAAGATTTGAGGACTTAAAAAAGAATCTTGAAAGTATAAAAGATATTAATTGGTCTTCTTCTGGGGTTGATTTTTCAAAGATTCAAAGCATTGAAGATTTTGACAGAGTATTAAAATCAATTAAGGATAGTTCTGGTAAAGGTGCCGAGCAAGCCATTGAAGCAATAAATGGAGCCTTACAATCTGCCCTTGGTAACGCGGGCAGTATGAGTAATGAAATGGGTCAGGTTTCTGACCAGTTTGACCGCTTAGCAGCTCAAAAAAACGACATCGATTCATTACGCCAAAGTCTATTGAATTTCTTTGGTATTCAAAATGCGATTCAATTATTTAAACGCGCAGTTAGAGAAGCTTATGATTCTGTAACAGAGCTTGATAAAGCAATGACTGAGACGGCTGTTGTTACTGATTTTTCTGTTGGCGATATGTGGGATCAGCTTCCCGAATATACAAAAAGGGCCAATGAGCTTGGTACGACAACTCTTGGTGCGTATGAAACTGCCACTCTCTTCTACCAGCAAGGTCTTAAAACCAATGAGGTAATGGAAGTCTCTACTGAGACGATGAAGATGGCGCGTATTGCAGGAATGGATTATGTCGACGCGACTAATATGATGACCGCCGCGCTTCGTGGTTTTAATATGGAAATCAGTAAGACTTCGGCGCAAAGGGTCAACGATGTTTATTCAGAACTTGCTAAAATTACAGCTTCAGATACACAAGAAATCTCAACTGCAATGACAAAAACTGCCTCCATTGCGCACAATGCAAACATGGAATTCGAGACTACGGCAGCTTTTCTCTCACAGATTATAGAAACGACTCGTGAATCTGCAGAGACTGCAGGTACTGCAATGAAAACAATCGTTGCACGTTTCACTGAGCTGAAAAAGAATCCGAATGAACTTGTTGAAGTTGATGGCGAACAGGTTGATGCTAATAAGATTGAGACGGCGTTACGTTCGGTTGGCGTAGCACTTCGCGATAGTAACGGTGAATTTAGAAAGCTTGATGATGTTTTCCTTGATTTGGCTAAGAGATGGGATTCTTTAACTGTAAATCAGCAACGTTATGTTGCCACAATGGCAGCAGGTAGTAGACAGCAGAGCCGTTTCATTGCTATGATGTCTAACTATGATAGAACTGTTGAACTTGTAAATGCAGCATACAATAGTGCTGGTTCATCACAGGAACAGTTTGAGAAAACAACTGAATCTTTGGAGAGTAAGATTAATCGTTTACATAATGCTTGGCAAGAGTTTACGATGAATCTTAGCAACAGCGCGATTATTAAAGGCGCGGTTGACTTGCTGACGGGATTCTTGAATGTTATTAACAAAATTATAACCGTCGGCGATACAATGAACAATAGTGTAGCTTCATTTGCTTTGACTTTAGGAATGGTTATTAAAACTTTTACCTCCTTAGGAAAAGCTTATGATAAATATGGTGATAAAGTCTTTAACGGTATAAAATCTATTACTGGCTCAACAAAAATTGAAAATGTAGTAGAAAACGTTAAGAAAGGAACGGAACAAGGTACCGTAGCGGCGCAACAGGAAGTTTATGAAGCTACTAAAAAATCAATTTATCGAGCTACTAAAGAAGGCATGACGCAAGGGGCGCAGCAAGCCTCTACTGGTAACAAAGAAAAAAAGAAAATTAAGGTTAAAACTTCTGAAAATGATACCGGAGCAGTTGAAGCAGCCAAAAATAAAGTTCCAACAATAGACTCTAAAACAAGTGAAAATATTGGTAAAGAAGTGGGCGAAAAAGTAGAGGCTGCAATCGATAATTCTTCTGCTACGAAAGAAACTTTTGGACAAAGTATAAAAAGTGGATGGAAAACTGGCTGGAATGAAGGTAAAGAACTAAATGCCGCGGAATGGGAAAAGTTTAATAAAAATTTACCTAAAGTAAATGACGGTTTAAAGAATTTCAAAGGTAACATAGGAAAGATAAGCAGTCTTGGGAAAAGTAGTGCTCAATCTTTAAGCAAATCTATTAGTAGCTTTATGACACCTATGAACACACTTCTTTTAAGTGTCGTAGCAATGAATTTAGCTATCAAAGGTGTAACTACTATATTTGATAGACTTGTTAGGACTTCTGATGAGCAGGTATCTTTGTATTCTGACGCCCTGACGGGAGCAACAGAAAGGATACAAGCCTTGTCAGAGGAGCTTGGTAATATAACCCAGGCTAAGGATAAATTTAACGAGCTTACCGCGTCAATGGATCATTTGACAGAAGGAACTATCGAGTATGAAGAAGCTCGAAGAGAATCTAACACAGTAATTCGGGAGATTCTTGAAAAGAACCCAAATTTATCTACTCATGTATCATATCAAGATGGACAATGGACTCCTGATAGTAACTTTTGGAGCGAGTATCAAAAAGCCACAGAAAACGCATTAAAATCTGCCGAAGCAACATCGGCTGTTTTACAAGCGAAAAAAACTTCAGCAGAATATAATTCTGCAATTGACCAATTAGGCGTTGCTACAACAGATATTACCACCGCCGAACAAGAAACTGCAAAAGGTGTAGCCACCGCCGCTGGAATTATTGCAGGTGCATTAGGCGTACTTCTTGCTCCAGTATCGGGAGGTTTAAGCCTGGTGGCTGTAGCTGGAGCAAGCGCGGCTGCTGGGGCAACTGCTGGCGCCTTAGGTTCTACCGCAATTAGTAAGTTTGGTAAAGACCCTGCTGAAATGAACAAGATTATGGAGGGTCTGGCAACTGTTCAAGGCGCAAGCTTTACAGAAGATCAGATTAAAAGAATTAGACAAGGCAATTTAAATGAGGAAGATAAAGCCTTGGCTAAGGAGGCTTTCGGCGGGGATGAGAAAGCGCTTATTAGTTTCTTTAAGCAGGTCGAAAGTTCTACCGTATTAAATAAAGCTATTGCTGCATTAGAAAATAATACAGCGGCATTACAGCAAGCTAAAGATGCCGTTACTGGTGGAGACCCTGATAGTAAATATTATTATAGCGATGAACGTATGGCTGCAGATGCTAATCGTGCTGATGCTGCTGTCATGAAAGCTGTCGACTGGGTCGCTGATTCTAAAGAGCAAAGTCAAAAAATAGAAGGGACAGGAAAAACAGTTGGTCAATATTTAGATGACATTTTAAAAGACCGAGACGGTTATTCAAAAGATTCTAAGGGGCGCTGGACTTATCAGGGCAAACTTTTAAACTTGAATAAAGATAATGCTTTGGCACAGGAAATTAGCGCGGCTGTTGCAGCAGACTTCCAAAAAGCAGGGGCTGAAGCTGGAAAAGCTTTTTATGATGGTCTTAGTGATCAAGAGAAAAAGGCTTATAAAACTTTACAAGTAGAACGACAAAAAGCATATCAGAATAGTTATGAAAAAGATTTTAGTAAATTAAAATCAGCTTACACTGGGACTGGTCAAGTTACTAATGATAATTTAGCTTTTCTTAAAAAATATGCGGGCATAGACGTAAACACTGCGGAAGGCAGTCAAAAATATAGTGATAGCGGCTATATGGATATTATTAAGTATATTTCGGGAGAAGCTAAAAAAACAGGACAAAGTGAGGAAGCTCTTTGGGAATATTATAATCAACAGTTTGATTTAGAAAATATAACCAGTGCTAAATTTTTTGAAGCTGTACAGACCGGTTTAGAAAATAGCACTTTCACAATTCTTACGACAGAGCAAAACACGAAGGTAAATGATTGGGCAGATAGCACTGGAAATGAAGCCGATAAACTAAAAAATGCCTCGGAAGATGCTCGAAAAGCTATTTATCAATTAGGTACAACCTTTGAAGGAGAAGGTAAATCATTAGCGCAAATATTTAACTCTCTTGGGGATAAAGCTGATGATATTTTCGCTGATGCGGATCTTACCTCTAAAGAAGGTATCGATAAATTTGTACAATCTCTACAAAATGCAGGAGCAGATACAAAACTTATCCAAGAGGCTTTCGGAGTCTCACTTGATGATCTTTCTGATCGCCTCGTATCTCTCTCAGGACTTTTACCCTCTGTTGGTGATAAAGCTGCTTCTGCAGCAGATGCCTATACGTTGGCCAACCAAATCGCGCAAGATGCGATGATGTCGTTCTCTCAAAAGCAATATGATCTCATTACTAAAATGGATTCGGACCTTAGCGATGCATTCTTTAAGATTGGAGATGCGTTTTATTATACTGAGGGCAGTGCTTATCAACTTGCACAAGCTTTGTCGACAGCGGCAACTGCGGCGGTTAAGGATTATGAAGATATTTTAAATCGCAGACGTGGTATTGATTCTAATGATTATAATCGTTTATCAGATGATCAAAAGAAAAATTGGAAGTACAATAAAAAAACTGGTAAATATGAAATACAGGGCAATGTTAGTGATACAGAATATGGCGCTATGATGGATGCTTTGGGTTATAGCTATGATAAAGCCTTTGAATATGCTGCACAGCTTGGTGACGTTAATGCTATTTTAACTTCTACTGCCTCAGATGATAAAAAAACAAAAGCTTTAAAAGCTATGGCTTTACAATATGGGGCGGCGGCAGAAGAAATTAATGGACTGACTCAGTCAGAGCTTGCGAATCTGGTGCTTTCAAAAAAATGGAACAAGCAGGCTGAAGCTTCTGCAAAGGGACTTAAAGCTAATATTGACAAACTGAAAGAACTGAAAAAAGAATCATCTGAATATAAGTCCACTTTGGCTACAATGGCAGAACAGGTAAATGTGTTGGGCGGAGTCGAGGGCATTGTTAATAGTGACTGGGTCGCTAAACATATGTCAGATATTCAGGCTATGGCTAATGGAGATGAGGCTGCAGCAGACAGAGTAAGAAAGGCATGGACAAGAGCATATGCTGATTCCGCCAAAACTGCAGGAACCAGTCTTAATCAAATATTAACTAAAGCAGGATATACTGGACAAAAACTCGAAGAAATCTCTAATCAATTATACGAGTTTAAACTTACCGGAAAAGCTGACTTCACTTCTTTATATAACTCTTTACTTGTGTTATATAAGAACGCAGGTCAGGCAATGACAGTATTAAAACAAATTGCAGGAACTAATATCAGTCTTGATATTGAATATGAATATTCTAAGAATCGAGTAGCTCCCGGACCGGGTTCAGAGTACATGACAGCTGCTGGTTGGGAACATGTTGGTGGAGGAGCATGGAGACGAGTTAAATCTATTAAAGCGAAAGATGATACACCAAGAGATAATTGGAAAACTCCATCTCTTACAACTCCCTCTGGCACTGGCGGCTCATCTTCTTCCTCTTCTGCCAAGGAAGAAACTCCGTGGGAAAATCCTTATGATCGTCTCTACAACCTAACTCAAAGAATCAATACCGAAATTCGTAAGCGTAACCGTCTTGAGTCCGAATACAATCGCCTTGTTCAATATGGTCTTGGTAATGCCTCCGATCTTGCTAAAAAAACCGAGCAAGAGCGCAAGTCACTCGAACAACAAAAAGCTCTCCAACAGCAACTTCTCGCTGAGCGCAAAAAGGATGTTGAAAAGCTCAATAAAAATAAATATTCCAAATATGCCCACTATGATATGTCAACGGGCAATGTTGTCCTTAATTACGACCTTATAAAGAAGAACAAAAATGAGGACATCGGCAAAGGAATCGAAGAGCAAGTAAGCAAGCTCGAAGAACTAAAAGGCGAAATCGAGGGTGCAGAAGATGCTCTTTGGGAAATCGAAGACCAACTCTACGAACTTACTCAGCGCGGACGCGATGAATACATTGATTTTCAAAAAGACGTTTACAATGCTCTCATCAAGCAACGTCAAGACGAAATCGATAAGTACAGCGAATACATCTCAACTCTTGCTGAAGCAAAATCCGATATACTTGATGCCCTTCGCAAGTACATCGATAAACAGCGTCAGGATCGTGACAATGCCGAAAAGGAAAAAGAAATTGCCGACAAAGATGCACAATTATTCCGTATGGAGCGTGACACAGGTTCAACTCAAGCTGACATAATCGCCGCGCGCAAAGATGTCGAGCAAATGCGTCGAGATTATACTGACGAGCTTATCGACCAAAAGATAAGCGAGCTTGAAGAGCAAAACGATGAAGCCCAAAAAGTTCGTGAGAAACAGCTCGAAATCATGCAAAAGCAACTTGAGCAAGATCAAGAGTCAGGCGCATTGTGGGCACAAGTTAAAGTCCTCATGGAAGAGGGTTGGGGTCCTGATGGCAAGATTATCGAAGGTTCTGAACTTGAACGAATTTTAGCCGATTACTACGAATACACCCAAATGTCCGAAGAAGAGCGTGCGAAAGCTATCGAACAGCGCAACATGAATACGACTCTCGCTAAACAGTATCTCGATGCTAAAAATGCAGGTAAAAATACCTATAAGCCTTCTACTTCATATCCAGACATCAACAAAACCCAAACTCCGCAGTCCCAAACACCGAAGAAAAACCCAACTTCTAATGGTGCGAAAACATTGGCTGTTGGTACTCGAGTTCGTACCGTTGGCTTTGGTAATGCGGCATCCGACGGTTCAGGTGGCCGCGCGGCAAAGGGTCTTTCCAATAGAAAAATCCTCAAGATACGCAAGGGTGCGAAGTATCCTTACTTAATCGGCACAAGCAATAGTCCCTCCGGTTGGACTGGTTGGTACACTGCGGCTGCGTTGCAAGCCTACAAGAAGGGTGGACTTGCCAACTTCACTGGCCCCGCGTGGATGGACGGTACAAAATCAAAACCTGAAGCTGTTTTGAATGCGCGCGACACACAAAACTTCTTACAATTGCGCGATATCCTTGGCGAAGTATTAACCAAAACCAGAGGTCTCGGTAATAGTAATTCTGAGAATAATGGAGATAACTATTACGATATCGACATACAAGTAGACAGACTTTCGAACGATTATGATGTAGATCAGCTCGTAAGAAAGATTAAGAAGGAAATTACAAAAGATGCAAATTATCGTAATGTAAGAACGATAAACCTAAAGAGATAAAGGAGGAAGAGATTTGGAAGTTTTAAAAGGCGATTTTATTGGCTTTTCCATAGGAAACTTCCATTCTTCCAAACTGGGTATCCTGAGAACAAGTGATGGGAGCAGATTCAATGAGGGTTTGCTCCCCAGCTTCTCAGACGCTACGGCGCAAGTGCCCGGTGGGGATGGGATGTATTACTGGAAGTCAAATTATTCTCAAAAACCATTTTCAATACCAATTGCGTATGACTCGATGACAGAGACTCAGCTTCGCAATCTACGACGCGCGATGGCATGCAAGGATATTGTACCATTAGTTTTTGATGAGCGACCATATAAAGAGTATTTGGTTAAACCGACAGGTGAACCACAACTTACTTATATTTGCTTTGATGAAAAAGGTCAGAGAGTTTATAAGGGCGAGGGTACATTGGAGTTTACAGCTTACTCACCTTTCGCACGGAATAGACATATTAATGGAAAGGGGCTTAAATATTTAAACGAGTTTCGCTCGAATGGAGAGTATTCAATCCCTGAGTGGGTTGGTTTTGCTTCGAATCGAGATGAGTGGAGCGAAAGTAGTAATATGTTAATGCAGCAGGGAGACTATGACAAGACTCAGAAATTTCCTACAAGTGCTCCTAAATATGGTATAAGGGTTTACAATGCGGGAGACCTTGAAACGGATTTTAAACTTTTTATTACTTTGCGGGATGGAGTGTTCCCTGTTAAGACTCTTTGCCTGCAGCGAAATCCGAAAGACATAAGTCCTATTATGGTGGGAAAGGTCTTGAATTTTCATGACTCTGCGGTAGATCGAATGATTCCCCTAAAAGACCAAGGTGATAATAAATTTATTTGTATCGATGTGAAGTCAAACCTCTTGCTTGGCTATTCAGCAACCAAAGATGGTCAGATAAAGGAACCTACCGGCAAGATTTATAACAGTCTTATTAAAGATGGAGACTTCTTTACAATACCAACCTCATTCGATTGTCCAGAAATGTATTTGGCAACATACACTGACGTTGAGGGAGACCCGATTAAAAAACTTGAATATGATTATCTTTATTATTAAAAGGAGGCAGTTAAATGAACAAATATGAAATAAGTGTTTGGGAAGACCGCTTTGTGGCTGCCTCGGGATTAATGGATAGCCATTACGAAGAGAAGAAGCTTTGTGTAATTGGCTCGAACACTATGACTGATGGCTCGCGCGCATTAGAACCAAATCTTGTTTTAAATGTAAACGGAACGCATACGCTTACTTTCAAACTTTATTTGTCATATATTGATATAACAACAGGAGAAAAAATAGACAATCCTTTTGTTAAATTGCTTGTGAATGAGCGCAGGGTCAAAGCTTATTGGGATAATGGACAAGAAGATATAAATGATAAGTGGTATGACCTCGTAGTTAAAGATATATCTGAGGATTCTGATAGTAACACCGTTACGTATACCTGCGAGGATTTGTTTATAAATGAGCTTGGTAAGAGTGGCTTTGAGCTTAACTTTAGTGATGAAGCAAATAATAACCAAGGTACTATTTATGAACTTGCAACTGCGGTCTTGGATGGAACTGACTGGCAGTTAGATGAGAAAAATACAGACCATTTACTTCAAACGCAGGAAGAAGCTTTATATGAAGCCAAAGCCACTAACACTGATGTTCTTGGCGGTAGCTTTGCAGATGGTTTTTTAAATATAACTAAGGATAAGAATGAAAAAGTACCAAAAAACGCGGTTTGCTATCTTCCTTACTCAATGGTGCCGCATAGTGATGATGAAATTGCAGATATGACTACAATCCAATTTATCTATGCGCCTAAGTATACGACTGAGTTTAGTAGTATGGTGATTACTAATGAGGATTGCAATTGGTTGATAACTGGTGGAAAATGGATTATAAATGGTAGTAATTATCAATTTAAGGTTCCCCAAAACGGTACTTCTGGAGGTAGTTTAAGAACTGTCTTTACAGTTAGTAAAGAAGCTTATGTTTCCAATCGATATCGTGGTAATGTATACTGCCGCAAGCAGCTTTCAACTTACGATGCAAACTTAGAGCGTTATGTTAATGTATACAAGTTAAAAGGTTCAAATCCTACTGCAGACGATAAGCGTATTTTTGGTTATGTTGACTATGACTACGATGCATCGGACCTTGTTAATAATTTGCTTTCAAATAACAAGGACTTTAAAGATACAACTGGTTGGAAAGGCACAGACCTCAAAATTGAGCTTCTTCCAAAGTTGGGACTTAATACTAATTTGACAACATATAAAGGTCATTCTTATCTAAGTGCAGTATTAAAAAAGGGGTTAGAACTCGTTAATGACACTTTCTCGAGTGCTTCGCAATACTTGTCAAGCGGATTCTTCGAAGGACAACAACTTCGTTTTAGTCTTGGATTAAATAGCAGCACGGTGACGGGTCTTCAAGTATTAATTCAAAGCAAAACTAAAAAAGATTCCGAGGGTAATCCCATTGTCTATTTTAGTACAACTAATTTGTCAAAGCCTGAAATTTCCGATGGAGTAAGTTGGTATAGCGGCACTTTGATGTGCGTTAAGGCTTTAGCAAAAAATTTTCTATCTGATGCTCAGTTAATTATCACCAGCACAAATGTGAGTAAAACTATCCTAAAAATTCTTGAAACTCGACTTTATGAGTTATTTCAAGGTATCACTGGTGGTGCCGGCAGTCAAGGTAATAATAACCTCTATGACATAAATACAGTTGATGTTGCGAAAAAATTCTATTACTATTACTACGAAGGCACATCAAATTCTGATGGAACGGCCCCATATATTTATAAAGCACAAATTCCTTGTCCACTATACGAACCTGTCTATGGCGGCTGGGCTAAGAGTGCAGGCGCAACAGATCGCGAGTATAGTCAGTTTGAAAAAGTCCGTACTATCTATGGACAACAATCAAATCGTTTTAATTTACTCCAAGAACTTGCAGAAACATTTAAGTGTTGGGCGCGCTTTAAAATTTATCACAACGCAGATGGGTCAATCAAACGCGATTCCAAGGGTAAACAGAGGAAAACCGTTTATTTTTCCGAAAAAATTGGACAGCAACTGTCCTATGGCTTCACCTATGGTATTGATCTTAATACAATTCGTCGCACCCAATCTTCCTCTGAACTTGTCACAAAGACTATCGTACTTGCAAACTATAATGAGAATGCGCCGAATGGAACTTGCTCTATTGTTGATAGTGAGGAGAACTACCCACGAGAGAATTTCGTACTTAATTTTGACTATTATGTAAACCAAGGTTTGCTTGACGGCGAAACGCTAAATCGAGACTTGTATTATTCTGGTACAAGCGATGACTATATTGGATATTATACGAAACTTCACAAGTATAATATTGAATACTTAACCGCCGCAGACAAGGCAATACTACTGCGGAACCAAGAAACACGACTTCTTCAACAGTCAGTTGTGTATGAGGGGCTGCTTGCTTGCGTTGTTAAAGAACGCGATGAGTTGATTGATGAGCTGGCTGCATTAGGAGGCGATATGTCAGGAACAAAGACTACAACTCCTAATCCAAAAGCTGACGATTCAGATCAATCAAACCTTTTAATAAAAGGTAAATGGATTTCAATACAGAAAGCTTTACAACAAATTAAGCAGTATATTTCTAAACCTAACCCTACCGGTGGTGGAACAACTTCTGTACTCGCTCCCTCCGACCAAAATGCCGACTTAATTAAAACTATAAAAGACCTTGATGGTGATATTGCTACTTATAGAGCAATCTGTCTCAAACTTGACGCAGCTTTAGCGACATTACAAACTGCCATTAGTGATAACACCACACTACGCGACACCCTTCTCAAACAAATAAAAGAACTCCACCAAAGGTTTTATAACAAATACTCAACTTATATTCAAGAGGGTTCGTGGAACTCTGAAGATTATATTGATCCGAATATATACTACTACGATGCATTGAGTGTTGCATACACAAGTAGTCGCCCGCAGGTTCAGTATGATATTGCGGTTACTCGTGTAAGTGAGCTTCCAGAGTTTAAGTTCCGCCGATTCCATGTCGGCGATACTACTTATATACAAGACCCCGACTTTTTTGGGTATGAATACTACTCAAAAATTGATAAGAAGCGGACTCCCTATAAAGAGGCAGTTCTTATCTCTGAAATTAGCATAAATTTTGATGAACCAGACAAGGATACGATTACGGTTCAAAACTATAAAACCCAGTTTGAGGATTTATTCCAGCGCATTAATGCAACTACTCAATCCTTACAATTTGTTCAAGGTGGGTATAATCGTGCTGCGGGCGTGGTAAATGAGAAGGGCGAATTAAAAGCTGATATACTCCAAGATAGTTTACTCGCCGCACAGGATATTGTTACAAAAGCAACTGACGAGTCTGTTGTGCAGGATAATACTGGCATAACATTAACAAGTTTGAAAAATCTTGACCAAAAACTCAAGATAACCTCCGGCGGCATAGTATTTAGTGACGATGGTGGCGAGACGTGGACCACAATGATGAAAGCTGGACAAATTGGAGTCCAATTCTTGAGTGCAGGTTCGATTTCGACTTCGAAGATTACGATTATGGATGGTACTACACCAGCATTCCGTTGGGATACAAATGGCATTACTGCTTATTGGAGTGGAAAAGACTATCTTACACCTGAATCTAATCCAGTTTTGAAAATGAATCGATTCGTAAGATTTGACAAATTTGGAATTTATGGGTATAATAATGGTAATGATAATGATAATACGAATTTTGTTCCTGCAAATGAAGAAGAGGTTCGAAGCAATTCAATGTTCTCATTGACTTGGTCGGGATTGCTTATACGTTCAATACAGAAAGATAGTAGTAATAATGTTGTTGGTTCTATTGAGATTAATAATAAGTATGATATTGTCGTTAAAAAGGGAGATAAAGATAAGGTTTTAATTGGTCGCTTAAACAACAATGGAAATTACGGTATACGAATTTGTGATAATGATGGAACGCCCGTTTTGGAAACGATTGATAATGGAAGTTTATGGTTAAGGCAAAGTTTATCGATTGGTACAGGAACAAGCACTAAGGTTAAAATTGGTGTTTTGGACAATGACCAAGTTTTCAATGCAAATGATAACTTTATCGTTAATAAAGATGGTACTGCCAAGATGACAGGCAATTTAAGAATAAAAGGAAAATATAAGGATTTATTGCTGAAAAGTTTTCAAGAGGATCAACAGTACGATGATTTTTGTGGTACTTTTTTGGTGCCCACAACCGATTTAACCGGTAGTCAATATGAAGGCGTTATTGGTTTTAGTTTTAATAGTAACGGTACAGCTGTAGGTATGATACAATCACCGGGCTTATTGCTACTTTCGGGTAATTCATCTCTTGAGGCTTCCGGGGCTTATTCAATGAGAGCATATTCTACTCAAAAAGCAAGTGAGCAAGGAGTAGGCACTATGATTGGCTGTGGTATACCTCAACCTTATCAAGATAATTATAGTGTATCTTTGTTTAATTCTTATGATGGTATGAGATTTATAGGCAATAAATATAGTTTAAAATTAAGTAGTTATCAGCTTGGCTCTCGATATCCAGCAAGATTAGCCTTAAAAAATGTTGAATGTACTGCCAGCTTGGAAGTAGTCAGAAAAACTACTCTTGGTACATATACAGAGCAAGTGCCTACCGCCGAGTTTTGTTTATTTAATACTCCATCAGGAGAAATAGCTGAACAAACACCTTTTAGTTCGGCTGACGTTCGAGTAAGAATATCTTCTCATCCAAGAATCAGTAATCATATAATTATAAATTTTTATGAAAAAGCCAAGTGGTTAGGAACTCTTCACATATCAAATACAAAGTTCGTATATGATGCCGCTGATCAGTAAAAGGAGTTTAAAATGCGTATTCAAAAAATTCTTGCCATGGAAGAGGCAATCAAGAACCTAAAATCTAAAAATCTTCCAATAAAAACCGCTTATCGGCTTCTAAAACTTACCGAGCTTGTCTCTAATGAAGCTGAAAACTATCGAAATCTTTTCCGTCAAATTCTCGACGAATATGCCGAAAAGAAAGAAGATGGTTCCTATGTCCTCTCCGAAGATGGCACAAATGTCATCATCCAAAAGGAACATATTCAAGATGCAAATCAAAAAGTATCAGAACTCAATCAGCTCGAAGTCGATGTCCCGTACACCTTTGACCTTAGAGAGTTCGAAAACCTTGAAATTTCTCTCGAAGATTTGGCTCCGCTCATGGACATAATCGTCGATGAAGACGAGACGCCCGTTGAGTAAATTTCTTGTGAAAATTGCATAAAAAGAAATAACCCTTTTTGTACAAAACAGAGAACTTTGTCTCCGAGGTACGAAAAGGGTTATTTCCTTTTAAAATAATGCTACTTAATAGTGAAAGGTGAAAAAGGAGGTTAAAAAATGGCTAATCAATATTTACCACACTACACACCTACAACACCAGCGCAACTTTTCCCGCAACCACAAGGGAGCGTCTATATGATAAATAACTCTCTTGAAGTTGCAAATATACCAATAGGCGCAGGTTTGTCTTTTGCCTATTGCGCAAACGAGGGGCTTCTTTACATCAAAGCTCTCCAAAACGGTAATCCAATTTTTCTTACCTACCGTATGACTCCTTATGAGGGAAAACAAGCTGAACCTACACCGCGGCCGCCTGTTACAGAGCAAACATCCTCAAGTTTTGATCTCTCCCAATTCTCCTCTAAGTTTGATTCTGTATGCGCGCGATTAGATTCGATTGAAAAGAAGATAGGAGGTAAAAAGACAAATGAATTTTAATCCAAATCTCCCTCAAATAAACCAGCGGCAATTCACTGAAATGGCCTCGCGTTTGCCGGATCAAGTTCTGGTACAACTTGTTCAACAGGCTCGCGCGCAAGGTATGTCAGAAGCCGATATCTCTGCTGGTTTAAACTTCATTCAGCAATTAAGATAATCCCTTTATAAGGGATAAAAAATAATTTAATACTGGAGGTATAAACAATATGACAGATGGATTATCTGCAGCAGATGTAATGGCCCTATCAAAGAACGATGAGAACAACTGGATGAACAATCCTAAACAAAAGACCTAAATTTTTAGAGTTTGTTCATCATTTTCCCACTTGTTTTATGAGGTGAGGAAAATGACTGGCATTTATAAAATTACTTGTTTAGCCACTCAAGAAGTTTATATAGGACAAAGTACTGCTATCTCTCGTCGTTGGGCAACCCATAGAAGAGAATTAAAGCAGGGTGTGCATTATAATAAACATATGCAGAGAACCTATGACAAATATGGTGAAGATAGCTTTGTTTATGAAATTTTAGAACAGTGTCCTAAAAGCAAGCTCGATGAAAGAGAAATTTTTTATATTAATCTTTTTGATAGCTATAAAAAAGGGTTTAATCAAAACACTGGAGGAAGTAGCCAAAATGGCGAGGACAATCCAATGTATGGCGTAAAAGGCAAAGAAGCACCACGCTTTATCGATTATATTCTTCAATTAAATGCACAAGGCGAAATAGTTGGTACTTATGAAAGTAGCATTGCTGCCGCGAAGAGCGTAGATGGTGGTACTTCATCGGTTCTAAAATGTCTAAACTTTTGGAGAGGAAAAGAATATGATGGTAGAAAGCACTTTTCATATAGAGGTTATCAGTGGATTTATCGAAAAGATTATGAAGTGCTAAAACAGTATCATGACTTTTCCAAAAAGCAAACAAGTAAAGATTATATTACTCTACAAATGGTAAATAATGGGGCTTTAAGCAGTGATGCTTAAATGATACCTTGTGAATTGCTGGGAACTCTTATAAAGACAATCAGCAGCCAAGTCATCAAAAGATGAAAGGTTCAACGACTATCCTGATGCTATTAATCATCCTTAAATAAAATAATAGCTAAGCCGTGAAATACGGCAATAGGAGTACGGCTCAAGTGAACGGGTAAAATTCCCTTAAATGGAAGCGCAAGGCTTCTCAATGGAGAAGAAGATATAGTCTGTTCTTTATAGTGATATAAAGAGAAGTAATGGAAACGATTACTTCGTAACATAAAGTTTATTTATCTCGTCTGGATGTGGATGTTCGGCGCTAATGGTTGGAACCGCAATGGAGATGCTGCGATGCAGGGTGCCCTTACCCGCTCCGATCTCTTCGAAGGCTTCAACAATCAAGACATCAACAGCCAACTGCGCGGAATTACCAATGGAATCTGTGATGGTTTCTATGCAACCAATAACAGTCTAAAGGATGGTTTCTTCGGCGTCCAGTCCGCACTTGCTGACAACAGATTCGCCCAACAGAACTGCTGCTGCGAGATCAACCGCAACGTGGATAACGTCAGAGCAGAGAACTACAAAAACACTTGCGAGATTACGACTGCAATACACAATGAGGGAGCACTGACTCGTGCGCTTATTAATGAGAACACAACTCAGGCCCTCCGCGATAAACTCGCCGATACCGACCGTGATCTCCAAACTGCAAGATTCCAGCTCTCTCAGCAGACTCAGAATGCTACTCTCATTAATGCACTTCGTCCCTGCCCCGTTCCGGCATATCTTGCTTGCTCACCTTACACATCAGTAGGCCCTACACCTACTCTTGGTAGCACCTGTGGTAGCTGCTACTCTGCATAACCTTAGGGAGGTAAGACCGAAATGCTTTATACGTATTCAATTACCGCCCAAACAGCAGCTGCAAATTCTAATCTAAACTTTAACGTCAACAGTGTTCTAACCGGCTGTACTGTGTCACATTCCGCGGGCACCCCTTCAATTCAGCTTAAACGCCCCGGATATTATATGGTACACTTTAATGCAAGTGCCGCGGCGACTGCTACTGGTAATGTTACGGTACAATTAAATGGCAACGGTTCTGCAATTCCCGGAGCCATATCAACCTCTAACTCAACAGCAGCAACCGACATTGGAAATTTAAGCTTTACCGCAATTGTACAAGTCCTCCCCAATTGTTGCGCTATTCAGTCAAACTCTCCCCTGACTTTGACGGTCGAAAATACTGGCGTAGAAGCAACTTATTCAAATGCGGCAATTACTATAACGAGGTTGGCGTAATATGAAGATTATACTTCATCTTAGAAAGCAGATAGAAGAAGAGTTTGAAGATGCAGAGAAGTACATTTGTTGCGCGACACGGTATCGATCGGATTATTCCGAATTAGCCGATACCTATTACAAACTCTCCACAGAAGAATGTGGTCACGCAAGCGAACTCTACGCTCAAATGGTAAAATTAATAGAAGATTTTAAAAAGACAAAATCTCCGCCTGAAGCACTCGTTGAAATGTGGAACGATTTTAAAGAGGATTATATCCATGAGACTGCCCGCATTAAAATGATGCAAGATATCTATAAAATGAATAAGTAAGAAAGAGAAGGTCGGCAATAGTCGGCCTTCTTCTTTTTATTTGTCTTAAATTTTATACAAAATTCGGGACATTTATTCCCAGTCTTGCCATTCAACCTTGCGCGCAGTGTGAGTTTCACTCGCATATTTGCCGATACCAATCGCGTCAGCTTCGTCCTCTGTAACAGAAACGTCAAACCATTCCTTCACCAAAAGTTGAAGTGATCTCTTTTTATCAGCACGTGTCTTACCCTTAACTTGGCAGTGCGCGCGCCATGTAGGTGTGGGACAAAGAAGAAAATCTATGCCCATCTCATAGCAAGTTTCCATCAATATTCCTTGGAGATGAGCAAGAGTTTTGAAAGTCTGGATTCCAACGACATTATCACTTCCATAAACTTGTTTTCCTCCAAGCTGCTGCATCTGGATATCCTCTATTGCAACAAGGTCTGGTTTCCAATTTGTTATCATTGAAATAAGCCATTTTCGTATAGCATCATCACGTGCTATTTCTTCGGTCAACGCAGTTTCAAAAATACCATATCGAATTAATTTTTTATCATCATATATACTAAATCCACTTACATAAGTTGCTTGATCGAGTGCCAAAACACGATAAATATCTTTCTTTTTTGGGATTATTTTTGTTGTTCTATCAGTAAAAATATTCTGCTTACAAACAGGACACTCTTTCTTAACGCGGAGCTTTTTCCAAGTTGAATATACGCGATGTCCTTCGGGACACTCGACAATTAGCTCACTATCCAAATTCTTGTATGAATTAGAAATAAGACTCCATTTCTCTTGTTCAAGCTCCGCACGAATTTCCTCAATTTTTATTTTGCTCACGGGAGTCGTTGCCTCCGAGGTCAGAACCGTAACGACTATCGTCTTTGGCATAGATTGAACTCGAACCAAATCCTCCTTTCCTGTCGCCAGCTTCTGTTATCTTAGAAACTTCCTTAAAAGTTGCTTTGGGAACAGCACTTAGTACCAACTGTGCAAATTTTTCACCTTTACCAATTGTGTATGATGCGCCATGAAGAATTGATGTAATAATAGGTCGTCCATTTGCATCGAACTCATACGCAATATCCATGATAGGAGACTCTACATTTTCTACGATAATGCCAACCTCATCGCGATAGCCTGCATCAATCGTCCCCGGTGTATTGGCTATACGAAGCTTCGTCTTTAAGCATCTTCCACTTTTGGGACGCACTTGCAGTTCATAGCCAGCAGGTATTGCAATCTTAAAACCTGTTGGAATCAATTTTGTCTCACCGGGCGCAATCGTATAATCATCAAGAGCATAGACATCCATGCCTGCATCGGTATCATGCGCGTAGGTGGGTATTTTTACATTATCATTGAGTCGCTCAATTGGAATCATTATAAGACGTTCTGATTCTGCGCCAGCCGTCTCAATTCCATTTATCATAAGGCTAACCATAACTTTAAGGAAATCTTTCTTTTGTTCGTTTAACTCGCCCATTTCTTCTTCGATGGCACTAATAAGTCCTGAATAGAAATCTCTGATATTATCCATATCCCCACCACTGGAAATAAAGTTAATATAGAGAGAGCGGCGCACATTAGTGTTTTGTAGGCTGCGCTCGAGTTGTTCAAGAACGACAGGAGCCAATATTGCAAAACGCTCATCGTCAAGAGCAAGAAAAGAACCAAGATTAGCCATCGCCGCAATCTCATCAGGCACTTCATCCATCTCGTCTGTAGCACCATCAACAGTAGTCTTTACTTGGTAGTTATCTTTTGAACCAAACTCAAGAATTTTCTCATTATCCATTAATCCTTTTTCCTCCATTACTTTCAATAATTATAAAAGGCATAATCGCCAAATCCTGTTTTATCCCTTTCTATATCAAGTATACCAAATTTTTTTCTTCTTTTCAAATTTTAGAAAGAAGAAGTGCGCCCATCAATGATGAGCGCACCCTAATTTTACTGTTCGCCTTTGATTCGAGTTATAATCTCGGATACCGCACTGGAACCTGACATCAGAACAAGAGCGGTGAGGACTTCGCCCGCAGGAGTTATGTTCTCAACAAGTTCGAGAGCATAGATGAGGTCAAGCTTGAAGCTGAACGCAAGAGCAAAAGAACCTGCTGTGGCAATAACCATGGTGATATACTTGCCAAAGCTTAGATCACTCCAGACAGCCTTGAGTCGGTCGATTACATACCACAAGACAGTGCTCATAGTAAGTATAAGTGTAATCATTTCCATTTATACAACCTCCTTTCTTAGGTTTCATTTATAAGTGGATTTTAAGCAAAGTTGATATGGAATTAGCAGAAAATTTGAAGTTTATCTTCTTTTTTAGTATAATATATATAGAAAGTAAGACAAAATAATATATATAAAAGGAGTTAATTTATGTTAGACGAAATACTATATAATAATGTATGTCTTGCTGTAATGGCAAATCTTCAAGGCTTTTATCGAGAAGATGGCGACATATATTTAGGAAAAATTGATTGGAAAAATAAGAAAGATAGATTTATTTTTATCCAAGGTATACTTTGCAGTAATATTAATAGAGAATGTAAAGTTCATGTAGCTATGTCTCCCTATAAGTTTTGGAAATTAAAAAGATATGCCAAGCGTGGAGACCTAATTCGTGAATCTCCTCGAGACGCAAAGACAGATTACTACAGTAATAAAATAAATAATATGCTTGAATTTACTCAAAATGCTTATGGCTATATCTATGAGAAAGATGGATTTAATCTTTATGAAAGAATTTATAACGAGTTCTTTTGTTATCACAAGGAGGATTCTGAAAGTTGAAAATAGTAGTAGTTAATGGTAAGCCGACAAGCGGCAAATCGACATTTGAATCTTTATGCATGGGATTAGGTCGTGCGCATTGTTATATTTACTCATCGATTGATTATGTAAAGACAATCGCGCAGCAGTGTGGCTGGAATGGTGAGAAAACGCCAGAGAATCGTAAATTTCTAAGTGATTTGAAGGATTTGTTGACAACTTGGGATGATATTCCGATGAAGAAGATTCAAGAAAAAGTTCAGCAAATTCAAGAAACTTTCACTTGCGGCGATTCGTTGGCAGATAGAGTTGTTTTATTTGTTGACGTAAGAGAACCAAAGGAAATACAGAGGTTAAAAGAGATGTACGGGGCTACGACTTTACTCGTAAGGCGCGCAAGTGTGGAGTTTGAAGAAACTTCAAACCATGCAGATAGCGAGGTACTTAACTATCAGTACGATGTGATAATTGAGAATAATGGAACGATAGACGAGCTAAGAGAGAAAGCTGTCGATTTTTTGGCTTCTCTTTTTGAGGATAGCGCACACGCATGAGTAGATCGGTTTGCACGGTGGTAAAACTGCATTGTAGGTATTATTGTAAAAAAAATAGTAAGTAAAAATTTGTAATTTTATTGTATATAATATAATATATATAATATAATATATAATAATATAAAAGGAATTTCGAAAGGAGAAAAAAGATGTACGGATACGTAGATGGCATTGATTTTCGCAATATAGAGGCAATGAAGTATTGGAGCTTTCCCAAAAATTATGCACATGATAAAGCACAGGAGATTAAGAATCTTATTTTTTCGGGAGACTACTATGGGGCATTAAAAGTAGATGGCTTTTTCCAGCGTCTCTGCAAAGATGAAGATGGTAATGTGATGATGATTGCGCGTAATCATAATGTCAAAGGAGAAGCTGTTGACAAGATTGAGTGGGTGCCGCAGGTTCAGTCTTTGATGGAGGCTCTTCCAAACGGAACAGTGCTTCTTTGTGAAGCTTATTTGCCGGGTGATGAGGGCTCAAGAAAAGTTACCTCTTTGCTTGGTTGCCTTAAAGATAAGTGTCTTGCTCGACAGGAAGCAGGAAAGAAGCTTCATTTTTATATATTTGATATTTGCGCGTGGGATGGTAAGAGTTGGATGCAGCGTCCTGCCGAGAAGCGTTTTGAAGCGGTAAATAAACTGCCTGAGACCCTTGGTAGTATTCCCTATGTTGAGTATGCAACTTATTATAGAGGTGCAGAGCTTTGGGATAAGATTGGGGAGTATCTTGAGTCAGGTCGTGAAGGCGCAGTTATAACCAATAAATATTGTCCTATATATGAAAAACGTACACCTGCGCGGCAGACGATTAAAATAAAGAAAGAAATAAATCAGACTATTGACTGTTTCTTTACAGGACATTTTACCCGTCCAACCAAGATTTATACTGGAAAAGAAGTTGAATCTTGGAAATATTGGGTTAATTCTAAAACTGATGAAAGACTTCTCGAGGGAGATCATTATACAGATTATTGGAAGTATGGACTTATTGAACCTGTTACAAAAGGTTATTATTATGACTGGGCTGCATCGTTAGAGATAGGCGTGGTTAAAGGAGATAAGGTTGTACCTATTGGACTTTTAAGTAATCTCACTGAGGAAATAAAGTCGAATCCGGACAAATACAAGGGTCGATGCATTGAGGTAAGTTGTATGGAGGTCATGGAAGGAACTAATGGTCTTCGTCATGCAAAACTGGTTGATTTTCGAGACGACTTAACAATAAAAGATTGTACTTGGGATAAAGTATTTGGAGGTAATATATAATGAGTAATAGAGAAGTTTTCAGTTCAACTGAAACGGCATATGACCTTGGATATAAGAGAGGAAAAGATGAGCGCTTCCATGTTGTCTACTATGATATTAATGATTTAAATATGGCTGAACTTGAACATATGTACGCTCTTCAATCAGAGAATATTGATAATCTAATCTATTTGCCCAAAGGTTCATCTCTTAAAACATTCACCATAGAACAGCTTAAGCAGGTTCGTGATCAGTTTGTTGATTATGTTAATAGTTTAATCGGAGATAAGCTACATGAAGACCTCGAAGGGTGAGCAAGTTATTATTAATTTGCTTCGAAAAGGTGGATTAAAATTTGAGAGAGAGAAAGAGTTCGCTGACTTGCGCGGTGGTCGTTATCGTTACGATTTTTACTTGCCCGCATTGGGGGTTTTGATTGAATATGACGGCGAGCAGCACTTTCAGCGAGTTTCTCTCTTTCAGAAAACTCAACGAGATTTTCTTAAAACGAAAGGACATGATCGACAAAAGAACGAATATGCGCTCACTCACAATCTTCGACTTTATCGTATTCCATATTGGGAGTTGGACAGATTAACCTCAAGTCGAGACATTTTCCAACAGAAATTTGAAGTTCAGTCAATTTGGCATAATGATGATTTGTGGCGAAAGCATGAAAATAGAATATAGTCGGTGATTTTTTACTACTTAACTACGGAGACCCGAAGAAGGGGGGAAAGTAGTTGGATTTTTTTGATGTGGTAAAAGATATTGGCTCTTTGCTGGGGGTCATCCTTAGTGTTGTGAGTGCTATTGGAATCGTAACTAAGTTCCAAAACAAGCATTTTAAAAAATTGTTTGATGAGCACTCAGAAGAAATAAGGAAGAGCGATGAAAAACAAACAAAAGAGATAACAGAGATTAAGGGAACTCTTGACAATCTCACTACAAAAGTTGACAGCCTTCAAGAACGTTTTGATATCGTTGAAAATTTTAATGCGGAAATTTGTCGTAACTCTATAAAGAATATTTATTATCAGTATAATAAGATTCAGAAAATCCCATTATACGAAAGAAAAATGTAAGAAAGGAAAAGAAGTCAGGTGGAAATTTGACTTCTTTTCCTTTTTCTTTTATAATTATTATAAGAGAAAAAAGGAGAATAGCAATGGATAAATATAGTTTTATTTTAATTATTTTATGTATATTAGCTGGAATATATTTGAGAATCTTTATAATAGACTTAGTAAGGATTCGTAAGAAGAAAAAAGAAAAACGGGTTAATGAAAAGGTTGAATCTTTAAAGAAAGTTAAAGAAGACTGTGCCGAAGCTAAACTTGAGCTTGCAAACTTGCAAGACCAGTTAAATATTAATAAAACTGAACTATTACGACTTCAAAATGAACAAGCAAAAGAACAAGTTGCTTTACAATGCGCGCGAGACCTAAGACAATCCGAGGCAGAACGCGAAAAAGAACTTATCCAACAGGAAGTGTCAAGTTATGGCAACTATCTGTGGGAGAAAGAAAAACAAAAACACAAAAGTCGTTCAGATACCTATATAGAAAATCTAAAAGATTTGACAGAAGCTTATGATATGGTTGCTGAAATGCACAAAGCAGATGCAGAGTTTGCACGGACAGAAGCATTAGAGATTATTGGTTCTTTCCAGAACACAATCGAAGATTATCGCGCGCAATGTGAAGCAATAAATGAGCAGAGACGTCAAGAAGAACTTTTGGAAAACGAGAAAGCCAGTCATATGCTACAACTTTCTTCTTCTGAAAAAGAAGATATTGATCGACTTCTTGAGCTAAGCCGTACTTTCAATCAAAAAACCGTTATTTATAAATTGATATGGTCGGCTTTTCTTCAAAAACCGTTTAATGATATGATCAATACACTTTTTGGTAATAGTGTCCCGCGCAGTGTAATCTATTGTATAGAGAATCAAAAGTCGCATAAGAAATATGTAGGTAAAACTTCTGCCGAGATTTCAAAACGCTGGGCGGAGCATATCAAAACATCTTTAAATATTGGTACTGTTTCAAAACAAAAGATACATGAAGCTTTATACGGTAATTGGGGCGATTTTACTTTTACAGTTTTGGAACAAGTAGATAAAGATAAACTTTCCGAACGAGAGAAATTTTATATAGACTTGTATGAATCGAATGTTTATGGTTATAATTTGAAAAAGGGAGGCTAATTAAGTTTGGAACTTAGTAAAATGCAAAAAGAAATTGTCGAGACATCTCATGATAAGGTGGTAGTAATATCATGTGCTGCTTCTGGAAAGACTCGTGTTCTAACTGAGCGAGTGCGTTATCTTCTTGAGAAAGGGGAGGACCCCGCGCAGATTGTGGTTATCACTTTTACCAACGCCGCGGCAGAGGAAATGAGAAAGAGACTTGGCAATACCTCGGTTTTCATTGGTACGGTTCATTCCTATGCAAACAAGATATTAACCTCCCATGGAATTAATACAAACTCATATATAGCAAAAGAGAATTTTGATGGACTCTTTAATCTTATACAAAAGAATCCTGTAGTTATTTCACCTGTTAAACATCTACTTCTTGATGAAGCACAGGATTCAAGTGAGATACAGTTTGAGTTTCTGCTTGATATGATAAAACCGAAGAACTTCTTTTTAGTTGGAGACTTCCGACAGTGTATTTATGAGTTTAATTCCGCGCGTCCAGACTTGCTTATAGGCTTGTCCGACGCGCCGGGTGTTACTACTTACCATCTAAATGAGAATTATCGAAACGCATCAAAAATACTCACCTATGCAAAGGGGTTAATTCGTAAAGCAGGAGACGAGTATTGTGACGATTCTTTTCCAATGAGAGATACCGAGGGAATAGTAGCAAGAGCTGAATATGATCCAGAGGTTATCGCTGACCTCATTCTTAAACGAGGACATTATAAAGACTGGTTTGTGTTAACTCGTACAAATGCAGAATTAGACAGTATTTTGACCTATCTTACAATGCGTGGGATACCCTGTGATACCTTTAAGCGCGCGAAAATATCAGAAGAAGAATTTGCAAAGAAAATGGCGCAAGATACGGTTAAGATTCTAACTATTCATACCTCAAAAGGACTTGAAGCTAAGTATGTAGTTGTAATTGGCGCAAAGAACTGGAACCCCGAGGAAAAACGAATACAATACGTTGCTGCGACTCGTGCGATGGATTTTTTGCTTTGGACAACACCGAAGCCGAAGAAGAAGAAAAAATATGTAGACTGGGAATAACAAATAAGAGAAGTCCTTTTACCACTTAAATGTAGAGAAGGTACTTCTCTTATTTATTATTAAGCAGGAGGAAAGAAGATGGATGGTTATGTCCTTGCCCAATCGTGGGCGCGAGCGAACGTGCAGGATCGACTATGGTATTGTATGAAAGAAGCCGACAAGACAGCACTGACTCAAAATGAGAATATTGCCTTTGGTGATAAAGTTTACGTTATTTCCACAAAGCAAATTTTTATCATGGGAAATGACGGAAAATGGTACGAAATGTGAAAAGAAAAGCTCCAGTTTTTTAGTAATAATGGAGGGATGGTAAATGTTAGAAGCAGTTTTATTCAATTTATTAAATCTGATCGGACTTTACGGTAAAGCCATATTGGTATTTTTATCCAAAATACTCGGTCAGATATGATGCTATTTAAAAAGGGGTGAAGAGAATTGAGTTTAGATGTCGTAACTCTTGCACTCGCTAAGACGTACACCGATAAACATAGTGGTGGCAGTGGTGGAGCATCATCTGCAGATGGAGTTAGCTATTCCAACGAACATTTAGCGGATGTAGTTAATGTTAAGGCTGCGCTTGATGACCTTGTAGCATCCAAGCTAACAAGTGAGGAAAATTTTAGTGGAATTGATAGTACAATTCAAGAACTCACTAAAAAGGCGCACACTCATACCAATCAGGATGTACTTAACAAACTTGATGATGTAGACGGTAAGCTTACCTATGATGGAAAAGACCTCAGTAGCGGGGGCACCAGTTATACAATCGGAGATGGACTTAAACTTGAAGGCAATCGACTTTCTGTTGATGCCGCTACTTCAGTAGATAAAGATAATACCAAGCCAATTACTTCTGCAGCAGTTTTTACAGAAATTGGCAATATAAACGCACTTTTGGCGACAATTTAAGGAGGCTAATTAATGAGCACACAAACTGAAATTACCAGACTACAAGAAGCGAGAAATAAGATAAGAACATGGGAAGTTGGTCTGGGAATTGCTACAAGCACAGATAAACTTGATGATTTGGCTACAAAGGCTGCGGCGATTAAGAATCAAGGCGCAGTCGATGCAAACGTCAAGGAAGGTGAAACATATACAATACCCGCAGGTTATCACAATGGTAGTGGTACTGTTAAAGGTGTTGCGGGTGGTGGTAATTACACCCTTCAAACAAAGAAAATTACTCCTACTAAAGAACAGCAGTCAGTAGTTCCTGATGCAGGTAACTATGGTCTTTCTTCCGTAACGGTTGAAGCTATACCTGAAAACTATCAGGACGTCAGTGCTGTTACAGTTGTGGAAGGAGATGTCCGCGCGAACAAGGTCTTTATTAAGGCAGATGGTTCTACTGCAGCAGGTACTCTTGCAGACAACGGCGCAGTTACAAAGACACTTGACGCGACTGCAGATAATCAATCCTACACCGTACCTGCAGGCATACACAATGGTAAGGGCGCTGTTTCGATAACTCTTGAAGAGAAAGCAGCGACTCCTACAAAGAAAGCACAGGATATTACTCCTACCGCAGGCAAAGTTCTCAGCAAAGTTACTGTTGCTGCAATACCCGCTGCATATCAGGATGTTACCGGTGTTACTGCAACAGCAGCAGATGTACTTACCGGTAAGAATATCGTAGGTACTGACGGTGCTGTTATTGAAGGTACAATGACCGACAATGGTGCAGTAGCAAAGGTTTTGGATACTTCTACTGGCAATCAAACTTATACCGTACCTGTTGGCTATCATAGTGGTAAGGGCGCTGTTTCAGTTGTACTTGAATCTAAAACAGCTACACCCACAAAGGCGGAGCAAATTATTTCTGCTACTAAGGGCAAGGTCATTGATAAGATAACCGTTGCCGCTATTCCTCCTGCTTATCAAGATGTTACTGGCGTAACTGCTGCCGCAGGGGATGTCCTTGTTGGTAAGAAGATTGTTGGCACAGATGGTACTGTTATTGACGGTACTATGACAGACAATGGTACCGTTACTAAGACTCTTGATGCTACTGCTGATAACCAGTCATTTATAATTGCAGCAGGCCACCACAGTGGTGAAGGTGCGGTTACTATTGTTCTTGAGCAGAAGACTGCTACCCCCACTAAGACCGCGCAGACAATCACTCCCACCAAGGGTAAGGTCCTTGATAAGGTTACGGTTGCAGCCATCCCTGCTGACTATCAGGATATTACTGGGGTTACCGCAACAGCCGCTGATGTTCTTGTCGGTAAGAAGATAGTGGATGCCGAAGGCACTGTTATTACTGGTACTATGGCTGATAATGGTGCTATTACTGCAACAATTGATGGTTTGACTACTACTTCTTATACAATTCCTGCGGGCAAGACTTCTGGCGGTACCATATCACTTACTGATGATATTGAAATGGCTCTTGCGGCCATATAAAGTCGAAACTCAGGAGGTTAAAGGATAATGGCTACAATTGCGCCAGCAGATTCAAAGATAGGTCAGCAAATAGCGAGAATAACAAATGCTAAAAAGGCACTTGCGGATTATTTAAAGGATAACACTGATTTGGCTACTGAGAATATGTCAATAAACGAGTTAGTAGAAGCAATACTGGCGCTTATTGGACAGAAAGGAGCCTATAATATAGTACAGAATTTGCTCGATGATGGAAATTCTGAGCTGGTAATTACGGATGCAAGCGGATCAAATGCCAATGAGCTTGATAGCTTAATAACAAGAGAGATTAGCGGGGCTTATACGAATGATAGAGTTACACAAATTGGTGAATATGCTTTTGCAAATTGCACTGAAATAACAGACATTAATCTTCCAAATGTCATAAATATTAGCTATAAGAGCTTTCATGGATGTACCAAACTTAAAGCCATAAGCCTTCCTCATTGTCAAGTCGCAGGTGGTAGCTCCTTCTATGGCTGTAGCAACTTAGAAGCTGTGTCATTGCCTTCATGTCATACTCTTGGAACTGGTGCACTTGGTAGCGCTTTTTGGGGATGTAGTAAATTATCTCAAGTAAGTTTACCGTTGGTTACAACTATAATGTCTTTTACTTTTAGAGATACTGTTATTCAAAAAATAGATTTCTTATCTGTTAATAATATTGAAAGTAGTGCTTTTATTTACGCTCGACAGTTAGATACCTTAATTTTAAGAAACTCAAATGTTTGTGTTCTTAAAAATATTAATGCTTTCGATAGTACAAAAATCGCCGCTGGCACCGGCTATATTTATGTTCCCGATAATCTTGTAGACTCTTATAAAATCGCAACCAACTGGGTAACTTTTGCCAACCAGATTAAACCTATTTCAGAATTGGAGGGAAGCTAATATGATAAAAACTGAGACACTTTCAAACGGTCTTGTTCGCACATATAGTGACGAGAACAAAATGATAAAAAAAGTTGGTACAGAAGAAACTTATTGTGAAGCAGTAGACCTTCCAACTTCTGGCTATACTTATATAGAGACGGATGAGATAATGGAGTGTACTGATAGTGATGCACTTCGAATTATTGTCGGGGGTGTTGATGAATGAGCCTTGATACAAGTAAAACCGTTGAATCAGTAACTTACAATGGCGTAGCTTTTACTCTAAAAGGAGGCGGCGCAACAACTGCCTCCGAGGTAAGCTACACAAATGCAAACTTGGAAGGTGTTACAAATGCACAAGGCGCGCTTGATGCGTTGGTTGGTTCGAAAACTCAAGCTGAGACTGATATCGACACTCTTAGCAGCACCGTTAGTTCGATGGACGCGAAGGTCAAAAAGAACACGACGGATATTTCTACGCTCGCATCGAATCAGGAAGCATTTACGCAAGATATTAATACTCTTAATACCCAATATACTACACTAAATGAGAAGGCACATACGCACTCAAACAAAGACGTATTAGATCTCTTTAGTAAATCTACGAGTTTTGTTAGGTATAATGAAAAAGATATTGAAGAAAAAGTTACCATAAATGAAGAAGATAACACAACCATTGAATTAACCAATAATACTGATTTTCTACGAGATGAAGTGGCTTCTCTCACAATTTCTTTCCCCGGCGGACTCTCATTAGGCACTCCTTTTTATCGTTCTTCTCTTTCTTTTAAGTCTGGTTCAACGGCGACGGCAATTACCTATCCAACGGGCATAATTTGGAGTGGTTTTGATATAAAAAATGGTCAATTTGTACCAGTTGCAGGCAAGTATTATAATATTGTCTTTTGGAGAGACTATTTTGGCTATAATGCAGTAGTAAGGGGCGTTTGGGTATGAACTGTCTTGAGGAAAAGCGTAAAGCCATGATGGGCGAGATTGATTATGGACTTCCTAAAAATTATATGGCTGTAGAATACTTAGAGTCAACATCTGAAAAACAGTGGTTCGATACAGGTATTAAAGCATCTTCTAACCTTACTGTTGAAGGAGAATGGTATGTCGACCGTAGTACCATTACTGATAATTATGTAATTTTCTACCAAGGTGAGAACTCTATTAATATCTATTCTTTTGGTCTACTCTCCTATAATACGAAGTCATCTAATAACTGGTGTTGGACGATTGGATCAGGGCGAGAACCTTTTCAAAATCCAACCGACCATGCACTAAAATTCCACAGTAAGACTACGAATAAACAATGTATAATAAATGGAGTTATAGAGAAGACCTATTCTTCTAGCAGATTTACTTCTCATAGAGATATTTTTATATTCGGAACATCCTCCAGTACCAGAACTAAGGTTCACAAGGGTGATGACGGTACTAAAAGAATTTACTGGATGAAAATATGGGATGGTCAGACCCTTGTACGAGACTTTCAACCTTGTTTAGATGCTTCCTCTACGCCTTGTCTATATGATAGAGTCTCGAAACAAACTTTTTATAATAAGGGGCGTTTAAATCTTGATTATAAATTATTATAAGTTTATTGATGAAAACACCAATCCTGTGCTTTTCTCCGGTTGGTATGAAGAAAATGGGGAAATAATTACGAACCCACCCGCTGAAAAAATATTGACGCTTGGCTATAAACCTATTGTGGAAGTAGAATACCCAACGCTGGAATCAAATCAGTATGTTGAAGTTTATTGGACAGAACAAGATTCCACAATTACAAAAAATTATCGAGTCGTCACCGATGATGAAATTACTACTGACGAAGCTTTATTAATAATAACTGGTGGTGAAGCCATATGACAAGAGCAGAAGCATTGGCATTTAGAAAAAAAATAGAGTCCGCGGCGGCCTTGCTTCCGGATGAACAGGCACTTGAGAGTATTGAACTCTTTCCTGCATGGGAACCAACTGCATACAATGTAGGTGACAGGTGCAGGTATAAGGGCAAGCTTTATAAATGTTACAATGCAGTTACTGGCGGCGTACCTAATTGGACACCCGATGTAACAACCGCGCATTGGGAAGTGGTTGCAAAGCCTGAAGAAGAAGGTACTCTTAACAATCCTATTACTGCAGAAGTAGGCATGAGATATTATAAAGATAAATACTACAAAGAGGGAGATAAGATTTATAAGTGCATAAGAGACGACGACAATGGTCAAGGCACAATCTTATATTATACTCCTTCTCAACTTGTGGGAAGTTACTTCGAGGAAGTAGCCGCATAATCTTAAAATAAATAAATGATCAGAGGAAAAGTTGATTTTTCCTCTGATTTTTTTTATAATATTATTAGAAATATAGAAAGGAGAAAACAAGTGATAAAGAAAACTGAGTTTGAAACCTTGGAGGAATTACAGCGAGTCTATCCAATTGGAAGTATATTTAGCACTTCTATTGAAAAGGAGAGGTGGTATTATCACTCAGAAAAAGACACAAAAGCTGCTATTTCAATGTGGGGCAAGGAGAATGTGACAGTTTTAGATGAGAATATAATAGTCGTTACAAAAAAATTTAATACCTATGTCCAAGGGTATATCTTCGATGGTGAGTATTGGCGACCTGCGGGCAACGGATGGGATGGCTGGTACGAGCTGGAAGAAGAGGACGAAGACGAAATATAAGTAAGGAGATGTGGTAAAAATATGAGCCAAGACTATAATGCTGACAGTATCCAAACTTTATCCTTCCGAGACGCTATACGTTCAAGAGTGTCTATGTACATGGGTAGCGCGGATAATCAAGGTGTTCTCCAGTGTGTGCGTGAAATAATAACAAATTCTATTGATGAATATACGATGGGTTATGGTGATCGAATACGCGTAACTCTTGATAAAGACAATACGGTTACTGTACAAGATTTTGGTCGTGGAGTTCCTTTTGGGTTACGTGAAGACGGTACTGATGCACTCGAAGCCATCTATACGATGCCGCATAGCGGTGGTAAGTTTAATGATAAAACTTACCAGAATGTGGCGGGAATGAACGGAATTGGAGCTAAAGGTGTCGCCCTTTCATCAGATTACTTCTTTGTGCGGAGTCAGCGTGACGGGAAAATAGCTACTTTGATACTTGTGAATGGTGTTAAGCAAGATTTAACAGTAATTGATCAAAAGACCGCATGGTCAGGTACTTTTGTTCAATTTACTCCCTCACAGGAAGTTTACAACCTCGAGCCAATTAATATTAATTTTAAAGATATAAAAAAGATGTGCGAAGATTGGTCTTATCTTTGCAAAGGTTTAACTTTCGAACTTGAAGATAAAGCAACAGGAGAAAAAGTTACTTATTATTCCAAAAATGGTCTTGTAGATTTAATGAAAGCAAAAGGCGGAAAGGCATTGAATAAGACTCCTCTAAGCATTTGTTTAAAAGAGGGCGATATAACCGCAGAAATAGCTATGGAGTGGACTGATAGTCGTTCAGAAACCTCTTATGTCTTTACAAATGGACTTGAAAATGTTGAGGGCGGTACAAGTTTAACTGGCGTAAAAACTGCTCTTACAAATTTCTTTAAGAAGAAGCTTAAAGGTGAAGCGCCTCCCGAGGTTCTTCGAAAGGGACTTTTATATGCTATAAGTTGCCAAGTTCCGAATCCCTCATTTGCGAATCAGACAAAGACCAAAGTCAATAATATCGAATTAAGGGGTTTGTGTCAGCGCGCAACTACTCAAATGCTTGAAAGCTTTGAACAACAGCACGCAGATGAATTTCAACGAGTTCTTGACCTACTTGCAAAAGAGCAGAAAGCTGAACTTGCGGCTGAGCGTGCGCGAAAGCAAGTTCTTGAAGCTCAAAAAGAAGTCGAAAAGTCTCAAAAGAAAAAATATATTGCAAGTGATAAGCTCAAGGATGCAGAGTTTCTTGGACAAGATGCAACTCTTTTAATTGTTGAAGGTAATTCTGCTATGGCTTCAGTAGGAGTCGCGCGTGATGAAAAGACTTATGGTATCATGTGTATACGTGGTAAAATTATTAATGCATTGTCTAATGATGAAGAGAAAATCTACCAAAATGAAGAGATTAAACTTCTCTTGAGCGCGTTAAATATTGTACCGGGACACTATGATAGTCGCAAACTGAGATATGGACGTGTTGGTGTTTGTACCGATTCTGACTCAGATGGTTATCATATTGGACTACTTTTGATGGCAGCGCTGCAGTATCTGGCTCCACAGTTCATTGAAGAGGGAAGACTCGGATGGTTACGTTCGCCTCTCTACATTGTTAAAAATGGAAAAACCGAAAATTATTATTTTACAGATGAAGAAATGGATGCTGCGCGCGGACATATATCAGGAGTTATTCAAAGAAATAAAGGTATTGGTTCATTAACTCCGGAGCAAGCATACAATTCAATGTTTACAGCTAAAAATCAGCGATTTGATATGTTCCAAACCTCACCAGACGCGCGCGACCTCTTGTACAATCTGATGGGTAAAGATGTAGAGCCACGAACGGATTTTATATTTAAAAACGTAGACTTCTCTATGATACGAGAATAAGATTAAAGGGAGGGAATTTGATTTTCCTTCCTTTTTTTGTTATAATTTTATTATAAAGGGGAGGAAGAGTAATGAAAGTTACATTAAAACAAATAAAAGAAGTTTTATCTCAACCGATATCAAAGTTCTTTGAGAAGGGCACAAACTGTACAAAAGAAAAGGTTTATGAGATAATTCGGAAGAGTAAAGGAGAACTTCCCGTAGAAATCTATTATGGAGATTTCCATTGCCCACATTGCGGTGAATACTTACATGCATGGTACCAGTATTGTGTGCGTTGTGGACAAAGAATTGATTGGAGAGAAGTTAAGTAAAGGAGTATAAAAAATGAGCGATTATATTGACCGTGATTTGCTTTTAGCGGAAATAGAAGAACTTAAAAAGTCTCCTTGGTATAATGATTGTGGTGAAAACTACGAGAGGATAATTCGTAGCGATGCAATCGGTACTGTTGTAGACCTTTGTGTAAAGTCAGCTCCTGTCGCTGATGTGCAAGAGGTTAAACACGGTGAATGGATTAAAGATAACGATAGTTTTCAGCCAGACGATTATTATTGTGTTTATTTTGACTATACTTGCAGTGAATGTGACAAAATTGTCAATGATAGATACAAATTGCCAAGTTATTGTCCACGCTGCGGTGCTAAAATGGACGGAGGTAGTAACAACAATGGCTGAGTGGAGAGTTTATGAAGCAGACACACCGCAACGTACCAGCAGTGGAACATGGCTGCCATTTGCGAGATACCAGTGTGGGCAAGGAGTGATTGTGAGGACAATCACGGATTACTGCCTGAACTGCGGCGTAAAAATGGACGGAGGGAATAACAATGGCTGATGCAGACAGATGCGTTTGTTGCGGAGAAATAGTTCCCGAGGGGCGGCAGGTATGCCCGCGGTGTGAGATTGAACTACAGTCTAAACCAGATGTAGGAGCAGTCTTAGGTGTTGAAGAAAAAATAGACGAGAATTTAATAAGTGAAGATTGGATAAAAATTTATAAAACGCATCTTATTGAGTTTTATGAACTGTGTGGGTTTCGCCTTACTTTTGCTCAAAAAATAATTCTGCGTACTGTAAGCCTTTATGAGAGAACAAAAGATAGGAGAAGATTAAGATGAATTGTCCAATATGTGGCAAAGAAGTGCCATTAGACCTTACTCAAAAAGTAATATGGACTTCTTGGGGTGAGAAAGTTTGTTGTGCAAGTCACTCCGAAGAACAAATTCAAAACTACCTCAGTGGTAATGGTAAGTGTTCTTATTTTCGCCCTGAAGCTGAGAATGTCAAAAATGGAACCTGTCAGGGGATGAAAGGTACACCTTACGTTCACTGTCAAGGACGACTTCATTTTTGTTGTCATGGAGCATAAAAAATTGATTTAACTTTAAAATTAAGCTATAATATTAAAAGAAATTGAGGAAAGGAGAGCTAAATGGAAGATTTAACGTCAGTTATAAAAGAAAGTTTTATCCAATACTCTGGCGCTGTTCTACAGTCGCGCGCACTGGTTGATGCAAGAGATTGTCTGAAGCCGTCAGCTCGTCAGATTTTCTATTGCCTGTATACGGATAAGTTTCTTCACTCTAAGCCGATGAAGAAAACTCTCAAGGCAGTAGGTAGCGCATCGAGGATGTATATCCATGGTGATTCCAGTTGTGTTGGCGTAATAATGCGCGCCGCGCAACCGTGGGCTATGAGATATCCTTTAATTGAGGTTGAGGGTGGTATTGGTCAGCCGACAGAAACGGGAAACTGGAGTTCACCCAGATATACCAGTTCTCGTCTTAGCGAACTTTCATCATATCTTTTTCGAGACATAGATAAAGACACAATTAAAGAATGGCGCGATAACTATGATGATACCGAGCAATATCCCTCGGTTCTTCCTACTAAAGGCTTCTATAATATTGTAAATGGTAGCGCGGGTATTGGTATAGGTATGAGTAGTAATCTACCGCAGTTTCGTATTCAAGATATCAATGAGGCTCTTATTCGCCTTTTGTGGAATCCTGATTGTGAGTATGATGATATTTACTGCTGTCCTGACTTTGCAACAGGAGGATATCTTCTTAACGAAACTGCTGTAAAAGAGAGTCTTAAAAAAGGGTCGGGTGCGGCTTGTAAGTTGAGAGCTATGGTTTCCTATGATTCCAAAGAGCGTTGTTTCATCGTAACCGAAGTACCGTATAGTGTTTATACCAATACTATTTGCGCGCAGCTTCACGAAATTATTGAAAGCGAAGAAAACCCCGGTATTGAACGATATAATGACCTTACCAAATTAACACCTTGTCTTAAAATTTATTTAAAGAAAAGTGCGAACCCAGACATCGTATTAAGATATCTCTATAAGAATACCTCTCTCGAGTATCATTATGGTATTAATCTAACGGTACTGGAAAACGGCAGGTTCCCAAGGGTTATGACTTGGCGAGAGCTTTTACAGTCTTATATTGACCATCAGATTGTTGTATATACGCGTGGTTATGAATTTGATTTGGACAAGATTATGAAACGACTTCATATTATTGAAGGGCTTCTACTTGCTATTGCTTCAATCGATGAAGTAGTTAAAATCATAAAAAGTGCTAAAGATACAAAAGAAGCTTCGACCAAACTTCAATCATATCTTTCGATTGACGAGATTCAAGCAAAAGCAATATTGGATATAAAGCTCGCGCGCCTTGCACATTTGGAAGTAACTAAGCTCCAAAGTGAGCAAAAAGACCTTCTAATAGAGAAAGCTCGAATTGAAGAAATTCTTAATAATTCTGATTTGCTTAAAAAAGAGATTGAGAAAGATTTGCGCGCGGTTGCTACTAAGTTTGGTGACAGCCGTCGCACGAAGATTCTTAACCTAAGCGAAACGGCAAACGAAGCTATTGAGGAAAAGAAACTTTTAGTCTCTTTTACTAATCAAGGTAATCTTTTCGTACAAGAAAGTTCAACTCTTTATACTCAAAAAAGGGGCGGCGTGGGTACTAAGTTCAAACTAAACCCCAAAGAGTTTGTTGTTGATACTCTATCTACGAGCACCACGAATGAGATTCTTTTCTTCACGGCGAATGGTGAATTTTTCCATCGCTC